CAGGGCCGTCCCCGCCAAGCGGACGTCAACACCCTCCACGATGGTCCTACCCTCCGGAGCGTAGGGGTACGTGGCCTGCGTGTAGTCGCCGCCGAGCACAGAGATGATTCCGTAAGCGTAGGCAACCTTGATCGCCCTGACGCTGAAATAGATGTTGAGCTGCGCTGAGATGTCGGTGATGCGCGACTGGCCGTCGATCTCGATGAGACCGTCCGCATACGCCCCGTAGGAGAAGGGGTCCATCCCGTTGGGTGTGTCGTAATGATGGACCGCAAAGCCGTTGATGTTGCACTTGGTCAGGCGTACCCAGGACTCATCCATGATGAGGTAGGGGCAGTCCACCCGGTCAAAGATGACGTTACGCCCAGTGACACCTTGGAGCCGCATCACTGGGAAGGGGGTACCACCACCGGCCGCGGCCGTTGGCGGGTCGCTGGCGTCATCTGTGCCCTTGCTCCGCGCATCCTGGAAGAAGACGTTGTTGAGCATGAACCCGCTGTTGACGGCCGCAGTAGGAATGACCGCGGTCCCCTCGGGCTCACGCTGACCGTAGATCTCAACGAAGAACACGTCGTACCAACCGGTTGCCGTGTTGATGACTCGGCAATTCTCGAGCACCACACCAAGCTGCTCGGGTGGATAGTTGGCATCGATCAAGCTCAAGCTGCCGCGAAGCTCGCAGTTTGCAAACTTCACGTCCTCGAGCGCACCAGTAATGGTCAAACCCGTCGCGGCCCCAGTCTCGAAGTAGCAGTTGGTAAACGACAGCCTCGAGGACTTGCCGCCCAAAAAGCTCAGACAAGGGAACGCCGTCAGCCCAGAGCCGGGGGTCAACGGACGGACGTTCTCAAACACAACCTCAGAGCAGGCAGCGAAAGAGAACAGTGTGCCGGTCGTGATGTACTGCGCGTCGTAGCGCAAGTTGCGCACCGTGACGAGGAAGTCCGAACTCATGGCTATGATGCTCGACGACCCGCCACTGGTCACGTCTTCGATGATGTTGCGCTGAGATGTCTGGATGCCCCACCCAACGGCAGTCACTCTCCGGAGGTAGGAGTTGGAGCTCATCACGATGGTGGCAGCCGTAGACGTGATGCCACTCTGCGGGTCGAGAGTCAGGTCCTCGAGCGAACTCCCGTTGTTGAGTTCGATGCGCCCGTTGGTGGACGAGGTGTCTACCTCAACGGTCGTGCTGGCCTGATCCTCCCCGACAACATGCACGCCGGCGAGTGTCAGAGTGTTCGTCGGTCCGTAGGCACCAGCTCGCAGATAGATCCGCTTCTCCCCCGCCGTGATGGCGTCGGAAAGGGCGGTCACACCGAAGTAGTCCGCCGGCCGGGCCGGTGACGTGGCGCCGGCGTCACAAATCGCGTAGCCGATCTTGCCGCTCTCGGCCGCACCTTCTTGAAGACCGCGGATGTCGGCTCGAATAAGCGCATCGTCTGGCAACGTAGCCAGCGTCGCGTCCCTGGCATAGGAGAACCGGTAGTTCCCCGTGGGCAGCGTCTTGTTCAGCCTCAGCGTGACCGCAGCTGCGGTGAACCCGGTACCCACTGCGGCACCGGAGAAGACACTAGCGACCTTCACCTCGACCCCGTCGATCATCACCTCGTCATAATTCTCATCGAGGATCTGGAAGAGAGTATCGAAGTTCTCTGGGGTACCTGTGTAGTCCGTGTTGTTGCCCATGTACACGGAACCGACAGGAGAGAACGCCACTGCCAGACTGTGCGCGCCGCCAGCCGGGTCGATGATGATATCCGTCCCTGCAAACCCGCTCAACACACCAACCTGTGTAATGGCGATGTCCGAGTCGAGCGGCAGCTTTATGTTGTCCATGTTCTCGGCGAGCGCGAGGTGTGGACGATTGGCTGCTGCGGTAGTCGCTTCTTCGGCCTGGCCGAGGAACTTGCAGCCCGCGTTCTTCCCGGGAGTGACCGTGGCGAGCGCGTCGCAGGTATCCTGGAGCGTCGCAGCGTCGATGTAGTCTCCGTAAGCCATGCTGTCTCCTACGAGAACCTCAGCTCCCAGTCCACTTGAAGGACGAAGGCTGACGTCTTGCTGAGGGTGTCGAACGTGTTGTAGGCCACCATGTACTTCGTGAGCGGGAGCGCTCCATAAACGATGGGCGGATCCGTCAAATTCGGCAGGCCCGATGTGAACAAACCAATCTCAGACAACGGCACGCTGGTGAAGCCGGCGAAGCTCACCTCGCCCACACCAAGTACCGACGTGAGTCGGATAACCCCGATCTCGGGGAAGGTGTTCGGCGCCGAGATGTCGTCGTAGTAATCCGTGGCGTTGACCAGAACCGGCCATTCCAGACCCAGCACCGTTGGGTTGGTATCTTCTTGCACGGGATCGGCCACCGGGGCACTGCCACCCCAATCCCCAGCGTAGCCCGGGTAGGTTGTGAAAATGGTGGCCGGGAGGATGAGCTGACTGCGCCCGCCGATGCCGAACGCCATGTAGCGAAGACGATCCTCACGGAAGGTCGCGTCAGGAGCGATAGCGGAGAGGCCCACCAAGTGGGCAATCCAGTCACGACCGTAGTTCAGGAAGATGTTGTGGCTCTCACGCTCCTCGACAACCTCATTGCTGTCGGGATCGATCATCTTCAGGAAGACGTTGGACTCCACCTGAATTGGCGGAGCCCCGCCGCCGCCACTGCGGGATTCACCCCCGCCACCACCGGGACGGATAGTCCGAAGACGGACCTGCTCCTGCACCCTGATGTCTTCCTTGAACTTCTTATTGATCATTGCTGCCCCGAGTGCTTCTTACTGGTAGTGGACCGAGTATACCAGCCTGCCGGGAGATCTACATCGAAACGCCAGCTTGTGGTGGGCGTAGCCACTGCACCGTAGCCTGCGTCTGCCACATTGGTGGCCCAGGTGAGCGCCTCTGTCGTGTTCACAGCGTCTGGGTTGTGATACTCGAGCTGCGTCGCGCTGATATACCCAGTGACAATGAACTGCCCGTTGTTGAGCGGGTTGGCTGCCGCAGAGATAGTGATGGTGCCGCCGACCATGTTGGCCACAAAGAGACCCGCCACATCCGTGATCGTAGCCGGCGTGCCTGCCACGATGACTCCTGCTGCCGGGGAGTTCGTCGCCTTGGTTCCCGTGGAAACACCGCCGTCGTAGCCGTTGGCATCTTTCCAGGTCTCCACAGCGTTGCCCTTGTCCGGCCCGTCCCACACCTCACTGGTGGTCGGGTTGCTCCAGCTGGCAGGAGGGGCATCAACAGCAGGACCGGCCAGCCTCTCCCTGTCTGGAGCGCTGGCGGCGTCGAAGCAGAACCCTGAGTCGTACTTAGGGAATCCCATCATGGCACCGGTATGGCGAGCTGGAATACGAGGTCCTCGTCGGGAAGCCCTCCCGGTGTGAACCCTCCAGTGCGCCCCCTGATCGCCCTATCATACCCCCACTGACTCCAGGGCATCTCCTTTTCGTAGACACCAGTCTCTTCCCAAGCATCCGACCCAGCTGCACCGAGATAGAACTCGCCGCCGCCGGGGCCAGTGAGGGCCTGAAGTGTTACGTAGTTGACGGCGAACGCGCTGACCTCCCAGGCATGCAGCCTGAGCTGGTGCCACGTGAGCTGGTTGGTGTGGTGCCGCCACTCGGCCAGCACAGTCTGCGGGTTGTCCTGGTCGAGCAGCCTGAAGTGCGCCTGGCCGCTGACGAGGTAGACCCAGATGTTCACGCCGACCTGGAACCCCTCGGTGAGCGCCGTGAGAGATGCCTGCTGAACACCCACACCGTTCATGGCATCCACGACGTACAAGCTCTGTGCGCTGCCGTGGACCGGAGACCCGACCTTGGTGGGGGTGGTGGCCCCGACCGTGACCCAAGGGAGTACGGTGACGTCCTCGAAATCGCCATCGAGCAGGAGGTTCGACGCCAAGAGATGGGCGTCCCACCGATGAATGACGTGCCCGCTCTCATCGGTGTCATCAAAACGGAAGGAGCCCTCGCTGATGGTGGCGGGACGCGTGCCGGGCGTGCCGCTTGGCCACTCGGTGTCGCTCTCGGATGGAGCCTTGCCGGGCACGTCCGCCAGCCGAAGACCGCCAAACGGAAGACCGAGATTCTCCGGTACCGGCGGATCCGTCACGTATGTTGTCGGGTCCTCTGGATCGTAGGCAGTCACCGCCGCTCGAGGCACCTCATGCGGGGAATCGGCGTAGCCAATCGGGACGGCGTATGCCGGCCAATCATCCGGGTAGGAGTAGGCAGCGTCTGGTACAGCGGGGCCGAGCAACACGGGGTCGTCGATACCAATCGTCAGCGAGATGCTCTTGAGCACCACGAAAAATGGATCCGTGTGGATTGGTTTGTACCGGCGGAGGTACTGAGAGAGGAACAGGACGTTGACCAAGTCGAAGATGTCAGCGTCGATTACGACGCCAAAAGTGTGGAGCTTGTGGGGCTCGTAGATATCTCCCGACCCCACGAAGGTCCCAAGCCACTCCGGCTCCTCGACGTAGTCGGTGATGACTACGCCCTCGCACAAGGGAGCGAACTGCTCCACTGAGTCCCCGAGACCGTAGGACACCCCCGTCGCCGGATTGATTTCAACGGCGAGAGACGATGGGAACAAGTACGACCTGACCTCTGACCGATTGTCCTCACCCTGAATGAGTATACGGTTCCTGGAACCGTCGAACGGGCTGTCGATGCCGATGATGTTCCCACGCTCTTCAGCAAAAGGCAGACCCAAAATGATCTGACTGCTGACGCGGGTCTTGAATACCGTGCGACCATCCCACACGTAGCTCCACAGTCCTCGCACCGCCGAAAGGTAATCGAGATTGTCTGTCCGCTCCGCGAGGTCGTCGAGCGTAAACCCGATTAGCCTACCGAAGTTCGACTCAACAGCAGGCCTGTTGTCCAGGTAGGTGATCTCCGCCCACAGCTGATCTGGCGGGTTATCTACGCTACGTATCCACCAACGCTGCCCCAGGAGACTGAGCTCGAGAGCAGGATCGAAAAGCTCAACCTGCGTCGCAGAGATGACCTGAAACAGCCGAAAACGCCGACCATCCAAGAGCTCGAGGAAGTACCCGCGTAGGTCGGCGTCAGCACCGAACTGTGCCTCAAAGTCGGCTGAAGCATCGAAAAAATACTCGTGGTTGGTTGCGTTGGTGTAACCGGCAAAGCCCCGCATGGCCTGTGCGAACCAAGCGTTGATCATCTGAATGGTGTTGATCACACATCCTCCACAGTCGACACCTGCTCCACGCGGAAGTCGTTACCCTCGATGAGCGGACTGGGCACTCCTGGAACGGGAACCCCATCCTTGTCTATGAGTCGAACAGCTTCCTGCAACCTAGGGATGTTCTGTACCACATCATCAACAGCGATGGCCGTGCGACGTAACACACCCTTGAATCGGACCGTGTAGGTGTCGCTGGCCAAGTACGCTGACATTATTGATGTCGCGTCGTCGAACACCAGTACCTTACCCCGGACCCCGAAGATGGCGGCTGGAATCTCGATGACACCCCCCTCTTCCGTGCGGACCTCAAAGACAGCTGAGTCGTGGGCAGACGCCCCGATGAGGGTGAAGTTCGTGTCTCTGGACAGCACGGTTGGTCGGAGCATCCAGTAGCCGGGCCGGTTTGTCAGCGGCAAGGCGTGCGACGTGATGAAGGTAGCTCCCTCAATCCGTGTCACACGGTAAGCAATTCCCTCGAGGACGAGGTAGTGCCCAGGAAGCGCGTCCCCAGGCATGTCCGAAGCCGTGTAGGTAAATGCCTCGGTCACGAGCACGGCATTGACGTTCTCGTATTCAATCTGAATATCACTGTTCACCGCCGTAATGACGAAGGAACCATTGTTGTCTGGGTCCGTGGCGTCGGCGATAGTAATTTCTTGGCCCACCAAACTGGAAGCAAAGGCGCCAGCCGCGTGGTCGAGGGTAGCCGTACCCACCACAGGTGAGTCCGGAGTAATGGTGTCCCCAGTCCCCGAGAAGCTATTCAAGACGTAGGCATACTCCGGGTCCACTGCCAGGTCACCGACCACGGCCACAGGAGTGGGGGCGTCTGCGAATCCCGCTGCGTTGACCGCGTTCTCGATAGTGGCGGGGAGCTCCTCGTAGTTAGGCTCCTCGTACCACGGATCGAAGTCGAGCCAACGACGCTGAAGAGTGCGCTGAATATCCAGTAGGCTCTTCGAGTAGGACGCCTGCCACAACTTCATGAGCTCGTCGGTAGAACCCTGCGCCGCCCCCGACCAGAAGGTGTCAACCTTGTCCTTGTCATCTACGATGCCCCACACGTCGGGGAGGTAGTTCCAGATGAAGCTGAGGTCCGGAGTGAGCCCCAGCGGGACGTTGGTCTGGTAGATGTTGAGCAGAGCCACCGCAGGCAGGCTGTCCCGCACGCCATCGTTGACCACGAGCTGCACGGTGTAGAGGCCGAGAACGTCTCCGAGGTAGGACCCGACCTGGCTTGTCCGGCCTTCCCAGAGGTCGAGCTCCCACACCTTCGGGTCCGACAGCCGCCAAATCTTGCTGCCAGCCGTCCGGTAGCCGTCGAGCTCGGCCACAACGAAGACCATGAGGCCGGCGTCCAGGGTCTCAAATGTCCAGGCCGCACCGCCCCATGTGGCAATCTGGCCCTCGTGCGTGGCGAAGTCGTTGAGCGCCGTGGGGATGACCAGGTACTTGTCCCCGACCGACGGGCCCACAATCGTGGAGCTGTTCGCGTGGCGGTCGATGACGTCAATCATAGTCGTTCCGGTCAGCCGTGTGCCGCCCCAACCGGACTGGACGACTATCTCCCACTCTGCACTCGCAGAGCCCGCCACCATGGCATCACGATTCAGCGCGATCCAGCTACCGTCGTCTGCCACGCGCATGATGATGGAGTCGAGGGGCAGGTCCCCAATGAGAAGGTCCCCCTCGAGCGCTCCTGTGAACGTGCCGGCGACTCCGGTGATGATGTTGGTGTACCCGGTTGCGTCCGCCGGAGTAGTGCCGGTACCGGTGAGCTTCGCCCCCGAAGCATCTGGAAGGTCAGTGGTGGTCCAGACGTGAGTGAGCGGCGCTGCCGGCGTGTCCGGGTCGTAGCTGTCCCGACCATCGAAGTAACCGTACTGAGTGATCACACGAGCCTGGTCAGGCCCGATGATCGCCACCGGCCTCTGGTTGCCCAGAACGAGGCTCGAGCTCAAGCGAATGCAGTCCAGGCAGATCTGCGTCGTGTCGGCACCCGCCTGACCAACGACCTCCACCCGAACGTTGTCTACCTCAATCGCCGGCGTATCCAGCGGCTCAAAGGTGTAGCGGAGCTCCATGACGCCAGTGGCGTCGTAGACGTCCTTGCGGGTCACGTAGAGGTTGGCCCTGTTGTTGGCCTCGTCGACCGTCACCCTGACAATGTAGTAGTCCGCGCCCTCTGAGAAGATGTCTGCCGAATCGGGGAAGACCGAAGAGACCGTCACCCCGTCAGTCGAGAGAGCGAAGCCGCCCTCCTCTGACATCAGGAGCCCGGCGCACTTGCCGAACTGGTTGAAGGCCCCGACGAAAAACCGCTTGTCGACCGGGCTCGAGAAGTCCTCGGGCAGCGCCGTTGGGAGGAAGCTGAACTGGATGGAGAACTCCGAATGCGGAACCTCGTAGTCAAAACGAAAGCCGGAGTCCATGCCATCGTTACTCATCATGCAGTAGTCGTTCGCCCCGCTGAACCAGGTGTAGATGCCGCCAGAGCGCGCCACCGTGACACCGGACCACGACAAGATGGTGAGCATCGTAACGTCGCTGGGCTCGCAGAAGTCGAAGATGTCCCACGGGTCCGACGTGGGGAACGACATGGCCCCGTAGAAGACCGTGCCGTACAGAAAGGTTCCGTAAACCGCCATCATTCACCCGCTAGCTATGCACTGTATCGTAGGGCGTATTGACCGCGTTGGATAGAGTCCCGGTCACCTACCAGCAGACGAGTTCCAACCGCGGGGCCCGCTGCCGCGTTGGGAAGCACCGCAGCACTAGCATAAGAGCCCCAAAACGGGTGCGAGCCTATTATTCCTCTGTCGCCCATCAGACCCTCCTAGAAACCAGGCCAGTCATTGCGGAGGTTGCCGCCGACCATCCTGCAAGCTCGGCCCGGCATTTGCGCCGCCGAAATCTTCCGACCTACAGCGGCAACACGATGCTCCGCTGTCATCATTTCCGGGAAACCCGAGCCCCACCCGCGAAACGTCAGCGGGATAGCGTTCTCATTGCAGAAGTCAGCTACCGCCTTCACCCAGGCCACTGGGAGAACCGTCTTGTCCTGAATGGGTGCAGTCACGGAAACCCAATCCAATTCCGGCCACGCTGCGAGGTCGATAGCCCCCATCATCGGTGAGCATCGCACCAACCGCCGATCAGCGAGCGAATCCATCAATACCGGAATCATGGCATCTGCGTGCTCTTGGTCCTCCACCGACACAGCAAAAGTCACGTTAGGCAGGGGCCACTCTTTAGTGAATGAATCCCAACTAGGGTCGGCCCACCTATCAGCCTGGACTGCAACCGACGCTGGGGTATTTTCGTCAGCAAGCCACTCTTTCGCCGCCTGGATACGCCTCGTCGTCACCACGAAATGATGTCGAGGGAGCTTAGCCATCACGCCGAAGATCGCTGCTCTATAATCGTCGGTCACCCCAGGGTGGAACATATCGCTGATGTGCCCCACGTTGAAGAGGGCAGGAGGCTCGATGTTGAAGGGGATGTCCAGCGACTCTGACATGAACACCACCTCCCCTGTCCAGTCCCCGTCCCCATCGATCACCTCGACATGATGCTTCTTTACCCAGGGATGCTGTGTGAGCTTCACCAGCCTCTCAGCACAGTGGTCACACCCTGACGACACCTTGGTACACCCAAAAATCGGACTCCAGCCGACCATATTCACATATTCCACGCCTACCACCCAAAGTCCTGAAGCGCGTTATCGAAGATGTTGTAGGCCGACTCAGCCGTCGCCGTGATGTTCGCGCTCAGCGTCGGGTCCGCATTGAATCGGCAGAAGTCCAGGGTAGCGACGGTCCCAGCCGCCGAAGTAAACGGGTTATTCGCCCCACCGCTGGCGTGGACGAATGTCGATCTAGTCGCCCGGAATTTCGTGCTCGCCACCTGAAAATTGATTGCGAAAGTCGTGCGCCCGATCAATCGGCAGTTAGCTATGGACACCGTTGGGTTGGCATGAATCAGCCGGATCGGCACTGGCTCCCCCGCACTCCCAACCCAACCCCTGACATCATCAAAGATAAGCTCCGCACTGGTCCCACCACCAAGGAAGAACACGCCTGCCCCCAGAACAGGGTCGACATCTATGTTCCGATACGTCACTTTCCAGTTAGCCGTCGATGGTGCCCAGGCGCGGAACAGCATGGACCCAGCTACGCGGCCATTCTTGACTGTCACTTGCGGATTATCGCCAGAGACTTCAGCAGCACAGAGAGTTGAACCGCTTATCGTGAAGCCATTCAAATCCAGAATCGTGTGGTATCCATCTGGCCAGCTAGTCCCAGGCGAAGAGGAGTCATCAGACATCAGTTTGATGACAATGTCGTCCTGAGAGACGAGAGCCGCCGACTGCACCGCCTCAGCCGCAGTGTTGTACATCTGCCCGACGCCAGCCAGCTTTGGTGTGTCGGACGGGTCGTGGATGCTGGGGGACACACCCACATCAAAAGTGCAATTCCTGAATGTCCCAGTCTTCAGAGTCCCGGAATACACCGAGAAGTCCAAAGCCAGGTAAATTCCAGTCGGCGGGGAATACCCCAACTGCCCTTCACCGAACCGACAGCTTGAACAAATCAAATCATCTGGCTGAGTGTTGATCAAGAGTGGACGTGCCATCAAAACCGAGCAGCCATCATCCCAACTGACACCTAAGAACGTGCTTCGCTCCAGCCACACCTGGCCAGTCGTGCCCAAGGTGACCACCCCGGCAAAGACCGTCGACATGGACGGTTCATCGTCAAAGAAGTCCTTGGTAGTGACCCGACTCTGGAAAACGTACAGGTTGGCAGTACCCGAGACGCCAAGTTGCTGAAGATGCGTGTCAACCAGGCGCAAACTGCCAACAGCGGAAGACACCGCACACTGCTCACCGTCTACGTCATCCAGCGTGAGAGCATGATCGCCGACTCCGGTAACCTGGACCGCCACCGCCGCAGCACCAGACAGCAAGAAAAATGCTTGGTCCAGCTTGCACCGGGCCAGCCTCACTGACGACGGGCTCGTCCCACGGACATGAATCCCAAGCCGCGCATCAAACGAGAAATCCACATCCCGGAAGACGATGTTTAGCGCCTCGTCGATGTCGACTGCCCAAGTCGTAGGTGCAAGCGCCCACGTAAACGGCTCTGTCACACTGCCGTAGCCAAACCCAGGGTGGGTGTACACAAGCTGCGTCAGGCTATTGACCGCCGTGATAGTGAACGTCCCATTGTTAGCGGGATTCGTGCAGCCTGAGATCGTTATCGACTGACCGATCATCCCCACCAGGAAAGATGCACCGACCGCGTCAAGTGTGACACTACCAAAACCTGGGGAGTCGGCTGTGAGCGTAAACGTGCCAGTGTCAGTAAGACCCGCAGAACCCTCTCGGTCGATGGTGACGTTGTAGTACCCCGCATTGTCGTTCGTCTGCGTGACGATTTCGACATCAGCGGTCTGCGTGATGACGCACGCCTCTTTCGATTCGCCAATCACATACACGTACTCTGGAAGGTCCAGAGCCGACTCTGTGTAGTGCCCAGGCATGATCTTGATTCCGACGCGGTGCGCCACGGTGGGAGACATCGCAACCGCTGCGATAATCCCGGCAGCGATGGTGTCCTCTGGGAACTGGATCGTCCCGTCTTCGGTGTAGGAACTCGTCGTCTTGTCGACGACCACCCAGTTGTCGATGCCAGGAAGCGCGTCGTTCCCGCCCCCACCCCCACCCCCAACAATGTTCCAAGCTACCCCATCGTCAACGTAGAGGCCTTCCCCAGTACCGCTCTTATAGCCAAAACGGCCCTTTGTGTAATCGGTGGGCAGTGTAGCGATGGGGTTGAGCTCCACGACACCTTCGGCACCTACCCCAAATTTCTGGGTGTAGGCAGGGGGCGAACTATCGTAGTCATCCCCGACCGACAGAAGCTTGCCGCCGTTCGTAACGAAACTGTCCCGGGCCACGAGCTTGAAAGCGATGGCACTCGCGCCATCAGCGACAGGACTGACCATCCCGCCGGGGCCCTGACCAGCAGCACCGACACCGATCAACGTGCCAGTCGTACCAAGGAACACCTGGATGGCTAGGATCTGCGAGTCCGGATAATTGAAATCCTCGTCGTAAACGATGTCGACAAGATCTACTCGAGCAACTGCGGCATCGACCGAAGTCGGCCAATCAGTTGTGCCTGGATATGCCACTTCAACCTCCGCGTGCTGCTAGTATACTCTCACCATGCACTTCAAAGAGATGAAGACAGAGGATCGAGTAAAACTCATCAAGGGCCACGACGACGTGCTCACCCCGATGGTAAAAGCTGATGAGCAAATCTACGAAGGCGTGATGTGCCCACGATGCGAGGGGATGGCTACCAAGGAGTTCGACCTCCACCGAACCCTCAACTCTCCCCGCATCATCCCTCGCTACAACTGCCGATGTCTGGAGTGCAGCTGTCTCTTCGAACCAATCACCAGGCTCGTCGTCGAGATGGGGAACAAGGGCCAGCTCCGTCCCGACACCCTGGTCCCGATCATTGACCCCGCCAACGGACATTAGATCGACCTCGACAACGAAATGTAGCTGGCGCCCTCAGAGGTAGTCCCATCGTCATCTGGGATCAGCGCAGACATCCTGCCACTCGAGATCTGGTCAACCGACCGCTCTGTGATAATCGTCCTGTCTCGCTGGTGACCAATGCCGAGCAGTACGACCGGGTGCGTGACCTTCGTCGCCCCAGTGGTGCGAATGGTGTTGGCCATGTCATCCACCTCGAGCATGTTCTCCGGGAGGATGGCGTCTATGAGCGCGACAAGATCAGCGCGTACATCGTCCTCTGTCCCGCCGCTACGGTACTCGATGGCGGCCCGAACAAAGATGGGCAGCAAAGACTTCGCCAACGGACTCGAGACCAGCACCCGGTTCTGCGGGTCGCGCATGTAGTCGTGAACCCGCTCAACGATGGGGTCACGCTCGTAGACAATCTGAATACTCCTGCCTGAGAGCTCCTGCTTCTCCCCAGGGTCGTCGTCTGACCCAACAACGAGGATACGTGGGCTGATGCCCAGCCAGGGCTTCTCTGCCATCGAGTAGGACGTGTCGTCGTCCTCCGTGGTGATCTCCCACCCCTCCGAGCCGTAACCCACGACAGTGGCCTGAAGGTCATCAGCGATATTCCAGAGGTTGCCGTACCCCTGCGAGATACACTCGAGGTCGAAGTAGTAAAGCCCGTTCTCGTCCACCTGGTCGGCCATGGTAGTCGAGGTAATGCGCTGCCTACCAAAACGCTCGATATGCAGATAGTGGCCGAGCTCGTCAATGATGGCCCCGCCCAGAAGCGCCCCAGCCGTCCAGGACGTACCAGCAAGATCCGTAATACTGATGGGCCCCGTCGCCCCACCAAAGACAGTGCTGATGAGGTAGAACCCCTTCTCCGGGGAATCATTATTCGTCTCGGCGTTCGGCCCCGCCCCGCCTGAAAACACCCCGTCGACAAGCCAAGTGTTCCAGGTTTGCCTCGCGACTCCGAAAATAGTATCCGTGGCGTCACTCCCCGCGCCCAAGTTACTACGGATGGTGATACTCCGGTCAGCCCGAAGCATGAGATAAAATTCACCGGGCCCGCTCGGGTTCTCGAACTTAGATGCTACAGCTACGCTGAGTTGCGCATTGATCTGCGCAATGATGGTATCGGTGTCGAGAGACGTACCCGAGAAGGTCACCGTCTCGGTACCGTTACCCACATCAATCAACACCGTAGCCCCATCCAACGTGAGGTACGGTCCGCCGGCCGCCAAGTCCACTGACCCCACGAGGGGGGCGTAGGTAATCTCGAGACGATCCCCCTCAGCGACGCCGTAGAGGGGCACATCGAGAGCTACAGCACCACCGAGCTCGAACGGCGCCAAGAGGACGTCAAGTGCCGCCCAACCTGCCGTTGGCGTGGCGGTATCTGATGGAAGAATCTCATCCAACACTTCAGGGTCGGGACGGAAGTTGAGACTCGTGGCACCGAGCTCGACCGAGAGCAACGCCGAAGCGTAGGTCGCCTCAAACGTCACGGGGTCGAGAAAATAGAGACGGAACGATCCGTAGCTCGGCGGACCAATCTCATACTCCATATCCGCAGGACTCACAGTGGGCCAACGGACGGTGCTGGTCAGCTGAAGTAAGTCGACAGTAGCAAGAAGACCGTGCGTGCCTACCGCCAGCACCGTGTAGTAGCCCTGATTATCCGTAGTGTTGATGTTGACGATATCCCCGGCACGAACGCCGAGAGCGTACAAATCCTCCCCCGTGGCGACGCCATCCTCGTCAACCATCTGAAGGGTATCTGTGTCAGCCGCGGCCGCGTTCAAGTAGGTATTCTGTGAAATGGAAACGTTGGTCCCAACCTTCGCTTCTCGCCCAGGGTTCTGGAAACTGCTGGACTGCACGTCCACTGGGTGGCGATAAGGCACGTAAGCCCCAGTTGGGTCAAGGTTGCTGTCGAGCAACTCCACAGTCTTGACGCGCAACAACGGCAGCTCGACACCATCCTGCTTACGGTAGATCTCGTAACCAAGTGGTGAGCTCGAAGTCGTCATGATTGTGTCGATGGTGAGTTGATTACCGCTCACCCCGCTGCTCACGATCCCGTACTCACCAGCGTCGTCCCCCTCCAAAATCCTCACATAATCGGTGTCGACCACCCCCACAGCGGCGAAGGTCGGTGCGGCACTAACGGTCTCTACGATAGGGAGACCTGCGACGGTAAGAAGATCCTCACCCTCGAACCTCACCTCACGTGGATCAGTCAGATCGATATCGATATCATCGACCAGCAAATAGGATAGATCAGTAACGGTACCCGGAGCAGTCATGGTCTCAGATAAGCGAACCAGCGCCCCGGGCCCGACCCACGATTTCTCCAGTACGCGGTAAGATCCAGCGTCCGTACCCTCCTCGATAACCAGACTGGTCCGCCCAGGCACGATGTTGTCGTACTCGACCTCTAATAGATCATTCAGGGTGACTACACCCGGAGAAGCATCATCAGTCTGGGCGTCTTCGCGCCGTGCAATGACATCCTCATCCGCCACCAAACTCAATGCCAGCGAGTTCTCCTCGATGTCCCCACCGCGCACGTAGATATCCGCACAACCCCCAACGTGAATCTCGTTACTTGGGATGGTCAGCGTCTCACCGTTCGTAACATCCGGGAAAAGAATGCCCCCGGGGATATCTGAAAGGGTGATAGTAGACGCAGTTCGAATGGTCCAGTGACCCTCCAGCGGCGTCACAACCCCATCGGGGAGCGAGGTATCGCCATCGTACTGAGATGCGATACTTAGCTGGGCGGCCCCCATGACTTCGCCGAGAATGAACTCGTGGGGGACGATAGCGACACCATCGTTGTACCAGACCTCAAGAGAGTAGCCCGACAGGTCCGTACCAATGGGTCCGAGAGCTACCGTGAAATCTATTGAGGGGACCGTCACGTCGAAGAGTGTGGTCCAGTTATCCAACGCAGCCGTGGGACTCGTACTACCGTCTGCCCCGGAATGGAGCACGGGACCGAGACTCCCACCGACAATCACGTCACGGTGCATCTCCTCGTCGTTGAACCCAATGGCTTGGATAATAGTGAGGTCGCTGAACTCTGCCTTGAGGGCGGCCACCATACCGGGGAACGTCGTGGCGGAACGCTCACCCATGGAGCTCTCACCGCGGTCGATGAACTCTGCGGTGGTCTCTTCACGAACACCCGGCGTAGCCTTGGCCAGGTTTGTGGCCCGTGTCGCAGCCGTCAGCCCAGTAACACCGATGATCTGTGACGCACCAATGTTGTAAGCCGTACCCGGTCGCTCGGCCTGGTAGTTGACATCAAAGTAGTAGAGGCCGCTCGAGTCAATGTTGAACAACATCTCCTCGGCGTTGATGCTCTGCGCCTGGGCCGGGAGATAACGCAAACCGTTGGCCGTATAACCAACGTTGGTCGTGCCGATGTTCGCCGACAACGGATTCTGGAAGTAGATACGAATCTTGACCCGGGCGTACCCGCCCAACGTCCGCGTCATGAAGAAGTTCGCCATGAGGCGATCAGCCTCAACTGACGTAAGCTGCTCGGGGTTAGCCAGCGAAAGCTGCCGCGAGACACTACGGAACTCTCGACGAAGCGGCTCAAGGAGCGTGACCATTGGCTTGACGAACAAGTCAGCCAGTGCTCCCCCCTCCTCCACGAACAGCTGCGGGTGCTCCTGCTGAAGACGGGTCAGGATATAACTGAGCGTATCCGTCTCGAAAGGGTCCGGCTCTAGCCGCGCCACAAGCGGCTCTATCACCTGCACCGATGCCGGGGCGCCCCTATCCGTGTTGATAGTGGGGTCCATGGCCCGCAGGCGCTCCTGAATAAAGAGTCTCCAGCTGTCGATCGCCATGACTACAACCCCAACCCAACTACCGAACCGTTGCCGGCCTGATTTCCAATAGAAATTCGCCCCTCGAGGGTGAGGGTCTCCGGAAGAAATCGGGCCTCGGTCACCCTCGCATAAAGCAACCGCTCAGTCATACTCAGCCTTGGGTTATTGGCTTGGAGAGACATGATCTGTCGCCGAGATTCGTCAGCAGCCCTCTTGAAATCCGCGACCAGTGTCCCGCTGTTCGGCCGCTTGACGAGCTGCCCAACGGCCCGAAGAAGCCCACCACCGATCTTAGGAGAAAATGCGTCGGTACCAGGAGACTGAAGCATGATTTTCAAAAACGTCTGGATGAGTCTGGTGAACCCGTCAACCGTACCTGGCGTATCTGTGAGCCCGAAAGTGATGAAGCTCCTGTCGGTTCTCGTAAGCCGGTTACTGGTCACGACAACGGAACGAATGGACTGCCCCACCTGCCCGGACGGGATCTGCGCAAGAAGCTCACGACTAGATGTGATGATAACGTCCGGGGACTTCACTTCATTGATGAGCACATCCTGCGCAGAGTTGAAATCTACGCCCCCAACTGCCAGAGTCGGCGGGTTTGATCCCGCCACATGCGCCACCTGAGTGAGCTTGAGAATATCCCGAATCTCTATGAACTGAAGGTCAACCATCGTCCCCTACAGCTTCCACGTCCGGACCTGAACCATCTTCTCTGGTGTTGGTCGCCTGGGAGGAGTCACTACGGAGTTCAAACGCACTGGCTGGCATCCGACGAGCCTGCGCAACGGCATCGAGCACATCATGCTTCATTGATCGAATAGCACCGAGCTTGGAAGGACGAATCGCGCTCACGTCCTCCTCAATGTCCTGAATGGCCCGCGCAATCGTGTGCTCAAAGGTAGCGGCTGACACCCCTTCGGTAACCTCGCTGCCCCTCACAAAAGCGAAGCCCTGCGCCAGCACCTGTCGAATGTTGTCGGTCGACGCCTCGTTCTTACGCTCTTCTTCCGTCGTCATGTGCCTTCACGCTCGTTGACCCCGTGATAGTAATCTATCATCGTGTCCTCTGGGGGTTCCTCCTCAAAATCAGAGAAGTCATAATCAGGATGCTTATCCTCCTCCCAGGACTGGCGCAAACGAACAAATTCCGAGTCAAACCGGGCCTTAGCCCGACTACCGCGATTGACATCCTGCACTACGAATTCGTTCGCAGCAGCCTGAAATGCCTTGCTGAACGACGCGTTACCGGCTGTCGCGGCGAAGAACGTAGTGAACTCTCCCGTGATCAACATTTGCCGAGCTCGATCAAAGCCGTGCTCGAGCAGAGCCTGCAAAGCGGAATCCGCCGCAGCGATGGCCGACACGAAAAACGCATCGAGGATCGTCGTCAAGTCCGCCAGCTTGCTCTTCAGCATAGACACTCTGGTGTACGCCGTGTTTACCCTATCCCGACTCGGGGTCACCAGCAGGATGGGGCCCAACGCCCTATCAATCCAACTCAAGTCCTCCCCGAATGGCGGAAGCGTACCGGCCACCCAAAGATCCAAAGTGTCTATGAATGTCTGGTACATGACGAACGCCCCAGACTGAATACTGAACCCCTCCACACTAAGCGCGAACGAGGGATCGAGACTGGGGGATACGACCAGCACACCATCGCCGAGCTGGGCAGTAGAAGTGATCGTAGCCTGCTCCGCGCTAATACCGTCCAGCACCAAGTCCCCAACACGGATATGAAGACGTGACACATCAAGCGCCCGCCACCCGTAAACGGGATCCCGGTACTCGAGCTCGAGCTCGTTGACCATGGCAGTGTGGGTGATACCGTCGAGACCCAAAAGGTCACGAGCCGAGTCAGTGGGATGGTCAAGCTCAACCACCCCAGTTAGCCCAGCATCCAGGGACGTAATCTCGAGGACCTCATGGTAGACCACAACCGTGTGCATCAGATCCGCTGTGTTGTCCCTGAGCCTCCTGCTGAGGGTCAGCTCAACCGAGCTGGCGCCCGAGTTCCAGGCGTACCCGGCGAGCTGGTAGGCACCCCGGTTGTCCCCGCTGGCGACGTTGACCTTCAATTCAGCAAAGGCCGGCCAGTCCCCGGTGGGGTCCGCCGTGACTGGAATAGACAAAACCGTATCGCTGTCACGCACCGCCCGACCGGAATTGAGAACATCCTGACGCAGCATCCGGGCAACTGCGTCGACCGAGAAAGTGCTGTCATTGTTGAGCATGTTGACGAGCGCGGCCCCGGAGACGTCAGCCTCTCGTGACTCCTGGTGTCGAGTGAGGCCGATTGTGCTCAGACATCGCGCGCTGGGGGTACCGGCAACATCACCCAGTATTGTGATGATCGAACCTTCGCCATCGAGCTCGGAGGTTATCGACACACGATCCCCAGAAGTACTCGCCGTAAACCCAGCCCCGCCAGCGTCGTCGATTGCGTAGGCCACCGTGTCCACGGTACCTACTGGACCAGCTGGGACGAGATAGTCTGGCCAATCCCCCTCCGGAAGATCGACTGCAACAAAGGCTGGATCATCGTTAGCCTTGATCCATATTTCGCTATTTCCGTCCCAACCAGTCGACCTCGTAGCAGGTGTGCTGCCCCCGTCCCCGGAGTACCAAGGTGCGAGACCAGAAGCATAAGAGAAGCCATTGGTCACTACCATGCTCCTCTGCGCGTAACTGGTCGGAGGCGACACCACGCTGTAGGCGATACTGACCTCATTCGCGCCCGTCACGGTTACAGTAATCTCAGGTCGAATACTGTCCGTCCACATGGCGACGTTATCCAGATCCGTCTGGATCTGCGCCCCAGTCCTCGTCCCAGTATTGAGCTCGCACTCGTAATGAGTCCCATCCACGGCAATATGGAACATCTCAGTTCCAGCGGCGATGGTGAAGTCCCCCACCTTCGATACGAGCGGCCACGGGACTACCAAGTCAGGACCAATAGCAAAGTCTCCCGCCACGCTCCCCATAACCGTAGCGGCCTTGATACCGGAATGGTACGACGGCGAACTCACAGGAAAGAGATCTGCAACAAGCGGGGATCCATTCAGGTCCGAGAAGCTCAACAGGTTCGTAGGCAACAAGGCCGCCGAATCGTAAAGCGGGTAGGGCGCACTGATGGTACCCGTAGCAACCGGAGCCGTACCCTCACCATGAGCGGTGAGCCGATACAGGGGGTCCGACGATACCAACTGGGAGAACTTGGCCGTCCCGGGGATAGGCAGGGTGGCCAGTGCCTTGACCACACTCTCATTGGCCAGCAGTGTCAGGAGGGCCTGCCGCGCCTGGAGGATGCGCTCCTCGCCCGTCAAGCCCTCAAGCACCTCGTACAAGTCGTCAAGCTGACTGAAGGCACGCAGTACTTGTCGCTGACCTACCCTAGAAGACAACTTCCCACTGGTGAACTCCGACAGCGCCGACTGAATACTACCCACACTAGAGAGAAGTCGCGTGTGCTCATCCTTCAGGCTGGCAAAACTGGTGGACACATCGACCTTCGCCTCACCGGAGGGTCGAACGATATCGGTCACAGGCGCTGTCGACCCACGCGGAACAAAAGTCATCTTGACTGTACGGGAGAGCTCCCTCTTAGCCCGAGTCAGCGCCTGCTGGTAACGACGGTACTCCGAACCAGCGAGACTCCCACTCCGAGACAAGGAGGAGTCCATAGCCTGCAAACTGTTGCGCGCACTAGCGATAGAGGACACATCGTTGACAGGTCGGTTCGGCATGGCCAGGTCGTCAATAGCGTCGAGGAGGTCGTCACACAACGCGTCCTCTGCATTGATGATTTGCTTGATGCCGTTACGGGCTAGGTAGATCAGGTAGAAGACGACATCGGGGTCGTACAAGAGAACGGAGTAAACAATCTCCATGATCTCCGTGAACTCGGTCGCAGTATCGAGAGGTCCCAGAGAGTCCTGCTGGAAAGACAGGGTTCCCTGGACCAACGACCCAACAGCTGCTGATTTCTCGTCACTGCTGTAGCTCACGTTTCTTCTTCCTCACAGCCGCCAACACAGTCTTGAGCTCCCCGAAACCCTCACCCCTGAGTTCCCAAACTGTTCTGGCAACTTGGTCATGATCCAGGTGGAGAATATCACAGACCCAGACAAAGCTCATGGGCTGGTCCGCATCATCCGGGGAGATCCGAAAGATCCAGCTGAAGGAAGTATCGTAGAGCTTCTTACGCTGCTGAAGGCTACAGTCTTGGTAGGTGTACAGATCCCGTAACGTGCGGAGCAGTATGCTCCAACACATGGTCCTCAACGACTCGAGGTCCCTTTGGGCCTCCCAGCTGTGCTGGTCCCACTCATCCTCGAAGTCCCGCTTGAGCGCAATCATGTCACTGTAATGGCGAGCGCCGTATAGGTCACGGGCTGGTCGGGGAAGGTCACTATGCTGGTGTCGGACCTGGTTGCCTCGATAGTCGTAGCTCCCGAAGCTACACCCATGATTCGGAGTGTTCCGTCCTCCTGGAGCTGCACAGTGGCCACACCAACGTCACTGCTAGTGAAAACCACATCCCGGTCCAGTGGATCCAGAGTCTGCCCATCGGAAGACATGATGGTCAACACCACATCGGAATAGGCACTCACGGCTACGGAGAGTGGGTTGGGTACGAAGGTGATCTCGGAGACCACCGGGAAGAGCAAATCGAGCAAACTCACCGAAGACGCATCGGGTACCTTGATCACCCGACGTGAGTGGGCAAAGCCCTGCACCAACGCAGAAACCTCAGCAACGCGGTACAGATCGATCTCGACGTAGCCATCGGCATCAGTACGAGTGATGATCTTGTCCCCCATGACGCCGATACCGTCAACGACCAGGGGACTGAGGTCCGCTTGATCCTCGTTGTAGCAAACGGGAATGAAGTGGATATCCATGTTGGCTAGCGGCCGACCAGACATGTCGACAAAGTACCCCGAGCAACGACACATGCGGGGATCCGTCGCCGTCGGCAACGACCTGGTCTGCCCTTGAACCGAGAAGTAGTTAGTCCCTGTCGGTGACCCGGCCGCCGGCGAGTAGACATCAATAGACTGGGGCGTCTTGCTATCATCCCCAAGCAAGCCGTCGAAAGACACACCGGTCTTGCTCATGCGAATGGTGTACACCTCCGGAACAACCTCACCATTGAGCATCAGCTCGCAGTAAGACTCCCCACCAGAGAGGGCAGTGGTGTTCTGCGTAACAAAAACGTCAAGAGAGTCATAGGCCTGCACGAGAACACCCTCGAGAGGGGCGTCGACCTCATCAACTGCGTAGACTCGGACTGTCTCAATAGCCATTAGCCGTGGAAGCCCTTCAGCTCCGTGCCCAGCCGACTGTTGTTTACCGCCGCCTGCTGGATATGTGCCGCCTGAATGCCGCCCCCACCGCCGCCCATCGTCAACATTGGGCTCACCCCAGACCCAGCCAGGCTCATCCGAAGCTGCGCGTTTGAATTAGCGCGCATCTGCTGAAGATTACCCTCCTGGGACATCCGCTCCCGCGTGTGCCGATTCTCACGACCAGCCAGCATAGTCGTAGTCCGGAGCTCATCCATTTTAGCTTCCCGAGTCGCCCGCCGGGCCAGCGCAAAAAGGGCACCGATAGTAAAAGCCTTACCCAGCATCAGGTCCTCCTCACGGCCGCAGGAATGTCCGGGACCTGAATCTGGAACACATCATCAGCAGCGGCCACCTCACCGAGCACGTCAAACTCCGTCCCTGATGACGGCACCGTAATCTGTCTGGTAATCCCAGTACCTGCGATGGACACGTCCACGATCGCCCCCTTGATGAGCATCACTTCGGCGTGCCCAGCAGTATCAGTGTAAACCGGTACAACCCCGCGTACTACCCCCACGGTATCCACCACGAGCGCGCCGGGTATGTACACAGGATGAAAGGTTATTCTCCTCTCAGCTATCGGCGAGCCGTCCACAGTCGCGAGATCCAACACTCCCTTGATGAGATAGCTCGCCCCGATGATCGAGCCGATATCACCCTGAATGGGGTCGCTGGTCGTCGACACAGCCGCCGTCGAGCTGTTGTAGTACTGCGTCTGATAGTAGTAGCTGGAGTCGCCGCTCTGGTCGTCATACTCGTAGTCGTCCTGCAACGCGACGAGCAGGATGCGTTCATCCTCACCGTTGTCGATATCGTCCAGCACGAAGCCAAGCTCGGCCAGCGCCGTGCCCCCGGTGATCTCGAGCACCGAACTCGTCCCAGTGGTGTCGCTCGTGAGCCGAATCGCCCCGCCCTCTTCGGAGGCCGTAAGGCCAGTTGAGTTGTCGTTGATGAAGTCGACGGTGTCGTCGGCGTTGATCGGATCAGCTGTAGCGAAGGTGATTGTCTGCTCAGAGCCCTCGTCCACCTTCAACAACAGCGTCAGGGCGTTGAGCGTGAACGAGGCGGTCTCGGTGCTGAGAATGGTCGCTTCGGTATCAGCGGCCGCGGTGATCTCCGTATAGGTCCCGCCCTCGCCGTCCTCCGAGCGATAGACACGCATCTGATCGAACAGGGTCATGACGTTCGCCAGGTTGCCCACGAATATCTTCAGCTTGATGACGGCCATCTACTCCTCCTCCTCCGCCCTTCGGATCGTGGGGGCCAGGTCCTCGGCCGAGAGGATGGTCGGTTCACTGGAGCCCGTGGTCTGGTCAGGGCTCTTCGCTCCACGCATCTCCGGCTTGAGCTCCACGCCAGACAGTGTCACAGGTGCCCCGGCCGGACCCCCTACTATGGGCGGCACCGTGCAGCGCAAGGTGGGCCGAACCTCTACGGTGGCCACCAGCGTGGGTGCGTCACAGACCTCAACCTCTACCAGCCCTGAATGGTGCCAGCCGTCAGTAATCGCTGATAGGGCTGTGAGTGCCATTACTCCTTCACCAACGTCATCGTCTGCAAGCGGTTCGCCCCATAGTGCAGCGAGTCCACCAGGTACTCCGCAATCGTCCCAGTCTCAGCCACGCCACCCTCTGTCGAGGCCAGGGTATTGACCTTCGTATCGAAGACGCGAAGACGCGCCGTGAGCAACATGCTATTCGCGTCGTAGGTACACTTGTCGATCCGCGTGTTCTCCTTGTTGAGCCCGAGGAGCCGGATGATCATGGCGGCCAAGTCGTCGAGGCCCTCCTGGGTCACGAAGATCTGCTCAGCCTCCCTCGAGTAACTGATGTGCTCGATGCTGTGTGCGGCATCTGCATACACGATGAAGAGGGCCGAGTAGGATCCGACACTCGACGGAACCCACGATCCCTCGTACCTCCCCTTGGCGATGTGCGTGAGGTCGACGACAGCGAGCGGGGTGGCATTCCCCGGCTCATAAATCTCAGCCTGGGGGTACATGCCAACGCCGCCGTCAGGCAGCGCCTCGACAAGCGTCACCGTGCCCCCAACTGTCGCCGGTATCGTCATCGCTACTCCAAGCAGCTCGGCGGGAGCCGTCTACCCTGTTTGGATAACGCCCCCCGCATGAAGACCTTCTCACCACGGCTCATGCCCAGACACAAACGATTGTACGCTCGTTCATGCCCATTGGAGATTTCAATCTCATGCTCGAGGTCCACCAGCGCCTGCTTCATTGGACCGACGTTCGAGTTTCGACCGACAGTCTTGATCTGCGACTCAATGCGCTTGTACTGCGCCGAGCGCTGCGTCCGCTCGTGTACGACGTTGGCTTCGAGCTTGGCCAAGAACCAAGCAGCGCTGAAGCCGCCACTGATGAGCACGACGATGACCCCAATCAACCCGTAGAACATCCGACGTGGGGCCTTCTTGATATCCCCGACGTCGTGTATGAGCTGGTTCTGTTGGCTTGTGACTGCCTTGATCTTCCCAGCCTGGGCGATGCCCTTCTGGACGTCCTTCTCGACCTTCTGGGCGGCGTCACGTTGGTTCTCCTTGATGTCCCCGATGACCTTCACCTGGAAGCAACGATGCCCCTCGTCGACCTTGTCCTCCACTCGAGACAGGCGCTCCGTGGTGAGCCCCATCTTAGTGTCGAGCTCGATGACCTTGTCACTGGTGTCGTCTACCTTCTTCTTGATATCTGGGATCTGCTCTGTGAAAACAGCCGTCGCGTTGACGGCGCTAGCCATCTTATCAATGACCTCCCACAGCCGGTCAATATCCACAGAGGCCACGTCACTCACCCTCTTTGGTCGAGGTGTGATGCGCATCTTGCTGGGTTTTTGGGTAGCCATAACGCGAAGTCATCCTTCTCTCCTCCTAGTCGCCCCCCACGATCTGGGCGGAGTCAACAATCAACCACCCAAAACCAATCGGAGCGGAAATTGAACCACATAACCAACGTCGGACAATACGCCGCCGCCCAAAAGTCTACTCAAGGCTCCACCTCGTCGTCGAATGGGTCTAGGGGCGTCGAGTCGCCCTTGTGAAACCATGTGTCGAAGGTGTCGGCAGGGAGGCTGCGCCTCGTGAGGAAGGCGGCAAGCTCCGCGTCGAGGAACCGCCGCATCTTTTGTGGAAGCAACTTCCTCGGCGTGCGACGAAGGAGAGCCATCAAGACGTGCAGCCTTCGATTCGTGATCCTCTGCCGCCTCTGAACGACAAGGAGTAGAGCCTCGACCTCTGCGAGAGTCATCGCCATCAGTCCACCGCCTCTTTCATCTTCGTAACCAAGGCGTCGATGATAGCTTGCTTCACCAGAGGGAACTCGCAAAGCTGACGCACTACAAACTCTCGTTGCCCCCGCGCAGTATGCGAGCCGGGGTCGCACGAAGACGCAGCCGAGACACCCACCTGAAACGTGACGATGTGCCGATCATCGACGTAAGCACTGACAATGGGAGACTCCCCGCCCTTCTCGCAGAAGTTGATTTGAATACCCAGCGACACGCTGGATTCGAGGACTTCGCCTTCTGGATTAGTAGTAGTTGTCATAGTCTGCAACCCCGAAGAGGAGCGCCACATAGTCGAGAGCCATGTGCTTGTACTCGCCAGCGTCGTCATTATCTATCGAGAAACCTGGGACCAATGCCGTGCTCGGGATAGTGGTCGTGTGTGTCGCCTTCAGAACCCCGTCGATGTAGAGCTTCGCGTCGGAAGCAGTGACCACCACGGCATATTCACGCATGGTATGGGGGTCCATTGCGATGTTGTCCGTCGTAGTCGCCGACGAACTTGCCGTGGTCACGAATTTGACCGTGTTAGCGTTCGTCCCTCTGTTGACCCAAATATGGTCAGCGAGAATTCCAGACGTGTCGTGCATCCCGCCAAACATCGTGTACCCGTCAGCGTCACCACCCTCGCTAACGATCTGCGCTCGCCACCTGATAGTGAACGGGTCGGGAGAACCAGCGACGATCCTAGTTCGTCCGATAATCGTTGCGTAACTACCGCTCGCCGTTCCCGTCCGAATCCGCAACCAGTGCGGATCACTGTTCAGGAGAGAGCCTCCACCGACATCAGAATCCCATGTAAACGGTGGAGAATCGTAAAAGGATTCGTGCATGAAATGATCGTACAGAGAGAAGAGACCGAGCCCGCCAGAAGACCCCCCAGGGATGGTGATCAGCGCCTCGTCTGACCCAGCATCAGTGACCGTGACTCCATCACCCTCGAAATTGAGCGTACCGTGTGGCGTATTGGGGATGCTGACGCCCTCATCTTGCACGATTACATCGGAGCCAGAACCAGTCGGCCCGGTGTCGCCATCAGCGCCATCAGCACCAGTCGCGCCGATGCCCTCGACACGACTGATCACAAGAGCCGAACCATTCGCTTGCAGTATCAGCAGATTCGTTCCGCTGTTCCGCATCGCCTGCATCTTGAGTTTGTCGCCAGAGTCCAGATCGAGAACCGCGACACGGGTTGCAGTACCGTGCCCCTGAGTCGCTTGACGGTTGTAAATGCCACCAGCGACACCAGCGACCTCGACGTACCCACTCCCAGTGTCGATCATCAGGCGAGTCAAGCTGTCAGACCGGCTCGTGCCCGACGAGGCATCGACCGAAACAGACGCATGTACGAGGTAGGTTCCGTCTTCTCCGATTGTCACTTCAGCAGACGACGCGACGTGGGTAAAATCCGAAGTCTTTTTTCGCTCAGTGATTAGCGGAACGTCGGTCCACCCAGCGTCGATGCTCGTGCCACCAGTCGAATCGTAAGCATCGAAATACTGCGAATCAGCAGCAGACCCACCACCAGGCAGGTTTCCGATCTGCACACGTTTCTTGCTGTTCGAGTCGGCGCTGTCTTCGATCAGTAGGAGGTCGGCGCTGACAGGAGTCGTCTTCTCTGTGACAGCAGAAATCTCAGCAGAGACATTGTCGTGAATCGCGTCTGCGTCCGCGCCACCCGGAAGGTTCGTGATCGAGACCTTCTTCTTTGCGTAGGACGCTGCACTGTCCTCGATGATGAGGACGTCGGCACCCACTGGGGATGCCTTGTCGGCGATGGCATTGATCTCGGCATCCACATTGTCATGGATGGCATCGGAGTCGGTGCCGCTACCCCCAGGCAGGTTGCCGACTTGGACCCGCTTCTTGTTATTTGAGTCAGCACTGTCCTCGATGACCAATAGGTCAGCACTGATCGGAGACGCTTTTTCGGTGATGGCTGAGATCTCCGCTGCCACGTTGTCATGAATCGCGTCGGAGTCAGTACCGCTGCCCCCAGGCAGGTTGCCCACCTGAACTCGCTTCTTGGCGTTCGACGCTGCGCTGTCCTCGATGAGTAGAAAGTCACCGCTGACGGGCGTGACCTTCTCAGTGACCGCGCTGATCTCAGCATTCACATTGTCATGAACAGCCGTAGAGTCGATACCAGCAACAGTCGTCGTCGCCAGCTTCAGCGGTGTGACTGCTCGGGCGTCATCAGTACCCGTGTCGGTCTCGCCCTGTGTCGCGATCTCGATGACGCCCTTCTGAGCCTCGGAGCTTGCCTGTACGCTCGCGGAAACATTCGTGGGGTCCAGAGCATCCTTCTGCCACTTGACGTTGACCTCACCCGCTGGTGCCGCTGGGAGAGAATCGTCGAGATCGACGTCTGTTGACGCCGTAGCAGACCCATTGACCGTGATGGTGTCTCCACCGCCACCACCCGCTGACGGGCCGGTGCGGTCGATGTACTCGATCAGCAGACGAGAGCCATTCGGAGTCGTCTGTTCGTTTGGCTCCGATGCCACGCTATCCAGAACCGTGAAGCGAATCTTGTCACCCGCACCGAGATCGAAAAACGAGGTCATAGAAATCGCTGTGGACAGATAGCCGTTGTTCTCACGGATATAGCCACTCATGACCTGAGATTGCTGCACCCACCCGCCGCCAGTATCGAGATCGAAATGGAGCTGTGGATTGCCTCGGATACCGGCAGCGGTGTCCACCGCAGTCACATTGAGCATCGCCGTGACTCGATACCAACCAGCCGTAGAAATCGTGACCTCGCCCGGAAGCACCGATGTCGAGTGCGTGTAGTAGTCGTCTTTGATCACCTCGGAGGTGAGCGGTACGGTCTGCGCGACGTTCGTCACTGCCATCGCCCCAGTGACGTCGATGCCTTGGAACATCTTGACTGTGACACCAGAGGGCAGGTTCCCGATCTGGACTCGCTTCTTGTTGTTCGAGTCGGCGCTGTCTTCGATCAGGATGAAGTCAGCACTAGCTGGTGCGACCTTCTCTGTGATCGCTGAAATCTCAGCCGCCACGTCGTCGTGGATTGCGTCGGGGTCCGTCCCGCCCCCACCAGGGAGGTTGCCTACCTGAACCCTCTTCTTTGCGTTCGCCGCCGCACTGTCCTCGATGACAAGGAAGTCACCACTGACAGGCGTCACCTTTTCGGTGATGGCGCTGATCTCAGCCGCCACGTTGTCGTGGATGGCCGTGGAGTCGATACCCGGCGTCGTGCCCACCTGAGCAGCCGTCACCGCATGAGGGTTCCCGGTGACGTCAGCTACGTGCGTGTCCAGGGTCGAGCCATCTGCCGAGACGTCGCGCCCGTCGACATTCCCGACGTTCGTGACCGCGTTGGCTCCCATGTCCAGACTGCCAGACATGGCGCGAGTCCCGTCAGCCAGGAGATACTGCTCGTGATCGTCATCAGAGAGACCAGCCAAAGAACCATGGTCATTCGAGGTGCCTGACGCCCCTCGGAGCTTAGCTGTGCGCCAATCGACCCACTCCCCACCCGAAGACGTGAGCACCACACGACCCTGCACCACATTGTCGTACACGTTCGCAGTCTGAAAAATCACCGTGCCTACTGCCAACAATTCTGGAAGGGGCAGCACCCCAAAAGCGAGGTTCGCAATCTCGGTCTCGGCACCGTCCCTTGCTTGGTTCGCCGTCGCGTAAGTCGCTTGACCCTGGATAGCGATGTACTTCGGAACCGTCCCGTCGTCCGCAGTGATATTCGTGGCAAAAACGTGACACAGCACGAAGTCACCAATCGCTACTTCCGCCTGCGTGCCGCCGTCATTCCATGCGAGCCTACCTGTCCCCGTGTTCAGAACCGAAAAGCCAGCGACCGTAGTCCATCGCCAATCCGACCCAACGAGACGCCAGATCTCAAGACCGACTGTCGAGGCAACAGCGGCTAGCTCGATACCGAAATCTTCGTCGTAGAACTCGCCCTCAGCGACACTGAACTGAGCATGTGAGTCAGTGTCGCCGTCGCCGATGACGAAATTGGAAAGAGCCATCCCATCTTCAAAAGCCGCCCCAACGGTGCCATGCAAATAATGATGGGTCTCCGGGCTCATCAAAGCGCCATGCAACTCAGGCATCAGACGCCCGTCGTTGTTCACGGCATCCCACAGGACAAAAGCGACAATCGTGTAGTTCACGATGATGTCGTCGGCCTGCGCGTGCGAGGGACTATTGAGACTCGTCATCGAGCCCTCGCTGTCAATGTAGAACACCCACAGACCCTCGGTGTCTGTGATGGTCTCAGTCAGGTTCCCTGTCTCTGTGTACGGGACACCCTCGAGGTAGTATTTGAAACTCGTCACAGCCGGGGAGACCGTGAGAGTCCTCGTGCCGTCATTCCAAGCCAGGTCTACGTCAGAATGATCCGCAAATCCGTTCTGATACCAGTCTGCACGAGAGACCCCGTCCGCAGCGGCACTGACAAGAGCCCACACCCAAGGCGCACCAGCCGCAGTCTGCTTGTAGGGCTCGTTCTCATCCTTGACGGTGACAATGGAACCTTGCTTCGGAGTCGTGAAGACCCAAGCCGCCGAATTCCACTGAGCGATCTCACCCTCATGGGACACAAAGGCCCCGGTCGGAGAACCCCCTACAATGACCCTATAGCCTGTGGATGGGCTGCCGGGTGGCGTGTTGATGCCCTGATCATCAACCGGCCCCTGCCAAACATTCTCACGACTCTCACCAACACCATGGACAACACCATCCTCGAGGATGACGAGGCCCTTGTTCTGGACGTACTGAGTTTGCAGCTCCGTGGCTGGGTTGGAGGACTGCTCCTCCCAGATGACCGCCTCTTCGTAAAGGGGGCCATCATGCGAGTCTGGGGTACGACTCACTCTACTTCCCCTTGGCCTTCTTGGGGCGCTTCGCAGTTGCCTTCTTGACTGGGGGCTTCGCAGCTGCCTTCTTGACTGGGGGCTTTTCTTTCCGCTGGGCCTTCAACGATGGGCCCGGGTGTGCATCCGGTACACGCCCGTCCTCCTCTATCGAGGCCTTGAGCGCCTCAAGCTTTGACATCTCAGCCTTGAACACACCGTTGACGTATCCGGTTGCGTCATCGAGTCCCTTGGCGCGGCCCTCTGACACGTGAGTTGCTATCTCAGCAGCTGTAGCGAGGTTGTCAATCGCACCAACAGCCCGCTTGAGATACCTCTTCGCATAGGCAGCGACCTTGAGTGGCTCACCGACATACTCGTCAATGACACCCTCCTCGAGGTCCTTGTCTATGTGAGCCGCAAGCTGACCCACCCGCTGAGCTGCCAGGATGAAGGCGTCCTTGCCACCCCTGTGGCCGTGGACTTGCGCCCGAGCCTTGTCGCCCATCTCTTCGATGTGGCGACCAAACTCCTCGGCCATAATGGTTTTGATCTGCGCCTTAGCCGGGTTCATTGCCCTCTCCTATGTCAGCGGGTGGGCGGGAGCACGGGCTGCTTAGCCCCAAACGATCATCGAGATGACATCCGGGTTGCTGCCCCCACGATACTTCAGGGCGTACTCGAACTTGAGATCGCCCTCAGCGGCGGTGTCGCCAGGGTAGACATCATTGTTCGCCGCAGCGTCGACCCCATTCCATTGGAGCTGCCCGTTGACGAAGACGTCCACGTCGGTGAGGAAGGTCACACCGGAATAGTCACCGAGCTGCGCCGAGATGTTGGGCCCAGTCGCGCCAGTGACATTGGTATTGGCTGCGATGTCGCCAGTGACCGTTGCTACGGTCTTGTCCCGCGTCACAGCACCAACGGCTTGAACGATGGCGTTGAGAAGGGAAACCTCGCCAAACTGCGCCTCGAAGGCGATCCACTCAGCCGCTGTGTCCGACAGCAACATGCCGTCGCGTGCCCACGTAGCGTCCTCGTTGCCGTCTGTGAGGATCAGCTCACCGGCACCAACCACACGGAGATCGTCGGAACCAGTTGTCTCGACTGTGCCGCCCGTGACGCCGATGTCGATCTCAGTGGCCTTCGTGTCGACCTTCACTTCGTTGGCGAAGTCAGTCGTGACCGCATTGACGTCGAAGACATCGACAGTGGTATTGATCTCCACTTCGGACGTCCCACCGGCAGAGCCCTCAATAACCCGTAGAAGGATGGCCTCGAGGTCGTCTCTGATGGACCAGACAAGCCCGGCGCCCTTGAGGTTGAGAGTCGCATTGGTGGTCAGATCAACAGCAGCAGTACCTTGGTTGTTGTAGGCAGCTTGGCGGTCAGTGTAGGAGGTACCCGCGTCAGCATAGCCGCCACCCCTCCACTGCCCCTCATTCATATCGTCGAAAGCCATACGCTCGGTGTAGGCGTAGTCGATGACCTTGCCCTGGATGTAGGCAGCCGCAGCGAGCTCGAGATCATCACCAGTCGAGTTGACCACGACGAACGAGAGCTGTGCCCGATTCGCTGTCGTACCCGTGAGTGTCGAGCCGTCCGTGTTGGATTCACTCTGGAGCAACGCCATGATCTCGCGCTCTGTGGCGTCAACAATCGGATCACGAGTCGCGTTGTCGACGATCTGCACGAGGTTCTTCGGACTGATGGTGGTCGCCCCAGCAACTTCGTCGAGCGCTGCCGCAGCGAAGCTCGATGAGTAGGCGCAGACTGCACCCTCAGTGGTCACTGCACCGATGGCTGCTGTGGTGTTGGACGGAAGGTCAGCAAGGGCAAGTACCACAAAGGCCTGTGCTGCCGGTACCGTGACGTCGACACCGACCATCGACACGTAGTCGAGGAAACGCTTTCGCTCGATGCCGTGAAGATCCGTGTTGAGGTCGTTGACCCCACGCTGGCTACCGGCGTCAAGAGCCGACGGCGTGTTCAAGTCATCAAACCAGTCCCCGGACTGTCCGTCCAAGAGATTGCTGGCCATGCTCCGCAGAGAGTTGAGGTCATCCTCAAGACTCGACGTGTTCGTCTCGAAGTTTGCCGCAGAGGGGGTTACGGTATCGTCGTAAGTCCCACTCTTGTGGATCTGCGTATCTTGATCGAAAATGGACCTACTCATCGGTTACCCCTTGCTGATCAAATGTCGGGCGCAAAGTCTACAGCCCAGTTCGACCCCGATCTCGGGGTGAACTCTAACTCTATTGTATCGTACCCAGTACCGGCACCACCAGACTCGGACACGACGTAGTCGCTGCCTGAGCCTTCTTCTAGTTTCTGGCCGTTGTAGAAGACTTTTTCCGAGCCCACGCCAAGGTGTACGAAGGCCATGGCTGTGGTGAAAATCTTGGGGTCACCTGTGGGGGTGAGGGGCTGGTTGTAGTACCGCCCACCGGATGTCCCGGTCTCGCCAACGACATCCATGGCCCGGAACAAGAGCTCGTCGTCGTCAGTAGCAACGCCTATCTGCTGCTTCTGACTCCCAGCCCCTGGGAAGTTGGCGTCCCCAGCGGCGGCCGGCTGACTGTCCGACCCAACGAAGTATGCCTCGCCAGGTGTGAGCCCTGTGTATAGATCAGTGAGCCCCTGGAACCGCACCCAACAGGCGGTTGGGCTCTGCTTCGACAGAATGACTGCCACTCCTGGCATCTTGTCGCCGTCGGACGGATCCGCCGCGCCTACCCGGTAACGTGTGCCACTGAAGACGTCCCTGACGTAGACGATGTCCCCCACAGCATCAGCAGCCAGACAGGCCGCCAGCGCTAGGTTCTCCTGTTTTCGTGGTACGACGGCCATATCGTACTCGGCTAGAAGGCTCCCCGCTTGGCAGCCTCGATATCAGCGAGTCTCGATGCTGCCGGAATGGCAGAACCGAACAAGGCACCCACCGCGGCAGCCCGACCAAGAGCTCGAGGCCTGAACCCTGCCTTGCGCGCCGCGCCGCCCTCAATCAAGGAGCCAGCAGCCTGTGCCCCGGCACCAACAAGCGCCCCGACTCCAGCCCGCCTGGCGTACTGCCCGGTGGTGTACTTCTTCCCGGCAAGTCGCTCGACTGCCTTCTCCTTCTCGCTCTGGGACTTAGACTCGCGGATCTGCCCCCTGATTTTACGAAGCTCTTTGCGCCGAATACCCTTCGTGCCCAGATTCTTGACGAACTTATGGACGCGGCCCTTGGCACGCGCGTAGGCACCCTCCTCAGCAAGCTTCATCATGTATACCTGAACGTTGGTCATGGCACCCCTACTCTACCAGAAAGGCGTTGATCTCATCCTCGAGCAGCGCAGAGGCAGTCTCGGTCGTGTAATCCGCCATCCGACCGCCACTGGTACGGCCAGCGAAGACCGACCGCAAGAACGCAGCCTGGCTCTCAAACTCCCCAATTCTACGGTCAGCCCACTCCGTCACGGCGTTCTCGAGAGCGGTCAGCCGCTCCTCTCTTGTCGTCGTTGTGGTCTCTTCTTCCGCTCCGGCCATCAGGAATACCTCATCGCCTTCTTACCGATACTGGCTTTGATTCTCGACACCTTGGAGGGGGTAAGGTTCATCTTCTTGGCAATCTGACCTGGCTTGAGTTGGGGCTTACCACCCTCACCCAGCAGATACTCGTAGACCGTCTGCTCTTGCGGGGCCAAGTCGTACTGGAGAAGCCTAAGTGTCTCCGCTTCCTTGGACGGCTTTAGCTTCGTCATACCCCCACCCTGGAACTTCGAGGAGGGAATCTCCTTACGAAGCTCGCTCTCCATGGCCACAACCTGCTTCTGTGGCCACTTCATGTGATCCGCAATCTCGGTCGATGATGGATCCCTCTGAAGCTTATCGGCCAACAGATCCCGCTCAGTCTGGAACTGGTTGATCTTGTAGATCCTGGTCTCGGATATACGACCCACATTCTGGTACGTGGCGATGAACCTCTTGCCCTTCTTCAGCTGATGGGTGAGGTGGGTATTGAGTGCGGCCCGTTGGGGGTTGTAGCCCTGCACCGCCCTGATCGCCTGAATCTGGAACTCGGCATGAACCGCCGGCTTTGGGATGTTGACCCGACCTGAATAGACATTCGACTGCTTACGGATGAGGGGCTCGAGCTGCCTCATCAAAGGCTCAAGGTCGTCAGCCTTGCGCCCATTCTGGTCCCACTGCTGCCAGAGCTGGAGATCCTTCTTGGACCTCGCGGTGGCTGCCTCTTTCTCCAGTGCATCTTCGGAGCCCAGGAACTCCTCGACTGGATTGAGCATCGTCGCCATCAAACACCCTTCCCAGTCTGTGCCATCAATCCAAGCACCTGGTCGTTCAAACGCTGCTTCTGCGAGGCCGTGTCGTAGAGGACATCCTCCACACCCTTCTTCGGACCAAAGAACCCACGAGGCCTCGAGGCGTAACGCTCAACCTTGACCGACCGCTCCTTGGGCGGCAAATGATCATGAGACTTGTAGCGCCGAGCTCGACCAATGACCTGACGCAACCTCTCCTCGTTCCAGTGCGGCTCGAGCACCTGGACCTGCCGAGTGCCCTTGAGGTCCAAACCCTCGCCGCCAGCACCAGACACGAGCAAGGCCTTCACCTTCCCTGCATTGTAGTCGCGAACGTTCTGGTCACGGTCCTTCTTCTTCATGTCTCCGCGGAAAGACGTGTGCGAGATACCCTTGTCGGTGAGCTCCTTGGAGTAGTCGTCGAGTGTGCTGAGGTAGTTGGCGTAGACAACGGCCTTGTGCCGGGGATTGCGACCAGCCTCGGACTTGAGTCGGCCAACGGCGCTCTGAATCTTCGGGGACGCCCCGGGGTCACCATCGCCAGAGTACTTCTTCTCCGAGCTCGAAATCTGCCGAGTCTGGGCTTGGAACTGATTGATACTCGCAAGGTCTTTGTGGTCCGGTGGTAGCCCCTTCCCCAAACGCATACGGGTCATCCACGGGAGCTGCCCCCAGGCTTGGTCGTGCAGAGCAGACTGCCGCCGAGTCATCTTGACGTTGACGCGCTCCTCACTGATTGAGGGGAACCCATCCTCAGCGTTACCGTGGTAGTCGACCCACCTGTTCAGGACCCTACCAAGCTCCTTCTTATGAACAATCTTCGGATCCTTCGCAGCAAACGGATTGATCAACGCAAAGAAGCCCTTGTTCGGCTGCTGAACAAAGCGCTTGCGGAACTCGGTACCCTCCGGAAGCGCCTTCCCGCCAGCTGCAATATTCACCAGCGGAGCAACGTCCTCCGGCATGTTGTAGACCGGGGATGCCGTGAGCAGCATGCGCTTACTCGCCTTCGACTGACGCAGGAGCTTGTAGCCCTTGGACTGCGGATTGCGAACTCGATGAGCCTCATCAACAATCAGGAGGTCACCTCGAGGTGGGTTGCCGTCCTTGACCGCCTTCTGGATACTCTCAACCTTGATAGGCAAGCTACCCTTGACGTGCTTCTTGATCTCCTTCTCATAGTTCTCTCGAAGAGCCGCCGGAACAAGTACGCGAGCTCGCTGCGGACCCAGATCTACTGCGGCACCGATAGAGCTGAACGTCTTACCCGAACCGGTACCGTGCGCCACCACAAGACCAGGCTGCTTGCGAATCTTATCGACGACCCGCTGCTGGTGAGGAAGCAGAGTCGACTTCAACTCAGCACCCTCCTTCTTGAACTCATCCCCCTCGCCGCCGGCTAGCCAGGCACCGTACTTCTCTTCAGCGTCGTGAACAGGGTCGTGGAGAACCTCGCTTGGCGTCTTGGAATGGAGATCTTTGCCCAGCAGGGTGTCCACGCGGTACGGACGCGCGCCCGCACGGGTCTGCATGAAACCACCCATCTGCTTACCAACTGCGTCCTTCTCCATGGGTCCATCCTACTCCGCGCCCAACGCTCAACCAAGCTGCCCACGCGAACGATACAGCTCGTCAACGTAAGCTGCCACCTTCGCGGCCCGAGGAGCCCGCTTATCGATCCGTACCAAATTGTCGTTCCGATTCTGCCCCTCTTCGGACCTTTCCCCCGATGCCGTAGGTATCCCCAAGATATAACGCACAGGTCTGGCGCCCTCACCCTCTTCCGGCGGTATCAGGTTACGAAGGTTGGCACCATTCTCCCCGTGACCAAACGCCCGACTATGGAATCCCTCGACACCACTGTTGACCCTCCCGTTGGCGGGATTGATCTTGAGGTCACGACTACCCAACATGTCGACCATGTCCGCAACTGGGCGCCAGTTATACGCTCGGACGAACTCATTGACGTCCATCCCCGACTGGTGCTGGAGCGCACTGTAGGAGCGTACCAACAGATCGACGGCCCGCTCGATAGAGATGGCCATCTCCGCGTCCTGAACCGTAGTCCCGTCATCACGAATAGGATCCTGCGGACCTCTTGCACGAGAAGCTGCGTCCGCCGATTGATCTTCGGCGTCTGCTGTTGGCGTCGCGGAACGCTGACCCATACTGATGACCGTCTGGTCTGTGATGGATCCAGTACCAAAAAACTGATTGTAGGTTCCGCCGATCTGGTCGTTACGCCACACGTCACTCATCCAAGGCGGCCGCATGAAGTCCTCGATTGGAACATTGACCTCGGCGGTCTCCCCCTCTTGGTCCTCCGTGATGCGGTAAGCCACGAAGGTCACCATGGTGTCCTCGTCGCCTACCAACGTCACAACCTCCGGACCGTAAGCCTCAGCCTTCTGGGTCAGGCCTACCTCAGCCTCGAGGTCCGTTCTACGAGGACCACCGCTCCTGAACGTCCCGAACAGAAGATGCTCACCAGTCTGCTGAGTGAGCCGCTCCACTGCCGTGATGGTGCCGTAGTTTGGACCCATCTGCCCGATACGTGGTGGATCCTGCTCCGGCGCGGCCACGGTGAGACTATCGGTGCTGTTGGCGTCTGTGCGGCGCCGAATGGTGTAGCGGTTCGCTCCCAGAAGCTCATCGTTATCCCGGTGAGTTCGGGCGGTCGAGTATGTGTAGGACGTCGACGCACTGCTCTGGTTGATAGAGTGGTTCAGGCCCATGATCAACCCAATGAACTGAGTCGGAGCCGTCTGCCGTAAGATAGCCCAAGCGTCCAAGGGACCCCAATCCTCCCCGGGTGTAACAGTCCCGTCCTTGTTACGGACCAGGCCTGGGTAGTTCTGCGAGAAGGCCTCATCGAGAAAACTCACACCGCGCATACCCGACAGCTGTACCTGCTCCACCGTCATGGGAGCGTCGATGAGCAACGACGGGAAACCGCACACAGCCCAGGGGTTGAACTTGCCAGAGGCACTCATAGCCCTTGAAGACCAACGGTTCTTGAAGAATTGGAAGTTGGCAGCCCGACTCACGTAAGGAACTCGCGCCCCACGGTAGCTCACCTGGCGTGTCCTCGAGGCCACCATGTTGACCTCACTCATCCGCTCAAAGACAGGCACAACTCCGGTGTAGAGCTCGTGATCCATCAACCTCCCGGCGTAGGCCGCCCGTCGAAGAGTTGCGTTCTCAGCGTCGTCACGACGACTGCGGCTTTGCCTAACTCGAGAGTTGGTACCAAGAACCTCCACATCGGGAGCGTAGTAGACGCTGTTCAACAACGCATCCGACCCAAAGATCTCATCAGTGACCGTCAGCCGCATTCGAGTCACCTCCCGCATGTGCTGACGGGAGAACTGGACCTGATTGTACAGTTCGGGGAAAATCACGTTACAGCGAGGAGGAGAGCACATGAAAATATCTGGTCTGATGATCTGGCTGTTGAGCCTGGAAGACTCAATCACCGTCTCGGTGTAGCCCTCACTACGCGTGATGGGGATGGTCGCCTGCCCACCGTGCATTATCCGATGTGCCTCAGCGAGCTTGGTGAGAGCCACAGTTCTTCTGGCCTGCCCAGCATTTGCAAACCAGTACCGGTAGTTCGCCTCGTGTACCGTCTCTTCCTCGAGATTGTCGACACTCGTCCACGTCTGCTCCTGTGTACGTAGCGTGGTAGCGAGAGCCCTGACAGCGACACCGGCTGCGTGCAAAGCGCTGTGTGCCCCCTGGATGCTATACCGGGACTGGTACGGTTGTACGCCGATCTTGGTCGCCCGAATGGCATCGGCCAGACTGTTCAGTTGCCCCGACATCCTGCCGACTCTTGGGTTCAGCGTAGTGTTGACGTAGCTACGCAACGTAGTCATGTGGGCGACTACCTCACCCGAGATCTGCAAACCCCGAGTGGTACTCGTAAAGACCCGCGTAACCGAGGCGCCAGTCGCCACCCTACGCGTCCTCGCCCGCTCGAAAGAGTCTGCCGACTGATACATCGCAATCGGATTCGGGATCGTATTGTGGAAAATGAACTTGTTGAGGAGGTTCAGTATTTCCCGGAAACTGGCGATCTTGCCCAGCCTGCCACCGGAACTCCTGGTCCAACGGTTGAACGCCCGACGCGGAAAGAGCCGCTGACTCGAGGTGTCACTCTCCGATGCAGCAAGCATATCGATCAAATGAAAACGCAACTCGGCCATCGTGAAGAAATCGTTGACCCCACGGAAACCGCGACGACTGTTGTACACCCCACCCACCCGCTCGAGCAGATGGACGATCCCCGACAAAAGCCCCGTAAGCTCAGGCCGAGCTCGAGAGCGCCGGTTGACTACATCAATGATCGTACTGGTGGCGCTGCTGAAGAAAGTATCGAAGAGCGTGGTTCCTGCACCAATGAACTGCGCCGTCCCGTTACCAGTGAGGGAAGAGACGTTGACCTGGTACTGGTAGCAGGTATCCCAGTACACCGAGAGATCCAAGCACGAAAGGATGATGGACCGCTGGCTGTCCGACTTGACGAACTGGTAGCCGATAACCTCCCCAGTGAAGAAAATTTTCCACAACCTGTCCTCTAGCTCTGGCTCCTCCGTGTAGGAGCTCCCGCCGTCATCGGAGCCGGTGTGCTGATCTGAACGAATAGCACCTGCGGCAGTGCTACCGTCAGTGGCCGGGAGGTCGCCTTCGGGCTGTTCGGCCCTGAGCTCATCCGGCAACCCCCGGAGCATCGAGCGACGCAACTCATTCGGAAGCTCACGCAGCACCGAGGTACGCAACTCGGGGGGCATGTCCCGCAATATCTGCATTCTTTGGTTGGCCGACGGGGCAGCAATAACACTCCGGGCCGACTCACTCAGCGGTCTATCGTTCTCCGCCTCCGCCACCTCATCAGAGGTCGCGGCCTGATCCACATTCCCCACCGAGACAGTGGCCGCGTCAGACGGCCCGCCGTAGTAGTCTTTGAAGAATAAGTGAACAAGCGTCCTGGGGTGGAGCTCGTGCGCCTTGTCCGTAGCCGGAATCTGGATCTGACACTGCGCAGGGGCATCCGGTTGGATACTCAAGTTGGCTGAGATGACCGGGACCTCGTACCCCTCCAAGAACAACCGAAGACTCAGGTGCTGACCAACAGCCACTACAGCAACCCCGCCGAATCAACTATCATGCCGAAAGGCACCTCTCTGGGGAAGATGGGCGGTCTGGGCGGGCCGGCCGAACCGATAGCGGGAGCTGGATCCTGATTACTCCGGAGTCGGTTGCCTCCGTGTTCTATGATTTCCGTCTGCGCCCGCCCAGCGCGCCCCATCATATCCCAGAACTTCTGAGTCTCTGGGGGTGGCGGGAGCTGGGTAGTCGTAGCAATGACGGAGTCAGCGGTTGCGGCAACGGTGGTGCCCGCTGTGAGGAGCGCATTGACCCCTACGTCGAAGTTACGATCAGCCGCCAACCACTTGTCCGCCAGAGACAGCGGTGACGCGAGCTCCCCCGCAGACGGGGCAGGATCAAGCCCCTCCAAGAACTCATCCCTGTTGTCCGTGAACTGGCCACGAAGAGGGATCTTCCTCGGATACTCAGAGGCTACCCCCGGAGTCTGGAAGCTGCGCACCGTATCACTGATCACACTAGCAGTCTGGAGCGCCGCCACTGCCCTGTTCATGAACCCAGCTACAGAAGGATCACCCGCAGTGATGAGACCGTTTCGAATCATCGTACTGATCATCGCCTGATGGCCCAGGTAGGCAAAACGGTTCGCCTGAATGACCGCTTCAGTACTGAGTTCACGCTGAAGGTTTCGATTCTGCTGCCAGAGCTGGAGCGCCCTGGAATAGCTATCGAGCTGGGTGTAATCGATCTCGTTGGACGGGACCGGGTAGTTACGCTCGCCGAGCGCCGAGATATCTGTGTGGCCCGTGATGAACATCTGGAAGTTGAAGGGGATGACGTTGGGCTGGTTCGCGTTATCGGTAGCGCTCGCCCCAACCATGTACCCCTCGACGATGACGTCGTCGTAAATGAGGTAGAGTCGGGCGCCCATCTCAACCAGACGTGTGCCGCGAAAGTACCGCTCGTAGTTTGCCCAGAACTCGGAGCGCCAGTTGAAGTCAGCGGTGTTGAGTAGCAGACCGCTGACCCGCAACATCCTCGGGGCCTCACCGAAGAAGAAAATGTAGCTCTCGCCAAAGGTGTCGACGATCTGCTGCTTCTCGTGACGCTCCTCCTGAACCGACTGCACCAAGAAGTTGGTGTACTGAGTAGTGAAGTTCATCCCCTCACTCTCAATGTGCTGCTCACCGGCCGCGTCAATCACAGGCATGAACGCCCCATTGGCGCCCATGACACGAATCATCGCGTAGGTGTTCTCCTTGATCTGTATGCCCCGCAGCGGTCGACGAACCGGCTGCTCATGTCGGGCATAGAGCTCGTGGACCATCTCCTCGCGCTCACGCTCGAACGGTTCGGATTGCGCTTCGATGTAAACAGCCATTGTCCCTCAGATCGTCATGCCCGTTTTGATGAGGGCGTCCTTGATTTCCTTGTCGACCGGCGGCACGGGGAAGCGGGCCCCAGCACCCCCACCCATCAGGTACGGGTAAGCCGACGCCCGAACGAGATTGAGGTATGGGTCTTCGGGGACGATGGTATCACGAACGATCAACGTCACCCGTTGGCCCCCGACAGTGGACCGAATACGCTTCTCTCGGCGACCTATGCCGACGTCTTCGCTAGGTACGGGCCGCTCGTATGTCTTACCGAATCCCTCGCCTACTACAACTGCCATAATTTACTCGTCCCCATCCGGTTGAATGATTTCACCCTTCTTGTTGATGGTAATCTTGAAATCGTGCTTCTTGTTCATCAGCATTGTTGTGAGCTTGACCATGGTCTTCAGGTGCATCACCTGCTTCTTGGCCAAGCTCGGCAGATCCTGATCCTCATCGGGGGCACCATCCTGTCGATACCGCTGCGAGCGATTCTGTGCCAGGTCAACACCCTTCCTAAGAAGATCCTGCCCCGTAAAGCCGTCCGTATCTTGAATATCAGCGAGATTACCCTCAAGGTGCTTAGTGAGACTGGCGGTCGTAACACCCTTGGCCAGATCTATCCCGCCCTGCTCCTGCATGTGCTTCATCAAGTCGGCCGTGTCCACCTGCTTGAGCCGAATCTTCCTCAACCAAGCGTTCTGCTCCCTCGGGGTCTTCCCCAAAGCACTGAGCCCCTCCTTAGTCATGGTGCCGAGAGACGCCTTCATGAGCGCCTTTATGCGCGCACCCTCTTGCCCCTTGCCGCCACTTATCAGCCGGCTCCCCTTCTCGAAATTGCCTTCCCCGACCCTACGAACCCAATCGCGCACACCACGAATTGCCGCCGCCTGATAAACGCCGCGACCTTCGGTATCAGCGTCCAACACACCGAGGACATCCTGCCCAACGTCGGTGTGCGCGTACTTCATGAGCCAGCGATCTTCGTCCTCCTCGGGGTTGTCACCTCGCGCACGCTTGTCGACGATGGCTTGGAACGAGTTTGCGGCCACCTTAGCTTCAATGTCCTTGAGACCGCTTGCCTTACTGCGTAGGTAATCCTGGAGCTCCTCAGCCTGTTTCGCTCGAGGAACAATGGCCAACCCCTCCTGATTCGCAGCCTCGGTCTCGGCCATGTCCCTCAGTACCTCAGCAGTACCCTCCCCATCCTCCTCCGACGACTTAGCAATGGCCTTCATCGCGCGCTTGGTACTGACACTCAACTTGCTGGCCTCCTCGCCAGACATAACCCCGCCACCACCGCCGCCGCCTAGCGTAAGAAGCTCGGCACGAGCCGCCTTCTTTTGCGAGGCGCTGCCGCTGGTCAACGCTTCCAACTGCCCAGCGAACTTCGAGTTCCCGGACATCAGCTTGCGGACACCCTCCAAACCACCACCAAACTTACCGCGCCACTCAGTGTCGTAACCAGATGTCTTCAGCACGATATCTCCGCGCTTCTTGGCACCCGCTGTGAAGAAATCCTGAGCAGCGTTCGTAGTCTTCTTCTGGTAGGCGGCCATCGCCTCCCTGTCGTACGCCAACTTGGAGTACTTACCGGAAGAAGCACCGCCCCCGAAAGCGCCAATGTCGTAGTCAGACCCCTCGAGCTTGCCAGAGCCGGCCTCCATTATGGCCATCTTCTCCATGAAGCTCTTGCCGGCGGTCATCTGCCTGAACTCTGGGCTCTCCTGCTCAAGGAAATTGACCCGCTGAATGTGGGCATCCACAGCCCCGGTGGCCGTGGTCATAAGACCCACAGACCCAGCTGCATCGCCGCCACTCGTCACTGCCTGCTGAATACTACTCTCCAGCGCAGTACGTTGCTCGTTCGTCATATCCACACCTGCCTGAGCGTTACTCCACTCAGACTGCATGGCTGTGAGGTGTGCGATCTTGGCCTTCCGGCTGGTCTTCGCCCCAAGACCGCCGTACTTGTAAGCTCCCATCGTTCGGAGACTTCGCTCGAGACCCTGCCCTCGCATACCCAGATTGCGCCCAGCGTTGGCGAGACTGAACATGGGAGCGTCACCGGGAGCGTACTCCCGACTAATCTTCTGAAGGAGCTGGGCGCTCTGCTCAGAAGACCGCCCGAACAGACCACCCTTACCCGTGGAGCGGAGTTCGATGGCGGCCGCCTTGCCTGCCTCCGACATCCGCAGATCAATCCGACCCTCCATCTCACCAAGAAGATCCTCGACAGCCTCGTTGACAGAATCAAGCGCCTCATCCCCGGCTCGCTTGATACGACCAGATACGTTCCGCTCCCACGACTGATTTACGCGACGACGGAAACCCTGAAAGCCCCCAACCTCACGAGCTTGCGACCTACCCTCCATCTCAATTTGCTGCCGCATCCGAACTTTCTTCTCTTGTAGGATCTCCGGCATCTTGCGGAACTGCTTGATGTCAATGTCGATCTCTTCCCGACTCCGACCTGTCTGCCGCATCAGCCAACGCTTCACCCTCGGGTCCTCCATCTCGAGGCCCTTCTTGCCCGCAATGTGCTGCCCAAGCATACCAATCATCATGCTTTGGCCGCCCTCAGCCATGGCTTGCCCAGCGATCCTATCCTGGTCGAGGAAGAACGAGCTCCGCCTACCTCCGGTCTCTCGAATGTTCTTCCGCCCCGAGCTGAGAACCTGCGCAAAGCTGACATCACCAGCCATGACCTTGTCCAACATGCCCTTGTCGACTCCGCCGTCCTGGTCCCACATACCCGCCAGCATGGCCCGGCCAGCACCACGCTTCATGAAGCGGCCGTTGCTCTGCATCTGTCGAGCTGCCAGAGCCTGCGCGCCGGCGGCACCAGTCAACCCACCCGTGGCCTCCGCTACATCCTCATCACTGAGAACGCCCATCTCCATGGCCAGGCGAGTGTTGCTGGCCATCTCCTTCATCGCGTTGGAGCCCGTGCGCCCGAGCATGCCCATGGACCGACCCATCATCGTGCCCTGCTGGCCGATCTGCTGCATCTCCTGGGTAGTCATGCCACTGGCACCGGCGAGCATCCGCGTCCGCATGAGTGAGGAACTAATGTCCTGCCCACTGAAGAAGCCTTGATTACGCTGACCCTCCATGAGACCGGCCGCCTCATCGAGCGAAGTGTGCATTACCTTGGCAACATCCTTCAGAGTATCGACGGTCTTCTTGAACTTCTTCTTGAACTCATCGATGCCCTGACTTCCGCGAAAGAGCCCCATCTGGGCCGTCTTGTCCAACGTGCGGGTGAGCTCGTCGAACCCAGTGAACATGTCGTTCTCGGACATATCCCGCATCATGGACGACATCTGGCCCATCTCTTGATTGTTGAAGCCCACGCCCCCGCGACCCCCGCCAACACCCATCTTCCCGCCGAACCGTTGCCTCATCACACGATTGACGTCCTGCCGCTCCCTGAAACCCTCGTAAGCCTGCTCCCCGACATAGGCCCCCACGGCCATTGCGCCAGCGGCACCCATGGCCGTCATGCCGCCAGCGGCCATGACAGCCCCACCCAACGGAAGTGCTGAGAGAGCCGCGGTACCGGCACCGTACCCGGCAACAGCCCCAGCGCCCGTCGCCATCCCACCAACCGCCCCAGCGGCACCAAAGCCCAAGGTAGCCAAACCAGCGACACCGGTAACGCCCGCGGCGATATTGGCCATCCCGGTGCCCATGCCCGCCATCGTGCCAAGACCGGCCCCAGTCAGTTGCTCCGAGAAGCCCTGACTCATGTACTGCCCGGGCATCTGGTAGGGCATCTGCGCAGCCATCTGCATCAGGCCGCCCTGTTGTGGACCCCCGCCCCAACTGGTGTTCATCCCGCTGGCTTGTGGGGGACCTGGTGGTGCGCCGGGACCGTACCCGCCGAACATGCTGCCAGGTGGGCTAATTTGTTGGGCGTAGTTCGCCGCATTCCCGAACATGGCCTGCTGCTGCATAGCCATGGCGCTGATCTGGTGGGATGACATCATGAGGACACCTCAGCTCTGCGACTCTCTATCATACGAACCCCTCTGAGCAGATTACCACAGCGAAAGAACGACAGCGTTTTGGGCATAAGAACGGTACAGAAAGGAGGCTTCTATGTTGGAAGCCCTTGCAATTTTCTTCGGCCTCGGCGCGGCCGCAGAAATAGTTGGTGTTCTGGTAGGCACCAACGCAGGCATCAACGCCGCCGGCAAGGCCGTAGAGACGTACGGCGACAAAGTACGAACGGAAACGAGAGCCGAGTGCGACGAGGAGATGGCCAAGAGGGCCGTGGAATCGTCGGCCGCGGCCACAGACAAGGCCAACAAAGCGTGGGGAGAGGCGATGAAAGGCGTCCAGAAGACCCACGCCAAAGAGATGGTCAGGGCAGCAGAGACTGCCCAAAACAATGCGGTCAGGGCGCTGATCGCGTCCGGCCATCTCCGCAATCCTGAGTAGCCGGCTCACCTACCCACCTCCGGCTCTTTCTTAGCTAGGCAAGACGACCACACCAATCGGTATAAGAGTCTTGAGTTGAACTGGTATCAGAATGCGTAAAGCAGACTCACCCGGGACTACTGGCGGCCGACCTTTCTTAGCTGAGCATGTACTGCCGTATGAGGAACGTCTTGATCGCCGCAGCCTCATACGGAATCAGCGGGCTGTCCTTCTTCTCCTGCGTCAGCCACGTGCTGTACTCCATTAGGACCCTGTCCAACGTCTCCGACAACTCCTTCAGCGACTTCGGCTTCCGCGCCAGGTGCAACACAATCTCCTGATTCTGTGGCCACTTCTTCTCCGCCATCGGGTGCCTGCTCCTCTCCGAAGTCCCCACCGAACTCCTGGGTCTCCACTTCTGGTTCGGCTGTTTCCTGTTGCGCGCCAATCTCCTGCGACGCTGCCTCGAGAGCCTCCTTCTTGGCGTTTTCGAGCTGCTTGGCCTCGAGCTCCTTCTGCTCCTCTGCGCGCTTGGAGAGCTCCTGATCCACCAACGCGTCAAAGGCCGCGTCATCGATCTTCAGGTGCTCACGAATGATGCGACGCATAACGGAAACACGGACACCATTCGTGTAGACCATGTTACCGATCTCACGCTCATTCTTGAACAGCAGACCAATGTGCTGGTTGACGCTCGAGATGACGTTATCGAGCTTTTGATCCAGCAGCTTTATTGCCTTTAGAGGCCTTAGTCCCCCGCTTTTTTGCTGAGGCTTTTTTGTCGCTTTTCCGCTTCTTCTCCCCATCTCCTACCTCCATCTTGTCGATCTTCTCCAGCTCCTCGCGCAGCGGAGTACGACAGACCTCGTCAATCTTCGTCAGAACGTCGTCGACAGCGTCTTCCCCGTGCTTCTCCTTGAGCCCCTTCATGTCGTAGGCCAAGGAGAGCACCTCCTCATAGACATCGATCTGTGCCTGGAGACTTCGCTTCTTCTCGAACAGCTCTTTGATTGTTGACATCATGCCACCAAGAAAGCGCGCAACCTACCCTCGAGGTCAGCGCCATTGCTGAGATCCTTGTAGATGCTTTGCAGTGAATAGAGCACGCGCACGCGCTTGGCGCGAGCAGCATTGATCGTCTCACCACCTCGATACTTGTTGACCTCGTTCTCCGTCCTACCTCGGATGTCCAACGGATGCGTCTTCATGTAGATGTCGGCGTCAGAACCGAGCCTGATGAAGTACCTAGCCAGCACCCTCGCCCAATCCTGCGCGGTCAACCTGAAAAGCTTCATCTCGTAGAGCTCGCTCTGCTTGAACTGACGGCGGCACTTCGGACAGACAGCTATCTGCATCATCGACGAGACGAGGTTCGGCGGAATGAACCCCGGGCACCGGTCATCCGGGCAGGGGAACAACGGCTCGTCGCCACCACCGTCGAAAGCTGACCCACTTCGAAAGACGATGATCGAACCCGGGAAGTGTCCCGACGTCGAACGGTCCTTGCCGAAGTTGACCTCGATCTTGTGGGCAGCCACCACCCTCTCGATTTTGAACATCTCGGCCATCGCCTGGCGCTTGCGCTCAACGATGACCAGCTCTTCTGGTGTAAGATCCCGTGTAAGGTGCTTGGGATCAGCCCGAGCCGAATCAAGAACCTTCTGCTGATCTGGCCCGAAAAACTCACCCATCACCCGCCTCCGATATTGTGGGCGCCCTTTTGGCTCTTGCCCTTCTCGAAGAAGCTGCCCTCTGGCTTATTCCTGTTCGCTCCGCCGAGTAACGGTATGGACACCACCTGCCCATTCTCCATGACTGCGCCATCGGCGCCCCGACCAGTGAACATGTCCTCTTCGTCGCTCAAGGGAACCGGCCCCTTACCCTTCTTCCGCACGCCGGCCCTAGACGGCGCACGGGGAACAAGCGGGGGCGGAGCCGGCATATCGCTCATCCGAGACACGAACATATCGATCAACCGACACAAATCACGAACTGCTGTCCGGAGCTCCGGGGACGAGACGACGAAATTCCAGAAGAATTTCATCTTGTCACTGGCCTCGTCGTACATGATCTGCCGACAAACGTGGAGGTTCCAACGCTCATTCTCAGGAAGAGACTCGCCGCGAAGCTCCTCTTTACAAAGAACCCTGAGAAACTGGTGTACCCACACCTCCGGGTCGTACACCCGAAGACGAAGACGTGCCTGTGTGGGGGGACCCCCTCCGACAGTCTTCCCACAAGAGCACTCGTGCTCCGCCATCTCCGGGTCCGACTGACTCAGGAGCTCAACGTAGTGCCCCTTGTCTGACTTGAGCGCCGACAGAGCTACACCCAGCTGAGCGGAGCAAGCCAGTTCCTCTTCGGTCATCGCTCAGTTCCTCCCGAGATCCGAGTCACACTGCTGCGGTACCTTCTGCGCGAACGCTGCCTGCTCCGCCCGCTCCTCCGCAATCTCCTGTCGGCGGACTTTGAGCCCAGCATCCATCTCGGCCCAAGCGGCACGCATCTTCTCCCACGTGTTCGCGTACTCGAAGCGGAATCCGTTGTTCGTCGACGCAGACACCTCGATACCATCTCGCGTTACGACGATAGCCCCGAACTCTCGTTGAGCGTTCTTGTTGAGCAGCCCGGAGTTATAGATTTCACTCGCTTTGTCCAACACTGTCTGCCTCCTCGAACATTTGAGCCACGTAACCAACCGTCGCCTTCAGTGGCCCAAGCCTCGCGCTCTTCGCACAGAGGAGGACGCACTTGTCATCCGGCAACGCCGGAAGTTGAATCAACGGCATGTTCCAGAACATGGTCGGAACGTGATCCTCTCTCACGTCCACACCTAACCACCTCATGAAATTGACGACGCTGCCTGTAACCACACCAACGCCGGCCATCTTCTTCTCCGACGCCCGAACCATCATCACAGTCAACTGGGCAATGGCGCCGACGTTGAGCCGAGCTCCCTCCCCCTTCTCCACCTCCTCGAGGTCGACAGCTTGGATGGCCTGCCAGATGTCCGTCGGGTCATCAGTCTCGACCTCCCCAAACGGTGGCTCACGATTAGGAACCAGCATGTCGACCTCAATGACCGGCGGCTCCGCGGTGAGAACCATCTTTCGAACTACGGCATCCTGCCCCAAGATGGCCCTGACCATCTCCGCAAGAGAGTCCGCCGTCGACTTCTTCGGAAGATCAAACTTCCGCTGGACTGGTACAAGTTCCGCCATCAGAGCTGATCCACCTCCGCTGAGCTCTCATGAGCACCACGGAGCGCCTTGAAGTAGTCCGTGATAATCCGTGTCATCGTCGTATCCTGTTGCCGGGCGAACCACCTCACCCAAGCGAGCAAGGAGGAATCGATACGGCAGCTAAGGTGCCCCTTCTTCTCCCTCTTCGATCGCAAGAATGTCACCCTCGTGGATAATGAACTGGTCATGCCCAATACAACCCGAGGCCCGAATTGAATCACCAGTGTGCGTGTTCTTCAGGTACCTGATGTAGAGCACCCGGTCACCTGGAGCTACTTGAGGCGGCACAAGAATATCCTTCTTAGTCAGCCTCCCGGCCCCAACAGCAAGCACAGTCCCCCACTGATGCACGTCATCGACGGCCCGGGCCGGGGCGAGGACACCGGGAATGATCTCCCGTTCCGCGTCCTCCAATGGGTCGAACTGAACGAGAACCCGATCCCCTACAGGCCTGACGCGCACTTCACTCACTGAGCACCTCCTACATCGATGTCCTTGGGCATCCGCGTAGCCGCAGTAGCTTTCGGGGTCCTACCCGGTGGTGCCGCCTCGGGACCGTCCTCGTTGGTCTCAGCCAGGTCCGGGTGCAGATGCTCGAACAGCAGTTTCTGAAGCTTGTCGCCCACGGGGAATGACTGTTTCATCAGGTCATTCGGGAACTTCCGAACCTTCCCCGGCTCCATCTCCACGCCGAGCTCCGTCATGATGTTCCCCTTGCGGTCCGTGACCTGCCACATCAGCAGCGGGAGAGGCTTCACGCCCAGTAGGGTGTTCTTTGGACCCTTCGGCACCTTTGTGGTCTCGTAACTCTGTACTTTGCCGCCCATCTTCTTCCTCCGTAACCATGTAGATCATTGCTCCGGCGCCCGATGGGGCAAAGTGGAGCGTCTTCCCGTTATCCAGTAGAATGCGCTCAACGATGCACCTACCGGGGCTAATCGGCGCACCGCAGTCGAACACGACATCGGTCACCTTATGGCTCATCAGCAGGCCCTTCACAGTCCGCCAGTCCGCCACATCCTTCGGCAGCCCGAGACCGTTGAGGTAAGCCCAAAGTGCGCGGGGACCAAGGCGGACAACATCGAAGAAGTTGCCGGCCCCGAGCGTCGCCTGCACTGCTGCCTTCCCACACAGCGGACAAGCGAACGTGCCCCGCAACAAGAGCTCAACGTACCCCTCCTCCGGCAGATCGCCGTCAATCGCAAAGAGGACATTGCACTCCGGGCACGTGAATCCCGCCAGCTGCATCAGTAAGCCTCGACCCCACCATCATCGTCATCTAGGTCGTAGTTCTGCTCACCTGGATCCGAATCATCACCCTCCGCACCGCCCGCAGCAAAAGCGTCGAGGTCACGAGGAGGCTCAGGATCAGGGTAAAACCCCACTGACTCGAGCAGTGCCTGGGCCGAGTCACCTTGACCAGTGTGCTGCTCCTCGAGCTGGCGAAGCTGCTCCGCCGCGTCGAGCTCGTCCTGGGGGATTGGGCCCGCTGCAAGCTGATGACCGAGGTGGCCCTCGACCTGCTGTCGAACGTCTTCAACTGTGGGGACCGGTTCCACGTAAGGGGACTGAGTCCCATACGCTTCCTCTTGTGCCTGGATATGGAGCTGCTCAAAAGCCCCGACCAGTTGCCCGTAGGTCAGTGCGTCAATAGGTAGCTCAACAGCTCCCCCATCGAGCAAGCCGACCACCATACTGTGCTGACTCTGCCCAAGCTCGAGATTGACCTCGGAGCTCAAGTGCTTGATGACCATCATCGCGGTACTCCTGGTGGAAGCTGTGACCCCTGAGGGGGACCCTCTGTGTGACGAACCAACTGCCGAAGGGCCAATGATCCCTCAACCATAGCCTTGACCAACTTACAGGGATCCGTCACCTTATCCGCAAACGCGACACACTGATCAGTGCATCGTCTGTCAGAACTAAGCCAGCAGCGCAGGTTATTCTCTCGCACTGATCACCCCCTTCAGCACAGCCCCAAAGCCCGCTCTGGAAAACTCGACGAGCAGCTTCGTGATATGAGCAAGATTACCGGGTGTGTGATCTTTGGTGACAAACTCGAGCCTAACGAGCTCACGACCAACCTGCGGGGCGATATCCCGCTGAAGAAAACGCATGAACTCGATGAACGCACGAGGGTCCTTGAACTTCTCGTCGTCCCCCATCCGCACGAGGTCGGAGGACTTCCCCCGCCAACTGCACATATCGCATTGCCGATCCCACTCCCCTATGACGAGTAAGTCTTCAACCTGTGGGCAGCCGCACTGAGGGCACACTACCATCGCTTCTTCCTTCCCCATGCCGCTGTCGGAGGCCTTACGACGTTCCCCTTCAGCTTCTTACGCAACCGGCTCCCCTGATCCCTACCGCCAACCTTACGCACGAGCATCGGCCCTCGAGAGGTCTCTGCCTTGAGGGCGTCGATTATCTCGTTGGTCTCCTTGGTCATCTCCTCCGACAAGAACGGAAGGAGCGCATCCCGGTACTTGTTGAACGACTCCTGAATCGTCTCCGATGACTCTTCCTGCGCTGTCCTGACCGCCTGGACGACGGTGTGCATCCCAAAAAGCTGAATGAGCTGACGACGCATTTGAATCATGAGGCAAAGCGCCTCGAGAACAGACCCCACCTTGGGCGGTTTGCTCAACAGATCGTACATCATGTTGGCCCGCGCCCAGCCAAGGGGAGTCTTCAACCATTTCCCAACTCTTCGGCAATCATGATGTTGCGAACCCGGTCATCGAACCAGAAGTAGTTGACCCGCATGTCGGCCAGAACCTGCACCGGGTAACGGAGCACGCGCTTGAGCTTCTTCAGGAAGGCCTCGGAGTCAAAGTCGTCATCGACCAAGTGCGCTGGCATGATCTCACTACCAACAGCGTGAAGTCCGGCGGCCAGATTCATCAGCGCCAAACGCTCACGAAGATAGAGCTCCGATCCATCGAGCTTGCCGAGCTCCTGAAGGATGCCCTGATTCTCCGCACCAGACGTTGTGCGATACGTCACACTGAAACCGGCGCTGATCTTCACCGTCTGGCGTAGCTCACCGTGCAGAGCCAGATCCTCGATGCTCATGTCATCGAGAGCCTTCTCTATGCGAGCGCGCCGACGGGGGTTGTTGAACTTGTCAATGGCCGAGTCCATCTCCTGGTCCATGGAGCCCAGCCAAAGATTCTCATCTTCCAGGGGAGGAGTCTCTTTGGGCTCAGCGGCAGCATCAGGAGCCTCATCCTGTGCCGGTGGTGCCTGCGCAGCTTGTGCGGCCTGCTCCCTGTTCATGGCGTCGCCGAGGGCCTGCATATCCGACTTGATGGCTTCGACAGGCCTCGGGCTCTGTTGTTGAGGGACTCCTTGTTGTTGCTGACCCTGCTGCGCGAGCTGCTGCATGGAGACGCCCTGGGGGCCTTGCTGCGGACCCGGCTGGGGGAAACCCTGCGGCTGCATCGGGATAGGCTGCGGAGGATAACCCGGCGGCGGGTAACCCTGCTGAGGATACTGAGGCATCCCAGGATGCGGGTACATGGGCTGCGGAGCCTGCGTCGGGTCATAGACCATACCAGGCTGCCCTTGCTGCATACCCGGCGGTATGGGGTGGCCCTGCTGCGCCTGTGGAGGCTGCGGACCGGGGCCCGGCATCGGCGGCGCACCACCGAGCGGTTGGTCGTGCCCCTTGGCCGCCTCAGTCGGGGTCGCCGGGGAAGACTTGTCGTCCGTGCTCATCCTCTACCACGCCTTTCACAAGAAAGTTCGTCAGAATCCGCTTCCTGAAATTGTTCAGAAAGGTGTGCTTCTGCACCGTCATGGGCATCAGTCCATTCTGTATGAGGTACACGTACATCCGCTCCACGTGGAACTTCAGCCCGTTCCCCTCCCAGATTTCCTCGACCTGCTCTTCCGTCAGAGCGCCCATGGCCACCACCTTGCGGCATGAAGTCTCGAGCTGTCAAGAGAAATGTGCAGCAATATGCGGCACGTTTGCCTACACACACCCACTGTGATTTTACCTGTCAATGAGGCGAAAAGCGTAACGAAATTAGGGGATAAGACTATTAGAAGTCGTGGGGACTTTACCTCTGACATTTACAAAAGGAAAAGCCGTGAACAACGAAGTCATGATCTTCTCAACCAGTGACATTTTTACCAACCTCCGTAACCGGCCCTCCGGCCGGATAGTGGCAGAGAATAGAGACGGCGTGTACGTCTCGACTGAGAAACTGGAAGCGGCCGTCAACAGCGGGTTCAGGTGCTATGTCGCGTCAACGCGCGAGCGGCTCACTGATGGAGATAGTTGGTGGGTTGAGATCGTCGGCCGGGACAACGTGTTCCTGGCCGAAGAGCCCGAGTATTATTGCGACTACGGTCCTTCTCAGGACCGGAACGCCTGCGTGAGCAAGGGGTACACCGACCTCGCGGCCCACCTCGGCGCCGCATGGCCGACGGACAAATGGGATGGCAGACCTGCGTTCTGGCCGAGCGGGATGCCCAAAGTCGCGGAAGCCCAAGGATGGACTATGGCCAAGTCCTGGGAAGGGCCGATAGAGCTACCGAAGGCGGTACGGCAGGTGGCCAAACACCTCCAAGTGTTTGCGAAGGCCACGGTGCTGCTAGTAGGCGGTGCCGTGGTAGACGCCCTCCAGGGACGAACGCCAAAGGATTGGGACCTCGAGGTGTACGGGGTGGCGCCCCCGGACGTGATCGAGGTGCTCGATCGACACGGGTGGAAACCCCAGGCGGTGGGGAATGCGTTTGGGGTTGTAAAGCTCGCGCACGACGCCACGGATGGCGTCAGTATTGATATCAGCTTCCCCAAAGCTGACAACACCCGAGATGGCGAGACGGACTTCGGTCCAGTCGACATCTACATGACACCCGCCGAGGCCGCCCTCCGGCGGGACCTCACCATCAACAGCCTCATGTACGACATCGAGGCTAGGAAGGTCATCGACAGCCACGGAGGGCTAGATGACCTACGTGACGGGGTGCTTCGGGCAACGTCGCCCGAGCACTACGCACAAGACCCGATCCGCCCCCTGCGCGCAATGCAACTCGCGGCACGCAAGGTGCCAAACGTCGACCCCCTCACCATGGCGCTCCTCCGCTCAATGGCCACCGACGAGGCGTTCGCCTCCTTGGCCATCGAACGCGTGGGGGAGGAGTTCCACAAACTGATGATGGCTGAGAAGCCATCCATCGGTCTCGAGGTACTCCGAGAATCGGGGTGGTTGCGCTTCTTCCCTGAACTCGAGGCACTGGTCGGGTGTCCGCAGAACCCAGACCACCACCCCGAGGGTCCGGTGTGGGACCACACGATGCTAGTGGTGGACGCCATGTCCTCCCTCGCGCGCACCGGCACCTCCTGGACCGAGGAGCCCCTCGATGGCCTGCGCCGGAAGGCCCTCATGTTCGCGGCGCTCTGCCACGACTTGGGGAAGCCAGTCACGGTGCAAGACGACTTGTCGTGCCCCAAGCATGACGTCGAGGGCGAAGAGTTGGTGCGCTCCTTCCTCGGACGCCTCACCAACGAAACGGTCCTGACCGAGGCGGTCGTCGCCCTGAGTCGAAACCACATGAGACCATTCGGTCTCGTGGACGGCAAAGCTCGAGAGTCGCGCTGGGGGCGGCTCAAGGCCGACCTGGTCAAGCACCCCAAGCTGAAGAATGGCGGTCTGCCCAGCCTCGAAGATGCTGGCTACCTCTCCCGAGCAGACTGGATGGGCTCCCGCCCAGTCGGCACCCGCTTCGCCAACGGCTCCACCACGGAGACGGACCGCGACCACCACGAGATTGCCGAGAGGTGCTGGGAGATGCACCGCGAGCTCGAGAAGGCCGAGCCCTTGGTCGGCGGGCGCGACCTCATCAAGGCCGGGGTCAAGCCCGGACCCCAGATGGGCAAGCTGGTGAAGGCGGCCTACGTCATCCAGCTAGACGAGCCCGAGCTCGCCCTCGAGGAGCTCATCGCTCGAGTGATGTCGTGAGCCTCCCCGTTGAAGAGAAGAAGCGGCTGGGCTCTCACTGGGAAGCGGCGGAGGACCCCCGCCTCCGCGCACGCCGCAACCTCATGCGGGCCACCAGCTGGGTCGACGCCCCAGAGCCCCCCAAAGAAGAGGGGTACTACTGGCCACCAAGGAACCGCAGGAAATAAAGCGCTGACACTCGTCAGGCTCCTGTGGTTCTTTCTCTAGCTAGGTATGCAAAAACACTAACAAATCCGTGATAGGTAGTGTGCGGACTTTGGTAACTAACTAAGAAGGAGGATGCGTGTGGCAGATAGAAGTTCCGAGGGAAGAGGAGATCGAACCACTTCACGTGTGTCGGTTCTGCGGAGCCAACATCGAGACGATGGAGGACCTGAGACTGGGGATATGCCCGTGGTGCAAGACGAGGCACGATTTCTAGGGCACACCTGCACCACCAATCGCGGTGGTGTCTACCGAAGCTGGCCGGTCCTTGACCTATGGGAGCTGGCCAAAGACCTACACACCTTCGAGCTCCCACCCGAACAGCTCCCCGAGTTCGACTTCTACATCGACTCGGAGCCACGGTTCTTCTGGTGGTCCCGGGCTCGAGGGACCAAAGAACAGTTCACGATGCGTGATCTGGCAGACCACATCCGCCGGGTCAACGATGCCGACCTGAGCTTCCCCATCTTGTTGAACCCGGAAGGGGGTGTGATGGATGGGCTGCACCGGATGATGAAGGCCCACATCCTGGGCGTGTGCGTGCGTGTTCAGCAGTTCGAGGAGTGGCCCCCAGAAGGTGCAAAACCGCAGTAAAACTGGGGATAAGACTAATAGTGATCTTGGAGGTGCTACCTCCGAATCATTATGGGGACCGCGAGTTCCGTCTTGTGAAACTGAAGGATGACCAATCCTAAAGTAACACCGTTGAAAGGCCTGGTAAGCCTGACACTGATGATGGATGGTACGCTCGAACGCCAAGGAGAAGGAGGGTTGATCGCCTCTGGACTTTGGTTGTTTACTGGTTCGACTCCAGTCGGTCCCCCCATGGCACACATGGACAACGAAGCCCGCAAGGGAAACGGCTCTAACACGACACCCTCAAACGCCGAGTTCGTCGATGAAACCGACGCGGCCGAAATATTCGCCAGCCACCTATCTCGCCTGGAGCGACAGGTCGAGACCCTCGTGGCCGACGCCGCAGACGCGGCAGAGAATGCCGAGGATGCGGCTAAATACGCCGAGCGCGAGCGGCGACTAGGCCTGAGCCATGTCGAGCGTCTCAGAGACGACGCCGACCAAGCCCGCTTCGCGCTCGCCGACGCCAACGCCGACTACATCGGCGTGCGCACCGCACAATATGTGGACGCCTGCGCGGCGGCGGACAAAGCCGAAGCTGAGGCTGAGGCTCTCGCGCAGGCCACCATCGAAGAGTTCAATTCGATGGCGCCAGTAGAGCAGGCGAAGGCTCTGCTCGCCGAAAAGCTCGGCGATGATGCGGCTGACGCGATCCTGTTCGCACTCACTGCGAGGGAGCAGGAAAGGGCGGCAACTCGCCGCAAGAAGATTGCCACCGCCCTGAAGGTCGGGGCCTCGATGGCCGCGATGGGCGGGCTCTATGGAGGGATCATCGGGATGGCCGTCGAGGCCGCCAAGCCCAAGACCCGCAGGGCCAAGATCGCAACCAAGTTGGTGAATTGGGCCTTCGCCCGCTAGCGCATCTCAATGGGGGAACCGGAATAGTCCGGTTCCCCTCCGACTGTGGAGAATTCTTTTTAGCTGATGACGTATGATCTGAGAGGGCCCCCTCTCTGTGGCGGTTTTACTTCAACTAGGTAAGTCTAGTAAGACCCTCTAATTTTACTTTAGATAGAACTAGAGAGGATAATGAGGGGGTCTTACTAGACTTACCTAGTTGAAGTAAAACATCTAGAGAGAAAGAGCCTCTCTGGATCACCCAGTACAAATAGGAGGGTCTTACTAGATACCCCTAGTTGAAGTAAAACACCTAGAGAGAAAGAGCCTCTCTGGATCAAACGGGCGTAACTAGCTAAGAAGATTGAGTAACGAATGTTACTCAACCTGGTCGTCCGACCGACGAACTACCAACAGCCCCTCGTGTTTGCAGAGGATGCAGCGCCCGTACTTGGACTTTTTGGTGGCGGGTCGAATGACATCGCCAAGGTTCAGGTTGCCGACATCCTCCATTGTCTGATCCTTGTTGCACGTCGGGCTCGTGCAGCGCAGGAGGTATTCAACTATCAGCGCCGTCTTTCGTTTCATCGTCATCTCCAGTACCGAGCACCAGCTTGCCTTCGACAAGCCTACTCCTGACCGCCTCCTTCTGCACGGCCAGCAGCATCTGCATCTGCCTGGCGCTCTTGGCGATGATGTGGGTGGCAACCTTGTGGCAGTCATCACAGACCGGTACACCCTCCCACAACGCGACCTTGGGCTTGCCGCAGTTCATGCAAACACCGCTCACGCCGCCCCCAACTTACTGAGAACCCTTCGGCACTCATCATCAAACCTATCGCAGTCGATGATGAGCCGAACCGTACCAGAGGGGTCCTCGAGCAAGACAACGCTACTCCGCGCACCAGAACGGATATCCGCCCACCGTTCTAGCGCGGTACCGATTTGCCGAACCGGTAACCTCATCCTGTTCAAGATGGTAGCGAGGAGCAGACGACGAACATCCTCCACGGACCACACTCGTCGAGTACCCTTCCCGTCCGCTTCCCCAATCGATGGCACCACCACCAACGTCTCCGCCATGTGGATCATCATGCGTTGCGTAATCCCGAGGGCTTTCGAGATACGCACGCCACTCGCGGCAATCTCCCCCACCACCCCGCGGACAACCGCAACGGCTCTCCTCTTCTCTGACTTCCCCCTTTCTTCCTCCCTCATTCGCTCTATCGTTACCGCAGCCTTCTCTACGTCTCCGTAGAGGTACAGATCTATGCTCTCGACCTCTCCCGGTTTTGGGTTGACCCAACCGTTGAATATCTTGTTCAATCTGCCCACGTTCAGGTCGAGATCACGCGACATCTGATTCTGCCTGATACCATTCGCCGCTAGTTGAACCTTCCAGTCCGTGGCGCGCTTCATGTCTACCTTCATGCTCCCCTTATGGCCCGCTTGACGGGCGCGTAGGACCGTCGGTGCTCTGGACAGGGCCCGTGCTTCTTCAACTGGGCAAGGTGTACCACCGTTGGGTAGCCCTTGTGTGTCTCGAACCCGTAGGCTGGGTACGCCGCCGCCATCCCTGCTATCAGCTGGTCTCTCCAGACCTTAGCGATGATGGATGCTGCCCCAACAGCCTGCACCTTGGCGTCAGCCTTAGGCATGGCAGTCTGCTGAGCGGTAGGCACGGGGTGAGGCAACTTGGTCTTGCCGTCCACGACGACGTGGGCATCAGGGAACCGTTCGAGGCAGCACATGGCGCAGGAGACCATGCAGCCCCGAAGACACTGATTGATGCCGTGCTCGTCGATGAACTCGACCCCCGACTGGGCAATCACCCAGTGAAGACTGTGTTCGTGGATGGCGTGGATGACATTGACACGCTGATGGGGCTTGAGCGCCTTTGAGTCACCCACACCGTCCACGACCAGCTCCTCCGGGAAGACCACGGCAGCGACGACCACCGGACCCGCAATGGGCCCAAGCCCCACCTCATCTATGCCGATAATGTTCATCAGACCCAACCCCGCTGTCACGAATGCACGTGGCGTTCCCCATCTGGTAGTCGTCGTCCCTCGACATCAGGGTGCCACCTCTTCCTCACGCCACTGATCGCGCATACGCAGGAGGCGCTTCCCGGCATTACGAAGCGCCCATTGAGACGACATCCCGAAATCAAGCAGCCGCTGCTCTACCGTGTAAGGGAACTCCTCTATGTCCTGGTCAGACAGAATCTCCAGCATGGCCTCGCAGTGGTTCACGTGCTGTCTGCATTCAGTCTCTTCTTCGTCACTGCATATCTCGAGACTGATTTGGGCGTGGCCTAGCTTGTCCTCTACTTGCTCCAACAAGAAGCACAAATAGTCGTCGTTCTTCGCCCTTTCGTGCGTGCGCTCCATCAGCCTGCCTCCTTCTCATCGAGCTCGCTGGGAGCATCCTCGATGTCGACCCAGCCCGCATTGTTGCCCTCGGCGTCAGACTGGATCCACATGAACTTCCGCTTGCCCCTGAGCAGTATCTGGATACCGAAGTAGTCAGGATCTGCATCCTCGGGCACCCCGATGACCCCGACGATTGTGCCGCCTAGAAGTTGATCCAGGATCTGATCCTTGCAATACTTTGAGTCGTGGCTCACCTCTCTCGCTCCTTGTAGACGGTATCCTTGGGCGGCTTCCAGTTGCTGAGCAGCTTGGTGAGCTGCTTCCGCTCTGCATTCGCACGAAGCCTCTCTTCTTCGCGCTCCATCTTGGCTCTTGCGAAGCGCATCTTCACGTCCTTGTCCGTCTCGCCCTCGAGACGCTTACCTGTGATCTTGCAGCCGGCACCGAAGTCGGCGACGACCACCTCGTCCTCATGGTCAGCCATCAGTATCCGTTCCTCCAAGCCGGCACTTGGCCAGCTCCCAGCAGTGGTCATAGAGATGAAGACCCTTCGACGCGGCGATGATCTCCCCAGGTGCCACACCGATCTCGTCGGCCATGTACTCCTGGAGGTTGACGATGGCCGCCAGGTTGGCGGGGAAGCCGCCCCACAAGTCCCAGCTCCTGAAGTAGATGCAGAAGTGCAACTTCTCCTCGTCCAACGACGGATAATCCTGGAATCGGTCTCCATCCGTCGCAGGGTAGACACGGCAGTCGATTTGGCGCAGGCAGGGCGGGTCCTCGAGGTGGATGTCGCTTGGCTGGGCGATGGTCATGCAGGCCTGGTTGTTGCCAAAGCTTCTCTTGAACTTCGCAATGACCTCTTCGACCTGGGGCGACATGCGCTGGAGCGAGTGCCCGAATTCGTGATAGGACGTCTCCGGCGATACTATCGGTGCCCAGGTCGGCCCAAAGAGTCGCTCTCCGTAGGTGTACTGCTCCCCCTCCTTCCTCTCATCCGTCATGAGGTACGGAAGGTACTGAGCAATGTAGTCGTCCTCGACGGGGTTCGGGATGTTGAGGTGCGGCGGGATGTCCGGCAGGAGCGGCCGGACGTGGGGGTGCGTGATATGGACAGTGATGTAGTCGAGCTCACGCCGTGTCTGCCCCTCGTAGCTCCCCTCAGTGATCTTGTAGTCGCGTCCTTGCTGATAGCAGGCGTCCACGCACTGGAACCACGCGTCAGGTAGATCCCGAGCTTCGATATTGATTGGTCTCACTCTTCCTCCTTGGGCTCGAGCCGTTTGGCTAGATCCCGGATGGCGTCGCGGGCCTGGGGGTCCATGGCAGACACCACGTCAGCGGCTTCGTGGAGTATGTTGACGGCCTTGGCCAGCTGCACGTCTTCCTCACTCTCACCCTCGTCGTTGATGACCCGAAATGGTGGTAGATTCGGTACAGTTGGGCAGGCCAGACGGAGCTTTCTGAGGATCCTCTCCTTCAAACGCTTACTGTCGCTGACGAAGATAGTCAGGGCGGTATCATCGATGAGCTCGATGATCGCGTCGATGGGCTGTTTTTCGATGAGCAGATCCTGGTCATGGGTGCAGAGCAGACACTCCTCTGACTCCATCCCCGGCCGCCACCAGTAGTGGGCCGGGCTCAACTCGCCGCCCATACCCCCAGTGTGCCACTTGTCCCACGGGATGAGTTTCTCGGTACAGAACTCCTCGAGGACACGGCAATCCCCGTAGTTTTTCTCGTACTCGAACAGCGCGATGATACCGTCAACCCGATGCGCGAGAAGGTCGACCGGACCCTCTGGCAACCACTGCTCCTCCTTGCAGTAATCATCGTCAACGAAGATCTCCTCACGAATAATTGCGTCGCACAAGCGACTAGCCAGTGGCCTGCGAACGTCGCCACCAATCCAGAACTTCGTATGAATGTACTCTCCCACTTCGATCTCCTTTTCAGCTAGAAGGGTTCCCTTCGCGTATCCCTTATAACAATCTGAGCCCCATAATAGCGGCGGATCTTGTGCGAGATGGGCCCCCTAGGAGACAAGCTCGTCGAAAAACTGTACGAGGAGTTGACGCTAGAGATGCTGGCGCTCGATGCGGCGAAGTCCTTCGCCGCGCCAACCGCTAGCTAGCTCAACGGTTCGCCTGCCTTGCCCTCTCTCCGGGGGCATTCTCTTAGCTGGTCATGAACTAAAACAGGGCGCCTCCGAAGAGACGCCCTGTGAGATCAGGGGTGGGGGGGACGTTCCCTGACCTCAACCATCTGAGACTAGCATGGGTGGATCTGCGGCAGCAATGGGGGCCGAGGTGGGTAGTTCTGGTGGGGGGTCTGATGGCACTTTGGTGTAGCCCATCTGCTTGCACACAGGGTCGATCTCACCCTCATTTGTGGGCCGACGCCAGAAGGCGTTGTGTGTTTTTGGTCCGGACGTGATCCGCGCAAGACCTCTCGCACACGCGACCCTGTCATCGCAAGAAGCCTTGCCACTCTCACACCGCCCACCCCAAGTGATCGGCCTGCCAGGAACCCACTCTAGTCGATGTCCTGGTCTGGAGATCTCTACGAGAGGGCGCTTTGAGATGAGCGCCTTGCCGAGCTCAACAGCGTAGGAGCAACGGCGGGAGCCGTATTGAGCATCCCAGCGGTCAAGCGCAGACTCTTGTGTGATCGACTTGTTCTGGCGACGTAGATAGTCGAGATAACCACCCGGCATCTCACAATCTGTCTCCAGGTTGCGTATCCAAGCTGCTCGAGCATTACGCAACGCATAGCCCTTCACGGCCATGATGTGGGGTTGTCCCCGCCTGAAGACTGAGAGCATTGTCTCACCGCTCTCATCACACTCAGTGATACGGCGAACGTGACCACGCTCACACCCACGACGACGGATGTTGCGCAGCGACTGCCATATACCGACACAGTCCTGCGGGTTACCATCAGCCTCCGCAATACAGATCCGAAGAAACGCCGTGAGGGTCGATTGAACCGAATCCTCTTCGGGAACGTTCCAGGCTTTCCCCTGGGTCTCTGCCGGGCTTCCCCAAATGAACCGGCGAACCCGCCGCTTTGGCGGCGGCGGTACTTCGGCCTGTTCCGCTACCTCTTCCCTGGGGGCGTTCAGACGTCTGTCGAACTCCTCCCTCTGCCTCTTGTTCTTCTCACTCCTGGCCTGTCGATTGGCGGCATACTGCGCCAGCAAAGCCGCACGTCCAGCTCGACGCTCCTCGAGACGGCCTTCCGCAGAAGCCTCGCCCTCGGTGCAACCAGCGAACGTGACAACCGCTACGGCAGCCACAGTCAGGGTGAACACGATGATCACTACACGGATGACGTTCATAGTCGTCCTCCTCTCCTCCCGGGCCCTGCGACCCGGCTATCCCTATCCGAAGAGCAAATGACCGGCAAGGCCGGCAGCGGAGATCCCCGCTATGAAGCCCATCATGAATACGAAGGACCTGGTTATTGAGCGCCTCGTCCGACGAGGTACGTCAACAACGTTGCTCCACAATTCCAACTCCAACTCGGTCACGTCCTACCCCTAGCGCCGAAAGCGCCCCCACACTGTTCCTCACTTTACCACACCGATCCCACCCACCTGATAGCGGCATCAGGGGCGTCTCGTGATGCGGTCCTCGTCGACCAATGCCTCCATCTTCCCCCGCATAGTTGACGCCATGGCATGCACAGTTGGTTCATCGAGTCGTCTGTGCTGGAACTGCTTGAGTGGGTCGAGGATCTCGTGGAACAGCTCCTCGCCCAACTCATCAGCACCATCGAAGAGCCACAGCCTGGGGTTGATGACGATGTTGATCTCGGAGCCCTTGGTGATGATAGCGAAGCTCGGACAACGCTCCATACCATCGAACTGATAGTCCCGCTGCGCTGGCCCAGTCACATGCACGGTACTACGACGCTCAGCGGCAGCGACCAGCCCTACGAGAGCGTGGATGGTGTTGTGCGCCTCTTCCTCAAACTCATCGCCAGTGAGCTCCATGGACTCTTCGTGCCATCGAGATTGGAGCCTCTGGGCCTCAACTAGGTACGTCGTCGGAGCCCCCCGTTCCGCCTTCCGCGTGAATCTTGGGGGATCTTGAATCATCACTGCCGACAACTCCGAACTCTTCTTTGATTCTCTCTCGCTCATCCTCGCTCAAATCCTTTCCCATCAATTCCTCTAGGGGCATGACGGTGGGCCGATACCGTATGTCAAACCAGTCCTGGAACGATATCGCTACCCCATTGTCGTAGTACGTCCCCATCTCATGCAGCAGCACCTCGAGGGTCATGCGTCGGTCTTCATGGAACTGCTCAACGTTAGTCATGGCCACGTAACTCCGAGAACCCGGCGGGTAGTACGAGCCTGCGCTCTTCTGCGCATCCCTCGTGCTCGAAATGGCTCGACGCAGAGCGTTGATGTACGTGGCGGTCGCCTTCTGAAGCTCATCCCTGATGTAGTCTTCGCTCACATCGCCTCCAGTCGCTCCTTGATCTTCCGCAGCTGTTCAGCGAGATCGAAGAAGGCCGCCTCATCATATCCCTGATCGATCATCGCTTCACGCTCGGTCTTCAACGCCTCCAACTCTGCGACCAGGGCCCAAAGTGCTGCGTCCATCCTGATAGCGGCCTCCCCCCTCACACCCCCTCCGTATCCAGAATCGTCCAAGCAGCCTTCAGGCCATCGATGAAGGCGCCGTGTTCGCCGTGCTCCTGCTGATCGGATGAGTCTAGGGAATCCCACTCCGCATCCCGCTGATTCCAATTCTCGCGGTTCGTCGCGATGGTCTTCTTGAGCGTCTCCATGCGATGCCTGCGATCACTGGCGTCGTTCTGGTGCCGCCGGGTGACCGCCATCGAGCTCTCGTTGAGCTCATGGAGGCGCTTGTTCTTCTTCTCGAGCTCGTGGGTCTGCTGAACGAAGTCGAGAACCGCTCGCTCGAGTGCTAGAACCCGATTTGATAACACCGCTCCAGAATCATCGACTCCGTCATCGCCTTCTCGATTGGGTGCTCGCTCAACTCCTGCTCGTTCCGCCCTATCTGCGCCCAGAATGTCGGCTCCATACAATCGTCCGTCAGATCCTCCGCCAGATACACCAGGAGCTCCTTCTCCAGCCCCGTCTTTGGGTCGTCCAGGTTCATGATCCACATGTCGCCCACTTCCGGTCTCTTCCCCGGCATCATTCATCTGCCCACCCTTCTCGATCTCGTATTCGTGCTTCTTCCCCAAAACGTAGGCAACCCGTTCGATAGCTGCGATGAGTGCGGGCAGCTGTCCATTGAAGAACCGGTGTCCATACCCCGTCTCGTGGAACTGGATCATGACATGTCTTCTTTCATGCGGAACCCGAGCCCCACAGGGAACCGGACACAGCCGCTGTCGTAGAGCCCAAAGTACTCGACCTTGAGCCACTGTCCGATGTACCCATCAGCCTCCTCGAGCATCTCCTTGCGCTGGGCCTTGGTACCCTTGGGCGCAACGTCGAACTCAATGCCGTTGTCCATGACGCACCTAAAGACGGGCACGTCCTTGAACTTGCCGACACCCGGCTGCCATCCGATGACCTTGAACTCAGCGTCCTGGAAGATCTTGACCTTCAGGAGCTCGTCTGACCGATACCCGAAGAGGTATTTGCCGTGGAGCATTCTGACGATGGCCCCCTCGTAACCGTCCCTGACAAACACATCGTGCAAATTGGTTACGGCCTCCTCTGTCCCGGCGCTGAAGGTCCGCACGGTCTCCAACGACGGAAGGCCGTACTCCTCAAACCACTGGAGCCACTCGTAACGCTTACTCCACGGGAGGTCGAGATCATTCATGTCCAGCACATCGTAGACATGCAGTTTGACGTTCGTTGTTTCCGGACGGAGCTTCTTCACCCACGAGGTGATGGTCTGAAAAGATTCGCCGTGGACGTAGAGCTCACCGTCGAGAACCAGGTTGTCAGCCAGATCCAGATCTTCCAGCTCCTTGAGGATGTGTGGGCAATTCAACGGTTTGCCGGATCTCGACGTGAGCTCGAGTTTACCGTTGAACCTCTGAGCCAAGCACCGGATCCCATCCAGCTTCGGCTGAACATGGACCGGGTAGACTACCTTCTTCCTACGGTCAGCGAACTTCTTCGCCAACATCGGTAGCGGCAGAGGCTCCATGGCCTCCTCCACTGTTCGCCTGTATTTACGGTCCAATTTGTTCTGCCACATCGACTTGGCCTCGAGCAGTGCCTGCTCCTCCGCCGTAGTCTCGTTGGCCCGACCGACGTTCTTTGGCTTAGCTTCCTTCGCAGCCAGCTGCTTCTTGCCTAGATCCGTTCCATACTCAGTGTGGATGACGGATCCGGTTGTCCAGATCTTCCAACTGAAGATCTTGTCCTTCTTGCCTAGGTGGTACAGGGTAGGTAGCTCCATCTCACTCCCTTTCAGTTACTGGGACAGAAAATCGCGTAGTTCGATCACAACACCTTCGCGCCACTTCGTCTGCTGAACCGGTGATCCGTCGCTGTGTGCCTTGCCGACGTCGAGCAGAACCGCGAAGTCCTTGCCCCATTCGGAGATTGTCCACGTAAGGCGATCTCTGCGGTCCCGTCCGGAAGTGTGCAGGCCCATCTCCTCAAAGCACCTATTGACCGCCCGAGGGTTCAGGCCCACCATCTCCCCAATCTCGGTGGCGGTCAGATACCTCTCCTGGTGGTCGCTGAGTAGATTCGTTCCACCGAGAATCTCGGGGATATCGAGGTCGTACCTACGCTTGATCGTCTTGTTGGCGGTCAAGATAGCCTGGTTGCCTCGATACCCGTTGCGCTCGGCCAGAGCTCGGGCCGTATCCCACGCGGGCAGGATGGTTGGGAAGTAGTCGAGTTCTTCTGGCGTTGCAGAGAACTGCCCGGTCCTCCTGATCGTCGGTAGTACCACCTCGAACACCCAGTCCATGAACCGCTCGGCGCCGGGGAGACGAGAGCGGCTGATCAGCCTGTAGACATCGGGCTCTTGGATGACTTTCGTCTGCTGAACCCCCCGTCGAATCGACGGGACATCGACCAACACCGCATTTTTGCAGTGTTTTCTGGTCGCCTGATCGGTATCGCTGTACCCCAGGGCCACCGCTACGTCTTTGGCGACAAACCAAGGCTCATCGTCGATTGTGAGGGTACGGACCTGTCCGAACTCCTCGTGCTCGAACACCTCGATCGCTGTGTTCACATTTCCTCCTCAGAGCTACCGCCGTGTTTCACGGCCCTAGCCGCTTTTGCGAACTCTTTACGGAAGAACTCCTTACCGCTCACGCACTCGTTGATGTGGTCATAGAAGTCCTTGGTGATGCAGTAAGCTCCGCAGCCCGGGCACTGCCAAGGACCAATGCCCGAGGCGGAGCCGGGTTTGATCTGACTTGCCGCCACATAGGCGGACCAGATGAACTCCCAATCCGCCCGGCCGATTGCGTCGTCGAACTCTTTTCGATTCATGCCGCGTAACTCTCCTCTCACGCTAGATTTGTGGTCAGCGCTGTGGACCTTATGCCCTTTTCGGGCGTGTTTTCTCAACTAAAGTATTGGTGTCTGGGAGAGCGGAGCTACCTTCTCAGCAGCAGCAGCGTCAGCTGAAGGCGGGCACATAATTGGGGGTGGGCACATCGGACAGGTCGGGCAGGGACAGTCTTCTCCGCAGTCAGTCTCGGCGCACGGCGGGCACGCCTCAATAATCTCAATACCATCGTTGGTCTTGACCTGAATACGCTCTGGGGCTCGGTACTCATCAGGTTTGTGTGCGCCACTACTGGTTGACGAGCCCACCAATCTCCCGAAACTCGAAATGTTCTCTGACGATGCCCCGACGAAAATGATGTACATGGTCGCCGGCACGACAATAGCGAGAGCGAAGCACACTGCCGCGATCTCGAGCATTGCCTGACGGCCGGAGGCAGGCCACTTGACGATGACGCTGCCTCCGACCCAGGGGAACGCGATGTTGAATGTGCCGCGGACCGCAGTTTTGTTGGTCCACGCCGAGAACTTCTCCACGGACTCTGGCACGCCAGGGAAGGACTCGTTTTCGAGATCTCCCTCTTCGACGTCTTCGATCGATGTGTCATCAGCCATGCGCCGATGATATCAGAGCCTATTCCTCCTGTTCGGCCTCGAGCGTCTCCAACAGGCCAGTCCGGTTATTGAGCACATTTCGGGCGAGGGTGCTCATGATATCGTGAGCAAGGCACCCGCCGGCGATGATGTTCAGCGCGCGATGGTAGAGACTCGTCAGTGGGGGGAGCTTGACGCTGCCGTCCCACAAGACCGACTCACCATCACGGCGTAGCTGCATGACAGTTGAGCGAAGATCCGCAGCCAAACGAGGGATATCGTCCTCGACCATCTCCGCGTAAACCAGCACGGCAGCCTGAGACGCTCGGGCGTGCGCCCTGTTGCTCGAGTTGAGTTTCAGGACGAAGAACATCCCGTTGCGGTCAGCGGGGGTACCATCGGCCTTCGTCACTCGGTATTTGCGTCTGAGGCCTGCCATCAGTACCTCCCGACACCACGTGGGTCCCAATCTCTGGGAACGGGCTGACCCTTGCCAATGGTCCGAGCCGGCTCAGTCTTCAGACCTAGAATGGGTACAGCGTAGCCAAGTACAACAGTTCTCCACAGCTCCTCACCTGGATCATCCCGTCGGGTGTTCGAGCTCTGACGATGAGCGTGGATATACTCGATGGGCATCCCCATCTCGCGACCCTCAACGACCATAAGCTCGATGGCTGCGCAAGCACTGCGAATGACCTCGGGGGTAACCTTGGTGGGCTTCTTGTTGTTCCAGGTCTTGCCGCCCTCGGCGCCGGGATAGTTGCCATCGATCTCGAGCCCGAGCTCAAACGCGTTGAACCCGTTGCCGTGGTAGACGTAGTCCTCCAGGTTGTTGGGCCAGGCGATGAAGCCCTTGTGGAACGCCATCACGTGACAGGCCACCCTCAGTGACCGTCTGGCGAGAGCCAACTCAGCGTCACCGCCCGCAGCCTGAATCTGGTAGGGCACCACACCGTACTTAGCGGCCGTCTGGTGGATCGTGATCCCGGTAACTTGAGCCGGATCCCTAACGACAGGCACACCACCATGTCGTTTGAACTTCTTGGCCACTCGATCTTCCCAGGGCTCTTCGCGAAGGTCATAGCACTTGACCCCCTCGTACCGACGAGTCGGAATACCGGGCACTGACGGGTCCTCGGGGGCATCCCACCCAAGTGCGTCGAGGGTTTCGTCGGAAATGACTCCATCGTTCGCAGCTCTGGAGAGGCCCTTCTCGAACTGAAAGCTCCTGACAGCTGCCAACGTCTCTTGGCCGTAGTCGCCATCAGCATCGTACTTCGGCAGCTTTTGTCCACTGGCCAGCAGGCTCTCCTGCATCTCCTGAACGTCAGCTCCCTTGTCGCCCAGTCTCATTTTTCCTCCATTTCAGCGCCCACGAGCTCCTCGAGATACGCCACGCGCTGACGCAACGAGACTTCATCCTTCGGAGTCGCAGGCGGGTCGCCTTCCTTGAAAGAGAGCCACCCGTTTTCCATCAGCCACTCCTTGGTGGCAGTCAGTTGGAACAATGGTTCGTGCACCTCAGCTTGCCCAGTCCCGTTACCGGGCACGACCCAGGCGAAGTAGGGGATACGGTCTTCGTGAGCGAGCGCCTTGACGTCATCCCCGCTGAGAGGGCAATGAAACTTCTCGAGCTTCTCAGCCAGCTCGTCTGCCGTAATTAGGTTTATCGGCATGCTCTTCTTCAACATCACGCACCGCCCCATTTCTCTCTCGCTGTGCCAGCCGCCTGTAGCGCCTGGTCGTAACTGAGGCCCTTGCCCGCAAACCATCCGAGCGCGAGATCGAACTCATCGAGGACATGCTCCTCATCGATTCCCTCTCGGTACGCCTCGAACTCGCCCCACCAAGTAGAGAAGTCCGTGAGATTCTCTGCCTCGTAGGGGATGATAAGCTCGGCGAGGATTTGTTGAAGGACCGGGTTGATCTCCGCCATAGCTTGTCCCACGTCGATGAACGGTATAGCCGTCTTGACGACCACGAATTGGAGTGCCGAAGTGGCCGCCATGTAGACACGCTCGAACAGCTTCTCACGGTCCACGCTACACCGACCGTTCATAACCAGGTCGCTGTTGTACTTGCGCTCCTTCGCGAGCTCCTCGTTGAGTGCGGCGTTGCGCTCCCGCAGGTCCTCAATCACCTTCTCGTCAACCATCCCACATGTCCTCCCAGGCTATCTGCAACCCGCCAATCAGGTAGCAGTGGCCAGCTTCCCGCACAATCTTCCAATCGTGCTCACAGTATTCACAGATCTTGTAGTGCCACCAGCTCCCGTCAGAGAGGCTGGTGATGTAGACGTATTCATCTCCCTTCTCTATCTTTTCTCTGCACTCGTAGCACACGTGCTCTTTGCGAGCCTTGCGCTTCCGCTCATCCCAGACATCGCTCGGGTCGTAGTCGCAGTAGCAGCTCACTTCCCCCACCGGGCACTGGGCACCTGGAGACCCGTCGTCTTCCAGATGCCCCACTCAACCAGGACAACACCCAGCAAGAGCACCTTGACCCAGTTCGGGCCGGGCAACTCAAACATCCCTCTACTTCTCATTGATTGTCCTCTCCGCAGTCCGTCTCACGGTCCGCTTCTTCTTGCACAGTCTCCTCGTAGTCAGGCACGCCCCTCATCGCCAGCCGCAACTGAGTATTTGGCTGGTTCGAGCAGCTGAACTTGTGGAACCCGTAGGTCTGCCGGCATTGAGGGCAGGGCTCCGCGATCCGCCCGTCCGAGGTAGGCTTCCCCCGTATGATGGAGGAAGCGTCAGCCAGTGCCTTGTGAATGTGGCGGGCTTCGTCTCCCTGGGGGTCCATGTTCATCTCGATGGCCTTGATGACCTCGTGTTCGTAGACGCCGATGACTTCGTTCTCGTAGACGCCGATGACTTCGTTCTCATAACCGACGGCCGCCGCTCTAAGTTTCCGTATCTCGTGCAGGAAATCGTCTAGCCCCGACGGGTAGTCCGGCGCATCGTCGAACTCGTCACTGATGGCGTTGAGCTGACCAGCATACTTGTCAGCCACGTACTCCAGCTCCTCGTTCTCCTTCAGCACCTCGAGCACCAACTCGTGCTCCCCAACCAACTGCCTATCATGCAGGGTCAGGTGTTTCTTGTCCGCTCGCGCTAGCACCACCCTCTCGCAGTGCTCCCTCAGCTTCTTTCTGTCCATCCTCACTTCCCTTCAATAGCGTCGTATCGCCGATGCGACCAGCTAGGTGCCAGTCCTTCGCAATCTTACGCTGGATATCCTCTTCCTTGATTGCCTCAAATCTTTGGCGCTTGACCTGGTTACCGTCGGCGTCAACTACTCTGAGAAACTCCTTGTCTACGAGCGCGTTATCCAGGAGCGCCTTGACGTGGGGTAACCAAGCGGGTGTACCGTACTCGGCACCCTTGGGCACCTGAAGCGTGGTCAGCTTGACCGGGTCGAGAAGAACCGGCCCCTTCTCGGTGTTGTAGATGAAGACGTTGCCGTAGAGAAGCAGGTGTCGGTGTGCGGTATCCTGCATCTCGGGTGGCAAATCCTCGATGCGGTTGATCGTTTCCATCAGCTCTCCCCTCTTCGCACGATAGGACAGCAGCTCTCGCTCGTACTCCTCAAAACGCTTCGGCGAGATCGAGAAGAAGGGGACCTCGTCTTGCGGAGCACGAATCACCCGCGCAGTGAGCCGACCTCGCATGTTGATCGCCATGGCCCGGCTTTCGGGCTCGATCTCCTCGATCGTGACAAGAGCGTCACGATTGACCAACGCCACATCACTCTTCACCACCCTAGACGGCGGGATGATGTTTCTGCTGAACGCTACCTCACGAAGATGATCCCTGATGTACGAACCGCCGAAAGCCGCGGTCGCCGCTCTCCCCTCGGGCGAGTCAAGTTTGTCCAGGAACAGGCCATTGAACACATCACGAGGAACACGCTGCTCCTCCAACTTGCGCAGCTTGCGCAGCACCTTCTGGCGGTGCTTCTTCTCTCCAGTCTCTACTACGTACCAGGGCTCGCCCTCGGGCTCCCAAGCGAGGAAGTGGCGGTCGAACACCTCATCCTCGTCGAACCAATCGGCCCAGTTCGCTGTCCTCAGCTGATCAAACCTGTTGTTGTACTCCTCGCCGGGAATCAGACCGTAATCGTCCGACCCATCACCCTCACCATCCTCGAACCAACTTACCCTCACCCCCTTCTCCGTTTGGGGCCGGTCACGAGCTCGAGCTCACGTGCGGCAATCTCGATCTGAGGACCGTTGCCCGTCTTGCGACTCGAAATCCTCCCACTTATCTTGATCAGCGCCCCCGTGCGTACATTCGACCTGACAAACTCGAGGTCCGACGTGACAATGGTGTGCCAGTCGTGCGTTGAGATGATCTCACCCTCGAGAGTGTTGAGTCGGTCACTGGTCATGATGTCAAATCGCGCCGGCCCGTCTCCATCGGGGAGCTTGATGTAATCCCCTACGAACCCGCACAAACGCACACTGTTTTCCGTCCGTTTTGTCACCCATCCTCCTTGGCGGGAGCCCCGCCATGCCCGTTCTCACAGGTCACCCCGCCAGGGCTCTCATACTGTGGTTTTCCGCACACTGAGCAGTTTGTGCCAGTCAACCGCATTCCATCGATCTTGTTGTCGAATGTGCGCTTGACACGCTCCCGAAGCTCATGGCCCCAAGCCATCCAGTCGCTAATCTCCTCGAGCAGAGCATCCCTAACCTCCGTCCGACCCCCCGCAGCGCCCCTCTCTAGCATTTCGCACTCGTTACAGACGTACTTCTCGTCGATTGGCACGTCCCGAGCTCGTGTAGCCAGACCCTCGGTCCCGCAAACCGTGCAATCCTCGTAATGCCAGAGCGGCTTCATCTTCTTCGTCTTCTTCGCCCCCTTTGGTGCCTCCTTCTTCGGGCGGACGGGGAAAACGCCCCTCAAACCCGCCCGAACCAGACCCTTTGCCTCTTCTGAGAACTTCCCGTTCAGTATCCACTGAGCATAGCCAATGTTCTTGGTACAGAGAGTCTGGAGTGTCATCCCGGCGTGCTTGCCAAAATCGATCACAGCGTCCCCACTCTCGTTCCAACAGAACCTTCCGCCCAAGTCGACCTTGTTCAGCACAACCAGGTCGTGCATATCGCCCAAGCAGCTGATCGGGTTACCCTCAGTGCAGCGGTACCGCTCAACCTGCGCCTCGAGGATGGCCGTAGTAGCCATGGTGTCGGCGAAGGCATCGTGCGCGTCGTCTCCGAGCTCTTCCTCGCAGTAATGGCGGAAGGCGTCGGTCAATTTCTTGCCCTTTACGCCCTTTTCGAGCTTCCGAAACACCGCAAAGGCGTCAAAGACCCGCACAGAGCTCACATTCAGCGCCCGCCCGCACCGCTGAAGCTCAGCCTCCAGCAGTGGGATGTCGAAAGTGATGATGTTGTAGCCCGCCAGGTCGCAGCCGTCGAAGAAGAGGACAACGGCGTCCGCCACACCCTTGAAGGTCTTGCAATTCCGCACATCCTTGTCGTAGATGCCGTGAACTCGGGATGCGCCTTGCGGGATAGGGACCGTGGGGTTGATGTCCAACACCAACCGGCCCAATTCCACGAAATTCTCGTCGATTTTCACCGCAGCGAGCTGAACGATGCGGTCTTTCTTGACGTTGACCCCGGTTGTCTCGAGGTCGAACACTACGGTTTCAGGCATGATTACCTTCTTCATCATCCTCCCGGTAGAGCTCGAGCTTTTTCACCGCCTCAGTGTTGACCATTGCCAGCCCCGGAACAATGCGGATGGGCACGAAGTCGGGCTCCTCACGGAGATGCTCCAGGTCGATGACCTTGACCTCATTGTCGCCAACGATGGTCGCCGTGCCCTTGGGCTCGAAACGCACAGTCGGGCAACCGTCGTCCACACCCTCAACCACGCCCAGATCTCCCTCTTCAGCGTGGATGTAGTCTGAGTTGGGGAACTTGGCATCGAGTCGGCCGCCAAGCCCGCCCTCAGTGATACGCGTAACCGCCATGACCTTCTGCCCCACTTCCCACTCAACTCTCGGTATCGCAGTCTTCTCTGTCATGTTCCCTCCGCGAACTACCAAAGGACCTTCACTCTTCGTCATCTACCTCCCCTTCCCAGCGATCCTCTGTAGTCATACTGCTGATCGACTCTCTGCGAAATGTGACCTCCACCTCGTGCCGCATTGCCCTACCGCCAAGTTGAAACGCAGACACGACGGCTCTCTTCATCTCTGGTGTGAACTGCTTTCTGGGGATATCCCAGATATTGTAGTGTTTCCCATCAGGCATCTTCACCCACAACGCCACCTTGCCTTCGCGTATTGTTGTGTAGAATTTGGGCTTGTAATCTACCCTTTCCACTAGATCACCCCTCCTACAGGATGGTCCCGTGCCCCTCGCACTCGAGGCAACTCGGATCAATGGGACCGCCGCACTCACCCGGCGCAGTCTCGTTGCCCCACTCGTCGATGCCTCCCTCGGGGTTGCACTTCTCACACCCGTGAGTCTGATCCCAGGTGTGGCAGCCCTCCTTGTCGGCGTGCTCAACGGCCTCGTTCGCAGCCTCCTCGGTGAAGGGAAAGGGCAGGCGGTGTACAGCATGCTCCCAGTCAGATCCCTCACAATACCCGGCAACCCAGAATCCCTTCTCGTCGACCCCCGCCGAGACACCACAGCTGGTGTCCTTGTAGAGCCGCTTGGCGATTGACGCCTCCGTGTCGTGGTAGGCGCTGAAATGGGCTGCCAGATCCTCGATGTTCTTGATCATGTCCCCTTACCGTCTGCGAGACCATCCTCGTAGCCAGCCTCACGGCCCTTTTCCTCAGCTGCCTCAACGCAGCCTTCGCAGCTGTCAACCTGGAGCTCCCACATTCTACCGCTACCCGTCAGGTAGTATGTGAGCTCCTTCCCGCAGTCATCACAGATGACCCTGATCTCAATAGGACTAGGCAATTTCCTCTCCTTCCTGTTTATTGAGCGCACCACGCGAATCAGGGTCCTGGGGAGGTTCAACTGCTGTCACCTTCCCGAACTCCTGATAATCCACATCCAGCTTCCGCAAAGCCGCCGCCTCAACTTGATGCGGAACACGGGACGGGCACTCACTGTTGAAAACCTCTTCTCTCCAATCCAGCCCCTCGCTATGAAGATCGAGGAGGTACCGGAGCCAGTGCAGTATGGGGCTCTCCGTGCGCCTACTCAGTGAGCTGGCCCCGAATGTCATCGAGAGCCACTCAGTCCCGTAAACACCGAGATTCTTCGCTCGAGATTTCAGCTCTGCGGCCGCCGTCCCCCGTTCCGACACAGGGGGCGGCTTTAGCAACCGGCTAGGCTCCGCCCTCGGCCTCGACCTTACCACTGGTACGGCCTCGTAATAACTGTCCACCAAACCATGGATCAGTTCGCCCTTGTCGCAGTCAGGTCGACCGCGGAACCACCGGCACTCCTCCTCGTGAGGATCCTCCAGCATGTTCTTCTCTCGAAACTGGTGCCCGCAGTAGTAGGCAGGGACTATGTAGGTGTTGGTGATATCGCGAGTACAGTAGCTTGTGTACCTCCCCCGTTCCTGCTTCTCCACAAGGGAAAACTGAGCAGCCAGGCTACTACACAGACTGCATGCTCGCACCTTAGCCGGCCGAGTCCGACTGCTGTAGTGGGGGGCGTGCTCGACGAAATCCTCCTTCTTGCGCGTGCGCTCATATATCTTGACCATCGCCCTACGCTCGAGCTGCCTCACGCGTTCTTTACTCTTGTGGATGAGCTCACCGACCTCCTTCAGACCCAGAGGCCTCCTGCCTAACCCGAATCTGTGCTCGATTATCAGCCTCTCCTGGTCAGTCAGCGACGGCAGTACGGCCATGACGGAGTCCGTCAGCTCCTTGATCTCGTATTCCTCCTCTGGTGTTGCTGGCGGAAGGGCAGTGACCTCATCACTCCGAAGGAAGCTCTTGAGCTTGTCCGCGCTTAGCTCTTTGACGGCTGATTTCTCCTTGCCCACCGCATCCACGACGCTGGGCGGGAACAACTCCCAGATGTCCACCTTGAAGAACTCTGCCAGCTTCAGGGCACTGCTCTTCCAGGCGAGCTTGGCTGTCAGCGGGCTCGCTTTCATCGTCTCGTAGTGCCCCACCGTCTGGACGGGCACACCCGCTGCCCTATCCAGCTCCTTCTGGTGCAGCCCCAGCGCTTTCCTCCTCTTCTTCAGCTTGTTGTTCCGGATAGATACAGTGACCTCAAACTCGGGGATGTACTCAGACGTCATCTTTGATTCCCATCAAGCAACCCCGCACATCGAACTCACCCAGTATGTTCTTCCGCACCAACAGCAGTACTGACGGCACGAAGAACGTCTGAGTGATCTCCCCGGTTTCCGGGTTCGTGAAGGTCTCTGTCTCGCCCGGCCCGAGCAGGAAGAAGAAGCCGAGCTTACGGAAGACGAAGTAGTACTGGGGGTTGATGAGAGCCACGTAAGGCTCGTCCATGTTCTCGCGGGTCAGCTCGTAGGTGTTGTCGGTGACCCACGTCACGGGGGTGTGGGCAACAAGAAGAGCTTGATCACCCTCACCCGCCACGATGGCCACGTCATCTGCCAAAGCATAGGGCTTGCCGTAGTACATATCCCGGATGTGGGCTTTCACGTCGGTGTCACTGGCGTAGCTCTGCTCGAGGTCGGCGAGGATGTTGTTCCTGGACTCCTTCCAGTCGATCTTCCCGTTCTTCGCCTTCTTCTCAGCGGCCTTACGGATGATGGACAGATCTGGCGAGCCCGAGAAGATGGCCCAGTGTCCATTGCTGGCAGATCCGCACGTGCCATTGAGGCACCGAGCATCTTTTTCTGTCCCGAACAGCGCCGTGGGCAAGCTCACACTTACACCCTGGATCTTCAGATCATTTCTCTCGCTCATCTCACTCTCCCTCTCCCGTCACCATGTCCAATCGCACAGCTTCTCGTAACTTATCTATCGACTCATCGGAGTAGACTGCGAAACCGCGGCCCTCCAAGTACGCCTCGAGCTCCGCACGAGTCCACGAGCGCACAGGCTTCTCCTCCATCACTCAACCTCCCCGCTCTGATTGTGGTTGTGCTCCTCGCAGTCGTGCCCGGCCCCGCAGTTGTAGATGAGTATCCCGCTCATCACCAATACGAGCAGGAAGACAGACGTGAGCAGTATCATGACCAGCAGTTCAATGAGGGTGAATCCCTTCTCACTACGCATCGTCTTCCCCCGTACCCATGAAGGACAAGAGCAGATGGACGTACTCACGCTCCTTCTCGGCGGTCCACGCATGAATCCGCACACTCGAGGAGCCGAACTCCTGGGTGGTGTTCTCGTTTCTGAACGCCTCCTCGGCGTCGCCATGCCAGCTGATGGCGCCCCCCTCTACGGGGCAGACCTCGATGGATGTGACCCTCCTCCGCATGCCTATCACGAAGAAGAAACCCAGGTCGGGGAGGTCAATCCGGTACCACGGGCGATTCACGTTTCCCGTGTACTCGTTGGGCACCGAGCGTATCGTGAATCGGACACGAGCAGCCGCGAAGCAGTTGAAGATCGTGTCCCGATCACCCAGGGACATGTAGCGGTCGAAGCAGCTGTTGTGGACATGCTCTCCGTAACGACGCCAGAGATAGTGGTCACGCCACGACTCGACCGCCATTTCCCACTTCTTCCCGCAGATCGAGCACTTCTCCTCACGAAGGTCGACCGTGAAGGTCTTGACCATGCAATCGTCGTCATCTTTCCATTGTATGACCAGCTGATCAAAGCCGTCGTAGCCAATGTTTCCATCCTCTGACAAAGGAGCACAGATGTTGTTCTTCGACGCGTTTTCGCCAAAGCCAAACGTCTGAACTGGTCCTGCCACAAACCACATCACACTCACCTCTCCATCTAAGTCATTCGCACATGCGTGAACCTTATACCCACAGGCTCACCAACCTTGCTGTCAGCGACCGTACCCCCCGTTGGGGTCCTCCTCTTGGATGGCTCGGACGAGCTCGGCCTTCAACTTCCGAATGGTCTTCGCTGCGCAGCTTGTGCAGTACTTCAAGTCACCGCCGACATGGACCACATGCCCGGTCCCACTGTAGCCACAACCTGAGCACCATCCCGTCAGGTTGGGGTCCTTCCCCGCATTCGTGGCAATCGTATCGCTGAGAGTTTGCTCGAGGATGACGACCTTCACAGTCAACTTCGTGACCGCTTCCTCGAGTCGTTGAATACGGTCCAGATTCTCCGTCATCTCACCTCCCTTTCAAATTCGATGCCGAGCTCATACTCACCAAGCGCGGAACCCACTCATCCAGGTTCCTCTTGGCGTCCCGCATGTGCCTGATGCACACCGGGCAGTTGATGACCTCTGGAATGGCGGCAATGCTGTCCTTCCCCAATCTCCCATCGCTGAAACCGAGCCCGCACCAAGTACGAAGCCCCTCACTGAGAGGCCAGGGCACTACGGTTCCGTGAATCATCTCCTACTCCTCCTCCTCCTCCTCCTCCTCCTCATCGTCGTGTTCCACCACAAGATGCTGCCCGCAACAGTGACTAGGGTGGAGATCGCAAACAAGATAGCCACAGCCGAAGCAGCGGTTCTCTTCTGTGAGCCCCTTCGTGCTACAGAGGGCGCAGTTGCCATCATCCTTGCCTGGGTTCTTCACCTCCTCCAGGTACTCCATCACTCCCCTCTCAATCGAAATCCACGGCCCATGATGGGGGTGAACACCCACGTCTCATAGACCCTGAGCACTGCAATGATCACTGTTGCGGCAACCATGATGCTGGCAGCTACGATGTCGATCACCATCAGATCTCCTCCTCCGAGTGCAGGCGGGGCAATAGTCCTTCATCACCCCGCCCGCACTTACTCTTGACCAGCCTATGGCCTTCAGCTCTCTTCGGATCGCTGGAGCCCGGACACCTGATCGTTGCACCCACTCGGCGCACCCGTCACACCAGACGGTGATCTCTCGAGTGAGACTCAGGACTTCCTCACCTTGACCAAGGCACGACTCAGATCCATTAAAGCCCTTCTGATCGCCCCCGTCTCCCTTGGGTAGTAGGCCAGGTACGGGTTTGACCCTCTGTCCTTCTTGTCTGCTTGGAGGCGAGCGTAGAGATCATTCACGGCCCTCTGGTATCGATCGATCTCTACCTGTATAGCGTCCAGATTCTTCGTTGTCACGCTCACGTCTTCTCGCCCTCGAACAGAGCCTCGTCTGAGTCCCACTCAGCTCTCATGTGATCTGTTTGCATCTTCCCGTTGCTGAACCACCAACGCCAGCGACAACTGTCCTCGCCCTCCATCTCGATGTAGGATCGATCGGTGACAAAGGGGGCGATCACATCAAAGAAGTTCTCGTCGCTCCCCAGCTTCTCCCCAGCGAACTCGATGTCGGTGAGTCCTTCGTGCTTGGAGAAGTCGACATCCCAGCGCCAAGCCCTGAACACCCCAACGATGTCCTTGCGGTTGCAAGCGTCGAGCACTTCGTCGGTGCTCACCCACGAGTACGCATTTGGGTAGCTCTCCATCATGTCGCTGACGGCCCTACGACAAGCATCGAAGTGCTCTCGCTTGATCCCGAACCTCGCCCCCCGCATGTCCATGCAGTATCCCATACCTACTCCTCCTCATCTTCCAGGAGACTGATCTTCAGCTGCTTCACTGGGTAGAGCATCTCCACCTCCCCAAGCCGCTCACCAGGAACGAAGTCCGGTTCCTTCCCTGCGCAGATTGAACAGGGCGTCGGCGTTCTCGGCCACGTCCCATGCACGCTGGTCAGGCCGACCTCTCTCACCTCGAGGTCCCAGTGATCCACCACGGCCTCGGATGATCCGTCGGTGAGTAGTCCTTGCTCAACAGCTCGATGGATGATCTCGTAAAGCCGCCCCCGCATGTCGTCGGGAACAGTGTCCGTGTCGTAGGTGACTCGGATGGTGATGTTGAAGCTCATTCTTCCTCCTTCATGAATCGTCGGAACTCGTTGAGCGTGCTCCGCATCTCAATCAGCTTCTTGACCTCCTTCACAAGGGGCTTGAAGGCTGGCGGCTCAGTGTACTGGTTGTGGCCAAGAGCGTCGGCCAGCTGAAACCTTGGCTTCTTCAGCGCCCTGATCGTACTCGCGGCACACCGCACGCAGAGCTTCTCGTCATCTTCAACGAGGATGGGCTCTCCCGATCCGTTGTAGCCACACTGGGTACACCAGCCTTCTTTGCTCATCACCACAACCACAGCCCTCTTCAAAGATTTGACAGATACTTCGCCCAGCCTGCCCGTCATACCGCCCAAACAGTAGAGCTGAAGATCGTCCATCCCAACTAGATCCTCAACGTGCTTGATTCCACTGATGGTGATGGCGTTCAGTACTCGAACCCTCACTGTCTTCTTGAGGTGGGGTCGGAGGTCAGCAATCGGTGTCATCTACTTCTCCTTATCGAACTCACCCATCCACGCGATGATGGGGCGTTCGAGAACCAACGTTCCAGCGTTGTCCCACCAGACGCCGCTCCTCGAGACGAGCTTGTAGCTCTGACGCGCCATAGCGGCTTCAAAGTCTGCGAGAGCCTCTTCCCCAGTCCCCATCCCCCGCATCGACACGACCAGGCGATCTGGGATGAACTCTGCATCGGTTATGCTGGCGAAGTCCCCAATGTCTATGTACAGACGCTCGTCCCTCATAGCCTCGACGAACCGATCAGGCTCCTGTGTTGGGAACCACGGTTCGGACTTGTCTTTCTCCTCCTCGAGCTCCTGGACAGCGGCCAGGTATCGATCAATAGTGATTTGTGCCGACCCCGCATTCTTGACCCGGTCGAGGAGCAGCTCCCGCTCGGCTTGGAGCTTGTTGACCACGCCCAAGGTGCTCTGATACAGCTCGTCGAGGCGCTTCACTCGATACTGAAGGCGCTCGTTCAGCTCCTGGAGCTCCTTGATCAGAGTAGCGGCCTCGTTGATGTCCCACTGTGGGATGTCCTCTAACTCGGACCTCTCAATGATGTCCTTTGTCATTTCACTCCTTCGTACTCCCTTCACGTCTGCGCCGCCGGTCTCCGCACTCACAGGTGCAAGAAGGAAACTGATCCGGACAGTACACACCGAACACCGGTACCGCCCCGCTATTACCGCAGTGTCGGCAGAAGGGGTGCATAGGTGCGATGACCTGGATGCTCATGGTGGTGTACCCCTTGTAGCGAAAACCTAGGCCGGAGTTATCGACAGGCTTCGACTGCTTTATGTCGCAGCTTGCATCGGGGTTGATCATGAGTTTCCTCAACACCCCCAACAGGGTGTCGACTTGAAGCTCACGCTCCTCTTCTGAGAGCTCGTTCCGCCAAGTTGGTTTACTCATCATTCTCCTCTTCTTCGGGCTTGAGCAAATCAACAGCAGGTTTCCCGGCCTGGTGATACGACATGTGCTTGAACGCCGATGCACACACCTGCACCCTAATCCGACTCACCTCCCGCTCTTGGCAGTCTGGGCATGTCCCACCATCTAGGTCGGCGACAAGGTGGGGCTCCCCGCATTCCTCACACTCCCCCACCCGCCCCGGGTTGTCGATCAACGCACAGGACGGATGGGGATCGTTGTCGTACTCAGAGCAGACAACGCACTCTCGCTTCAGTCGCAACGGACACTGTGGGTGCATCAGCTCTCCCTGGTCAGCTCAACGTGCGTCTTGGCGATATGGGCAGCTGCTCTTCGTAGCGACTCGTGCACGGAGACTATCGCCTTGGGCCCCGGCCTTCCGTCTTTCGCAGGCCAAGCTCTCCACTGCTTGGGCCGAAGCTTCGTGATGGATCCAACGTTGGAGCAACCTTGATGGGCTGTGTACGCTGGCGATTTGCCATCACCGATAGGGGTGAACTCGTAGCCATCAATTCCCTTGAATCTCACTTCTCCCCCACTGACTCAGCCATGAGGATGAAGTCGGCAAAGGTCTCCGCGTTATCCTTGATCGCTTCGATGAGGTACAGGTGCTGGTCGCCACCTTCTACCTGGCCGCTTGTGAGCAAACCAACGGCAATCATCGGTTCCTCGTTATCGTCTGGATTCAGGAAGAGGATCGAATGACCCTCTTCTTGTTCCCGCAGTTCCAAGCTGATCCTCTGTCGCCTCACATCCTCTCCTTCCACGCGCAGACAGTCCCACGCATCACTGAGCAGCGGCTTCCGCAGGCTGCTCATCTTTCGGGAGTCCAAGGTCCAACCACCCGCATGCTTCAAATCCTCGAGGTAGTCCCATACGCGCTCAGTACCGTTATCGATTACGACAACCTCACCTTCCCAGACGTATAAGCCGGGCGTGTCGAAACAACCGTAATCGAAGAAGTCCGTTCCGAAGTCGCAGAAGTCCCCCAAGTCCCACGCGAACCTGGCCAGCTCACCGCGGACCTCGATGGTAACCGGATCTAGTTCCAACCCCACGGCAACCAAGAGAGCCGTAGCCGCATCGAGATCCCCCACAAATCGATCAGTGAGGGGGTTACGGGAGAGCAACTCACCATTGGGCTTCCACACCATTGAGTGCCCGCACCGTGGACACCACAACGTGTCGAAATCGCGGTCCGACTGATAGAGGTGGAACTTCACCGCACAGTGGGGGCACTCGAAAAGCATACTCACGGTGTGGCCCTCTTGTACCCCGTGTCCCGCAAATGACCAGCACCTCGACCCTCGAGCGCCTTCTCCGCCTCCTTACGGTTCTTGAAGTAGCCGGTCTCCCTCGACCACGGCCCGCACTGGTTGCAGAAGTAGCCGAGGTAGTGCCCAGCTGCGCTCATCTGCACAGCCAGCTCGAGCTTCACACCGCAACCGCATGTGACTCCCTCGGTCCCACTCAACTCTCCCTCAATCGCCATCCCACCTCCTCAGCAACAGCAGGGCTTGCTGTCGCACTTCGCGCACCAGACGTAGACTTGATCTCTTCGCACACACTTCGGATGCTTGACCTTGTATTTCTTCTTGGCGACGGCCCGAGCCTCAGCGATGTTCTTCGCCTTGACCAGCACGTCACCCTTCAGCGTCTCGATCACGTAGGTGTACTCCTTCACACGTCACCTCCCTCCTCAATCACCCGAAACATCGGCGGGTCATCGAACGCGTCGTCCGAAAACTCGGTGGTGACATAGCACTCCGCCGCTGTCTTCGTGTCGAAGACCAGGGGGGTATCCGTCCCCATCTCTTCGTCGTAATCCTCCCAATCGGGCGGGGTACGGCACATCACGTTTATCTGAAGTACCCAGCCCACCTCATTCTCCTCTCAGCCGGAAGCCCCGGCCCATGATGGGACGGAACACGTACTTCTCGAACGTCCGGAGCACCCCGATCGCCACCGCAGCGACGATCAGGATGCCCGTTACTCGAACGTCTCTAGTCACTCGGTCGACTCTCCCTCCACGTAAGCCACCCACAGTTCCTCGATAGCGTCATCGGCCTCTCGGCCCCGATGACAGACACTGATACGGACCCCTGTGTCGCACTCGTAGATGCGCAGGGACAGGGACCTGATACCGAGCCAGATCGCACGCTCTCTTAGCTCGTAATCATCGTCGTCTAGGAGCTTCATCCCACTTCTCCTTCTTGAACAGCCGGTCCTTCATCTCCTCAAGTCTCTCCCCCACCTTCTTCCGCTGAAAGTCCAGGGCCTCCAGTCGGCTCTCTGCGAGCTCTATCGCCTTCTTCAGCGCAGCCTCCTCCGTACAGAAGTGGTACGCGGACTGAACATGACCGCCCCACCTGATAGCGGGAGGGGCGGGGTCGAAGTAGCAATCCCCCACCAGGTCGTGAGGTCTGTAGGGGTTCGAGTGCCCCTCCAGTTCGACGACCCCAAGCGTCTGCCAGTAGAGCGACACCCAACGTCGGATGGCCGCCTTCACTGCCTCTCCATATTCGCCTCGAACGTTCCGTTGATGTAGTCGAGCTCCAGATCACCGACGGTCGTCCGAAAGACCACTCGATGAGCTCGGCTACCCAAGGCCACCTCAACAACAATGGCCCGACACTCCTCGAGAGTGTCCAAGAACACCAGCAACTCCCTCTCCCCCTTCAGCTTCTTTATCGCGTGCATCCTGTCTCCTCAATCTGGCCACGGCTCTCCTGCCTGAATAAGCTTCACGATTTTGAGCTTGCCACCCTTCCAGACGACACTGCTCTCCTCACGGTCCTCCTCATACATGTAGGTGCCGAGCCTTACCTCATCCGGTGAACACGAGACGAACTGGGAGAGCCAGTCCAGGAAGTACTGAATCGACCTCTCGTAGTTCTTCACGCTGAAGGAGAGCTTGAGCTGGTAGACACCAGCCTCGTCCCTCACGAAGTAGGGAGCCGCCCAGACCCCGCACCCGCCGTTGCACCTGAGCATCCAAGCACCCCGCCACGTATTGAAGAGCGGGTGAGCCAACCCAGGGTGGATCGCCAAGATTGGGTTGATGTCCTCCTGCTTGTGCCCCTGGACCTGACACATAATGTGGAGGATCTCGATGGCCGCTACCGGTGTGTCCTTGCGCAGCCTCACATCCAGCTGAAGGTGCGTGTACATTCCCATCTCACTACCTCTTCTTGCTGGGAAGGGCGTAGACGAGTCGGGCTACTTGCTTCATCCTCCCCTCCTTGCAGAACCGGTTCCGGAGCTTCTTCCATGAACCGGGCCGGAAGTCCCGAGCCTCTGGGAACTTCGCAGCCATAGCCAGCTCCAACTTGTGGAACGGGAGTAGGGAGTTCTCGGAGAGCAACCGGAAGAACTCCGTCTCGATAGCTTCCTCGGGGTACCACGCCTTCGGCCACCAGCCGTTGTCGAGTTCCTCGATCTCAGCCGTGTTGCTCGCCAAGCAGACAATGGTGTGCAGGAGAATTGCCCGATCACTCTCATCAGACTCGATCATGTCCTTGAGTCGGACCCGCACCGAAGACGCATCCTGAAGGAACACGGCCAACGACAAGAGGTCCTTGATGGGAACGTTCTCGAGTAGGTGCAGCGACTCCCTCACCAGTAGTTTCTTGGCGACAGGATTCAGTCCCTGCATCTGACCCAGAGCGGCTAGCTTCTTGTAGAGGATGAAGCGACCCCCGCTGAGCACGTTCTCTGAAGACGACTCCGCGTCTTGATCAGTCTCTGGTGTGGAACGGTCCGGAACCTCGACGGGCTCGTCCTCACCCGTGGGCGGTGGGACACGTGGGTCTTGAGGCTGCTCACCTCCATAGAGCTTGCTCAAGTGCTCATCACAGAGGGCCAAGCTCGACCCCGCCGCCACATCACACCGTGGCCAAGCACACTCCCCATCGCTAACGCTGGACTTCCACCAGCCATTGGAGAGCTCGACCAGCTCCTCTTCCTGCGACACCTCCTGCCCCCCAACCTTCGCAGTACGCTCCTCCCGGACTTGGGCCCTCAGCAGTTCAGTGCTCACCCTCACCTGCTCTTGGTGCCGAAGCGCCGCCGCTACCACAGTATCCCTCGGCCGACTCCCATCTCGAAACAGACCACCTTCAGCACAAGCATCCCCGAATGGGTCAGTCGCCGCACCACCCTCGTCCCAACCTCTCCGAACAGCCGCCGAAACGACTTCGATGATGTTTACGTTCTCACCACACCATTTCTTCATCGCATCCAAAACGTCGTAAGTTACCGACATTACTACACTACCCTTCTTTGATCATGCCCACTTTGATCAAGTCGACTAATTGCACATAAAAGCCAGCTTGATCCTTTTCCGCACAAAGATCGTTTTACACGGGGGTCTTATGCCCTCCCTAGCCTACTCCCCCACCTTACACACTTTGCCAATCCTTGGGACACTAGCCTGTGTAATGTGTGAAACACCTTTGCCAATCTCTGCGACACGAGACGTGTGCAAAAGATGATTGACAACTACACTCACCCCTCCTCTGGTAAGTCCTTGGGCATCACCAAGTCGATGACCTTGTCGTCGAACACCTCGTTGAGCACGTTCCTGGTTCGCTGGTACCTCCCGTACTTCCTATCGTCGTCCCACTTGGTACCGCCGGCTTGCTCGAGGTTCTTCACGAGCTCGCAGGCAAAGAGTCGCGACCGTGTGTGTCCGTCAAGCGGTACCATCCCGTTGTGACCATGAAATTTGAGCGTCTTGTCGAGCGCCGTGTACGCCCACTTAGGTGCGTTGACCGCGAAGGACAGGAGCACGAGCATAGCGAGCTCGATGTGGGGGTCCTCGAAAGGTGTTTGGCAGGTCACGCCCCGCGGGAACGCCACGTCACTCACACGCTTACCATCGAGCACCCCGTGGAATGAGTTCCAGAAGAGGCTCGCACTTGAGGCAGAGTTGCGGCGGAAGTGGTTACGCTCAATCATCTTCTGGAAGTGCCGACACTCGTACATGAGCTGGGCCCGGTAGGTGTGGGGGTGGGCGAAGATCTGGCGCACGGCCTTGCACCAGCGCACCGAGTCCTCCCACTCGGGGCCCCCATCGGGTACAGCACCATCAACCGGGGTTACCGTATTACGAAACACGTGGACGGGAACAGGGATGTCGTCGTAACCCCTGAGTACACCATCCGGTTGGAAGAACCACCCCTGTTCCTCGAGAAGTCTCGAGAGGTCGTAGTGGTAAACAGGAAAGACGCAGTCGATGAAAGCCATGAGCTTCCAAAAACCACCCCACTGCATACGCCTGGGCAAGATGGCCACGTGCTGACACAGCCCGGCAGTGATACCGGTGCCGTCAGCCATGAACACGGATCCGTAGAAACCACCACTCTCGACCGTGGCGGTGATATAGACGAGCTTCTCGAGAAAAGGAGCATCGTCCCACGTTGTGTCCATCTCGATGTCTATCTTGTCGCGCCCGTAGAGCACAGGCCCTGAATACTTCTTGTACTTCTTGTGTTTCGGTTCCCTCACTTCTCCCTCTCTTTCTTGACGACCGCACTCGATGTCTCCCACATCACCTCCATCGCCGAGAGAACCCCTCTCTGACCGAATTGATCTCATCGGCAAGGGCGTGTCGGTTCACCACTACGTTGACCTCAGCGTGCTCGGAGGTCAGCAGCACAATGAACTCCTGCCTGTTCTCGTCCCAGATGGGCAGGTCCCACCGGTCTAGCGCCCCCTTCAACCTGCTGTGCTCCACCCCAATGCCCCGTAGTGCGATCACCAAAACAATCCGACTAATGTCTTCGTAGGAGTACGAACGCTGCGACCCACTGCCGTAGGCATCTCGAACAGAAGGCGTCACGATTCCCTTCTCGGCAAGGTAGGTGAGCTGTCTTGGGGTGATGCCTAAGTAGTCCGAAATTTGCTGATTGGTAAACGACCGCATCTCACAGGCTCCAGTAGTAGTCGCCGCCCCGACCATCAGTCAGGCAACGTTCAGCAATCGAACGAGGCTCGGTGTCTCGAGCTCCGAACTCGGGGTACTTCGAGAGACGCTCACTCATGATCTCGATGGCCTTCTCCCGAGTTCGAGCCATGAGCGCCTTCTTGAGTCCGCTTGTCAGGGACCTGGCCACTTTGCCCACACCCTTCATATCTGAGAAGAGCTCCCACTCATCAGCGGTCTCCGGGATCGAGACCTCTGCTTCCACTCCTGGTACCCTGATCACCTCTCACCACCTCTCCCGCATGACCGCCCACATCTCGGGCAGTGCGCCGCCTCTGCTCATCCACCCGTCGAGCCCATCGATGAGGTCGACGAGCCTGCTGTGGTCTTCGATGGCGTCAGTGTCATCCGCATCAGCTCTCGCCACGATGCGCCGAATCTCCTCCAATGCAGCATCAGGATCCATCCTGCCCCTCCTTCATCCTTCGCAACTCTGCCTCAAGCGCGAGCCTCTTCTGGAACTCATTCCACCACTTATCGGTGAACTCCGAATCAACCAGAGCGTGCTGGTTGGCCCTGGCGTTTTCCTCCAAGCGCACGCGGCTGATGATCTCCTCACGCTCCTGCTCCATCACCTTGGCCAACGACTTGGCGCGTACTAGACCGTACCTGCCGATGGATCTCTGAGCGGAAGGCTGCCGAAGAACGATCAACGCCGCCTGGTGCAGATCTTCCATGTCCTGTTCGCTTATGCCCAGCTTCGTAGCGACCTCCCCCTTAGTCATCCTCGGCCCACCGTCAATCCCGTAAAGCCTCGAGATGGCGACCAGTTGTTGGAGGGTCAATCTACGAGACGCATCCTTTACACGACGGGCCACTTGAGCTGCGTTGTCCCATTTTGGGATGCTGGGCTTGACGCAAAACACCTCGCACAACAAAAGAGCAGCCCCACGAAGAGTTCTGTGCTCACGCCAGCGTTCGGGGAGTTCCTTCTCTACAATCTCACGTAGCCGGATGGTGCCCACAGAATACCCCTCAGCATGTTCTCGGAGCTCTCTGCGGTTACGGTGACCCACAAAATTCACTACCGCGTCTGGTACACCTTCGAGGGAAACACCAAACGTGGCAGCAAGCGCACGTAAACGCACTGGACCTTTGGTCCTTGTCATGTCCGTACCCTCTTATGATCCTTCTCCTCCTCGACGATGAAGATGGCCTCATCAATGCTCTTCTGAATCTGATCCTTCTCGACGTAGTTGAACATGTCGTAACTCACCATCTTGGCGAAGAGCCGCCGAACGAGCTTGGCGGTCATCAAGAGCAGCCTGAGCTGTGCGGTAGTCACGGTCCCACCTTGTTGTCGCAAACCCCGCCCGTGAGAACGGCGAGGCTGTTCTGTAGTCGACTGATCTGCGCCAGAGCCTTCTCGCAGAGCTCTGATGTAGACCGGACCTTTTCCTTCAGAGAACTGCACTCGGCATCGAGCTTGGCGGTGCAGTTCTCGCACGTGTACCTGCGGCCTTCGATGACGCAGCAGATGCAAACGGGCGGCTTCGCTGCCTCGATGGCGTACTCGACGGCAGACCAGATGAACTCCCAGTCCTTCCGCTCAACAGCCTCGTCGAACTCCTTCCTGTCGATGTTGTAGCTCATGGCATCTCCGACCCATCAAGACGCTTCGGAGGCATGATTTGCCGAGCCACCGTCGGCTGATGAATGATGTCCCGCAACTCCGCAGCAGTGAGCAACGCGTTCTGCTGTCCACGCTCGTAGGCGATACGGACAGCGTGCTGAATCTCAATCTTGAGCTGGTTCATGTACGGACTGTTCGACCGAATGAGCTTGTCGAGCCCGTTGGCCTCGAGCCAAGTCCGGACGAGATCCTTGGCCAACTTCTCGGGGTCGATGAGGTAGTCCCCCGCTCGGAGGGTCTTCGTGGTCAACTCAGCTGAGTCCACACTCCCAGTGATCATACTTCTCTCCTTTTCTCAATCCCATGACAGCACCATATCGTGATCAATGCTGTGCTTGCCGCACCTCGAGCACGTTGTGGTCGTGACCTGCTCATCCTGATAGATGGGGCCATCCCACACATGCTCACAGGACTCCGGACACTTGCACCGACAAGTAGCAGACCCGGGTCCGTAGTTGACATGGACGAATACGGGAAGCTTCTTCTCGTCACCCACCGTCAATCCTCCCTGTGCCAATTCTTGCTATTTTCTTCCTGCGTGAGGACATGCGTACCCTTGGGCCACGTCGGCACACTGATGGGTACCGAGAGGTCCGGCGCATGCTTCCCACCGAGGTACTCAAAGACGACCCAGGCGCCCCACATGCCACGAGGCTGACGCCAAGCAACACCAATCTGTCCGTGCTCCTTCCCGCAGATGGTGCAGGGCACCTTCGGGTCGAGGTAGCACTCGCTGATCTTCTTGCTGGTGTCTGAGATGTACCTCTCGAACTCGAGGCCTACCTCACCTCGGCCGGTCTTGGGGTTCTTCCTCGTCTCGCCACCGAACTGCATGAGGCTACTCATCAGCAGCCTCCTCGAGCACCTGGATGCGCTGCTGCAACTCCCGAAGCTCCGCCGTCACGACACCCAGCATGACCGCCATACCCAACAGAAAGGGAAGAACGACTGCGGCCAGCATCCGAAGCCGGGAGAGGTGTAGAGCTGACTTGTGCTCCACAACGTCCAAGACGGCATCACCGGAGCACACCTCCCGGCCCGCAGCAAAGCACTCGAACTCTGTGATGCGGACATCATGCTCCTGGATGTCCTCGATGGTGGTCCTGAGACCGTCACCGATTATGGCGAGATCGGACACTTCCCGGTACGGAACAGAACCCTCCCCCTCTTCCTCCTCCCCAGGCAGAAACGTGCCCACATCATCCTCCCAGTTACTCATTTGTTCTCCCTCTCGTCGTGCCCTGCGCGCTTCTCATCGAGCCACCGACCTGTGCCGTGCCACTCGACCCCATCCGCGGTAATGAAGCAGGCCGAGCCCCCGAAGGCGTCAAGCCGCGGCTTTGAGCAGCTGTGGGACACCTCAATGCCAAAGCAACCGTCCGGCTTGAACTTGCGCAGGTACGCCTGAGCGATGTACGCCGCGAACTCGTGACCACACGACTCATCGTTGCGCAGCCACAATCCCCTTTCATCGAGGTCACACTCGGGCGGGTAGACCTCCTCAACTGTCACGCCTTGCTCAGTGAGGACGGCAATGATTTCCTCCGACAAGCCATCGGGGTTCGCCTCTTCGTAGGCATTTGTGAGTGCCTTCGTTTGTGCGATGAGCCACTCCCGCTCTTCCTTGACCTTCGTCTCAATCATGACGGAGAACATGCTGTAGTAGTCGGCCATCTCACCCTCCTATCCTGTGAACAGTATCCGAGCATCGGCCATGACCAGCTCGAATGTGTACGGCTTTCGCTCATCACCGGCGTACATGGTGCGCGTTGTCCACGCACCCTTCTTGGGGTCGTACTCGTAGATGGTAGAGAAGAACCGTTCGTAGTTGTCACAGACAACCCAAAGGCCCTCATCATTGATGCTGGCGTACATCACGTCTTTGGCGATGGGGCTATCGATACCCCAAGCCTCGAACGCATTGGCCGTAGCAGCCTCCACGAACTTCTTCACTTGCTCAGGTATGTCAGCCACTGTCCTCTACCTCCCCTTCGTGCAACAAAAGCAGGTGCTCCAACCGAAGAGCACTCATGTGCTCGCACTCGGTCTCATGGCAACACGCCGCACACAAGGGGTCATGCTTCGACTTCGGCCTCCGCCAATTACCCAAACCACCATGATCGCACTGCACCTCCCCACGAGGCACCGAGCTCCCGACCCACATCTTCTTCTCTACCGCCACCTCAATCAGCTCCCGAGCCACTGCTTCGGACCTGCAATCGAACGTATCCGTTGCGACCCACTGCCCATTGGCGAAAAGAGCAGCAAATGTGTAAGCCCTGATAGGGCGCTTTAGTCGAAAGACGCCAGCACCCTCTTCACTCTCCTTCTTCATCTGTCGCACCTTTCGTCATGATGACGATGACTGGTGGCGGCCCGCAGGCATACCCATCAGCGAGGAACCGTCGACCATCAAGTCCGAACTTCACTGCCTCGTCATCCTCCACCTCATCGAGTGGGGTCAGCTCACCCGGTTCCTCATCGTCATCGAGGTCCTTGCAGCCGAAACTTGGGCAGGTACCGTCTTCGTCGAGCGTGACCGTGCAATAGCACCGCTCGCACCACCGCAACGCCCTGAAACAGTCAAGGCAGGTGGGCATCGACAGGTAGATGCCGACACCGCCGTTGCCCTGGGAACCGAGGAATTTGGCAATCCCCTGATAGGGCTCACCGCAGCTATGACAGTGCCAGATTGGTCCCTTGAGATCATGGAGGTCCAAGATGGTTGTCATGGTATTCAGTGTGTTGGGGTTCGGATCGATCTCCTCGATCTCCTCGAGCTCCCAAGTATCGTAGTTGCCGCCCTCCATCACCTCGACGAACGCAGCAGCAATAGTGCCGTGCAGGACGACGTCGATTGCATTGTCCAGCTTCTTGAAGCCAAGCCACCCGTAGGCCTTGCCTGACACGTAGATAGGGAACACCTCCCCCTCCTTGAACAGGAAGTAGTTGGGCTCCCACCAGCACCCGTCGTAGGGCACGTGAGACCTACAGTACAGAATGCAGGGCTCCTCACGTCCCTCCAACAGCTCCTTCAACGTCCTCTCCATCCTCGATCTCCTCTTTCCTCTTGAACTCCAACGACCGTTTGTACTCGGTCAGTTCCCTCATCTCGTCGTAGAGCTGCTCCCGAAAGAACTGCACATCGTTAGCCAACTCGTCATCTGTTGGGCGACCGGGCAGTAGCTTGTGTGCCAACCACCGCCTGGCTATGTCGTGCTGTCGATTGATGATGGTCGGCATGGGCCACACGACCTGATCGAGCAACTCGACAATCTTGGTAGTGCCCTTGACGGTCCGAACCTCCCAAGTGACGCGGTTGTAGTAGCCCTTCTTCTTCAAGATAAGGCGACCACCGAGGAGGTCGATGAGATCCTGCACCAGCTCTTTCCTACTGACGTGTATCCTGACAGCGGCACAGAGTAGGTATCTGGTACGCCCCGCAACCGTCTCGCCAGACCTCGTGATGTAGAACGAACCGTTCGCTGCGAACAGACCACCAACCCAACCGGGGAACTGGTCATAGTCCTCCTGCTCAAGCAATCTCGCTCTCCTTTCAGCTTTTACTTCAACTAGGTAAGTCTAGTAAGACCCTCCTATAATATATTAGGGGGTCTTACTAGATACCCCTATCTGTAGTAAAACCACCATAGAGAAGGAGCCCTCTCAGATCAAGCACCTTGCTTGTGCCGCTTCAGCCGCATCTTCAGTCTCCAGAACAAGTAGCCCACGGCAGGAAGTCCGGACAGAAATCCGAGAAGGGCTACGGCAAGGCAGTGAGGGCACATCAGTTCGATTCCTTGTTGTCTACGAGCTGGAGGTAGCCAACTCTCGCTTCGTCATCAACATCACGCCCCTCCATAGCATCCAAGAAGGTACGGATGACGACACGGGCGTCGATACCCCAGGTACTGAGCAAGATGATGGTCTCGAGGATTATGACGGACGTCCCTCGGCACGCTTGCTCGAAGAACCCACTCTCGAGAGGGTCATGGTGCTCGTTCATGTCCGCCTCCGACACCGTAACCGCTAGATCACCCAAACCAGCCATCAGAGCTGCCAACGTACTGAGCGGGCCCACATCAGCTCTCCGGCGCCCAGCAGCCTTCCCCTTCGCGTAGCGCACCGCTCTCAGAAAGACTTGGTCCCGCATACTGTCAGCGTGACCTGCCTCGATGAGCTTGTGCAGATCACCCGCCTCCGTGCGGTCGTTGAGCTCGGCAGCGATTGCCTGAGCTTGCTCCATTTTCATCTTGGGGCTCTCGAGGTCGAAAGCCATACCTCTGAGCACTACCTTCGCGTACTCTTCTCCAGATTCCGGTGGTGGGGTCACATCAGCGAAGATCTGCGGCTTGTCCATACCATCCCTTTCTTCTATCCTCATCTCTCACACGCTCCTCAGTGTCTGGGGTTTTGCCTACCCCAACATACATCGGGGTAAATCGGCGTTCTGTAACCGCATCCCAGTGCTGTAGTGCCTCCTTGATTTCCCTAGTCATTCTCACGAAACCGCCCACACTATCCTCCTACCTATCGCCAGCGAAGTATGTCACTGGCCGTTCACCTTATACCCACATCGTAGCCCGTATTGAGGGTAATACCCTGCTAAAAAGAATCTCTCAGTGTCCTGGGTGTGCGGCAGTTTTTTACAAGGATGCCGCCTTGTTTCTTCAGATGAGTCGCCCGCCGTAATGGGAGACCACCAACCACTCGTCGATTGCCACCTCCCCGATACCCCAGGGCGTCATGCCCTGGCTGGTGAGATGCTTGTTGAACTGGGCCTGCGCCGCATCCTGGTCGCGCGCCTGACAGGCCGCCACCATCTCTGCCGACAGCTCTGTCGGCAGAATTGCGACGAGACCGTCAGACCCGTAGACACCAAACGAACCATCATGAATCTCTTTGACCTGCATGAATTTCTCCATTCTTCGGGGGTTAGATATCCCGAGTCCACAATACTCTTATCCCCCTTTCCCCCTCTCTTTTGCAGCTAAAAACAGCGCCCCCGTGAGGGATTGCTGTTCCATTTTTCATCGCCGCCCCGGACGGGGCAGCGGATTAGAAGTAGGGGCGGAGGAGGTCGGCGACCTCATATACCGCATCCATGGTCGCACCCGCGTTGCGCGGGCCGCCAGCACAACCGGCACCACCCCCCGCCTCGGGCCCGAAGGCCTTGCGGACAAAGTAGAGGGCGGGCTCGCCCCCGAACTCCTCCGCCGAGAACTTCTCGGGCTCCCGGAAGCTTACCGTCACATCCCCCGAGGTGGGGGTGAGAGCCACCACGCAGTCGGCGTCGTGGCCCTCGTGACGGTAGAGGTGGTTGACAAACTCTTCCGACTTTCGGAGAAGTACCGACCCCCCAAACATCACCTCCTCGATTGAGGAGGCGGCGAGGACCACCTCGGCCGCCCGCCACTGACGACCAAGGAACAGGAGCTCCTGGTCGCCGGCGAGGATGCGGTCGATGACGCCCACGTAGCTCTCGACCTCCTCGGTGACATCAGCGACTCCCTCTCGAGGGGGCCACACCTTGTGGCTCTCCTCGTAGGCCCAGACGGAGTCGAGGGCCTCTCCCCAGGTGAAGGCGCCGTTCGCGGCGCGCTCACCCCACTCGGGGAGATCGCGAGCGGCCCCGGGTCCTCGAACATCGGCCACTGCGGCCAACTTCACGAACGCCGGCGGGAAGGCATCTCGACCCATGGCGACACCGCACCCCATCATGGCGTCATGGTCCACGTGGCTCAGGCCGACGACGTCGACCACGGGCAGGCTGCCCGCTTCGGCCTCACACGGGGCGGGGTTGTCTCGATGCTTCTCGTGGTGAACGAGGGTAAATCCAGAGCCCTCAGCTGTGAGGGCTCCCCACTGGGTTTCAATGCCGCCAGTCTTCTCGCCCCGACCCTCGCAGCTCGCGAAGTAGTCAGTCAGGGCGGATGCGGATGCGGCAAGAATAAACAACATGGTGGTCTCCTTGTTTTTGTTGGGCGTGATTGCCCGAGTCCACTATTAGTCTTATCCCTCCTTTCTGGGACGTTTTGCGGGGTTTGGGTCTGACATCTCAGCTGCTCTTTGCGGTCTCCTCTGCGTTCGCAGCAGCCGTCTCGAGGACATCGTCACTGCCGTCGGTCAGGGCATCACGCCAAGTGCGCTCAGGCGGGTCACCATCATCGTAGAAGTGGCCCTGCCCCTTCGCATCGGTACTCGCCGTCTCGAAGTGGATGGGGCTGCCATTCTTCTCCCAGCACCGCTTGTGCTGGAAATCGACCGGGGTGTGGTAGTCAATCTCATAGTCGTTGACCCGACCGTAGCCGTCGTAGTCGCCGTAGATGACCGTGCCGTCCTGGAACAGCGCCACGCACTCGTTGAGCCACGCCGTCTCCTTCGTGATGGCATAGGGGTTCATTATGGAACGCCCGCACCGGGTGCAGTTCCAGCTGAAAAGCCCATGGGGGCCTCCTTTTGTCTAGTTCTGTTGGGTTGGTGGTTCAGGCCGCTCGACGCCCTCGTCGAACTCCTTATCGGCTTGGTCTGCTTCGATCTCTTCGCGGGTCTTGAACAGAGACCGGAGCTTCCACAGCAGGCCGGTGTACACCACCATAGCGACCTGCCGCTCTTTCGATGTCCAGCTCCTAATCAACGACTCAGGAATGACATCTTTGAGCTCGTGGTCCCCCCTATCGAAGAAGGCGAGTAGCAGATTGAGCTCGAGGTGAGCGAAGTCTGAGTGAACCAGGTAGGCTGGTGTGAGGCTCTTGGCAATGAGGATGTCCCCCACCTCCTCCTCATCTAGTTCACCCAGCAGCCCATCTACACCGTAGTTCTCGACCATCTCTGTCGCTTCTTCTCGGAGCGGGGCCATGAGCATAGATTGCTGGAGCTCTTTGTCCCCCTCTCGATCCCACCAGTTGAAGATGCTCACCTGACCGGTGCGGTACGCCTTATCGAGAAGACGCAAACCTTCATTGAGCTCGACAATACCGAGCTTGTACTGGATGGCTATCCGACACAGATAGGTGGGACAGACGTCCGGGCGCGTCTTACCGTAAATTCGGCACGACACGTAGTCCATGGGCCGGCCCAACAAGAACCGACAAGGCATGGTGAGGACTTCCTCACCGGGATTGGGACCTGTTCCGGTCGGCTCAGTGTGGCAGAACTTCTTCTGAGGGATGTTGTTCTCTTCTGCGATGATCTCCCTGTTCTCAGAGCTCACCTGGACACTGAGCATGACGCAACAGAGACCGCAGCGTGTGCACAGGGGGTTGGCGGGTCGATCGAGCAGCGGCTTACCATCCCCAGGTTCCGTCGACATTCACACCTCCTTCGCTCGGTAGGCCTCGAGGACCCCCGGGATCTTCCCTTGGCCAAACTCTACCTTCCCCATTGCCCGAAGCTTCTTCAGATGACCAATGATGGCTGACTCACCCCAACGCTTGGTCTTGTCGAGGTGTAGGGCACTGATACCTATCTCCCTGAGTGTGTGCCACCCAGGGTTGGCCTGTAGCCAGTTGGACATCAACATCATGCGCTTCTGCACGGTCAGCCCTTCTTCGGTGGGATGAGCTTGTGCTTGCTGATGTTGCTGAATCGCATGGGCGGGAGGTTTTGCGACGAGAAGCGCTCGCGTGTCTTGGCGTCGAGGTACTCGGACCCCGACTCGCACAACCCTGTGAGGCCTATGAGTAGACCGTGTATTGCGTAGAACACGTCCACGATGGCGTCTGTCACTTTCCGATCCATTTCCTCATCACTCTTCTCGGTCATCACACTCCTCTTCCTTCGTTTCTTCTGGTTGTGCCTCTGGCCGCCTTCTGACGAGGTAAGGTAGGGCATAGGCCCCACCAGCGATGGTGTTCAGTGCCAACGCATCCTCCACACTCAAGCACGTCACGTGAATGATCTCCTCATCGTTGTGCCGGAACTTCGACGCCATCTTCCCATCGATCTTGATGGGCTCACCGCACTCAACGCAGCGTGGTCGGGCCTTGTCGTAACCGGCAGGCTCGTACAACCCCACGAATTCAACCTCGAGCACATCGTTGAACTCCTCCTTGCACAACCAAGGCGGTCCCTCCTCGAGGTAGGGGTAATTCTCGAGCATGCACAGCACGCACATGCAGGCGTGAATCGTCGGGGCCTTCTCCATGAGCTCCCGAACCTCGGTGCCCTCTGGGTAGTGCTTCTTGCGCGCGTTGCACCGCCAGAGGGGCGGGGCGTCTTGTCCTAGTGCCATCATGGGTAGAGGTAGGCGCGATTGCATATACCTGACTTCCTCGCTTTCATTCTGAGAGGAAGTTGATCTTACCACCTTGGCTGCGGGCTGAACGGCCCTCTTGGTGAGATATCCTTCCCCGAAAAGCTCACTCTCCTCCCAGTGCTCCATCTGCTTTGACTGCACCACTCAGCACCTCCTCGAGCATCTCCCTGATACGAGGCGGCTTCCACCCTTTGGGCTTCAGCTTCTTACCGTCCTCCCTTGTGGGCCCATCGGCCTTGGCCATGTTGCTCCTGTGGACCTCCTGGAAGAAGGGCTCGATATCGATGCCCATGGCGTTGCTGGTGTTGTGGATGACCACGTCGATGTCGCAGATGGCGTCGATGACCTCGGCCCATGCCTTGAGCAGCATCCCTTCGTCTTCGAGCTCGAGCGCGTCCTCTATGTCAAGCATGGCTGCATCGAACTCTCTCGCCTCCTCCTCTACCAGCGCTCTCAGTAGATCGAAGTTGAGGTTGTCCACCCGAGGCATGTCCTCGTTGAGCAGGGGGATAGCAAGGGCCACCATCATCTCGTGGACGCGCCCTTGATGAGTAGTCTTGAGCTTATTGATCTCCCGATTCTGCCACCACACGAGATTTTGGAGCTCTTTGGCCTCATCTGTCCAGTCCTGCAAGGACCACTTACGGACCGGTTTATCCTTTCGACTACTCATCGCTCTCTCCCCTCGTGCTCCGCCAGGTCATGACGGTAGGCGAGCAGGGCGTATCCAGCCACGTCTCTCCAAGGGCTCTCGCCGAAGGCATCCTTGTCGGTGGCAATCCTCGAGAGCTTGTCGAGGACGCTGATCATGCACCGAGCGTCGTGCATCTGTTCCGGCTGGATGCCCTCCGGGTACAGGATGCTCATCATCTTGGCAGACTTCTCAGTCGAGTTGCCGTAGGCCTGGTTGGACGTGTCGACAACCTTGATGAGCTCGGCCCCAAGGTTCGCCCACACAGGGTCATGCACCTTCAGTGCATGACCGACCGCTTCCATCTCTTCACCAGTTGGTTTCATGTTCTTTCCCACGATGTCTCCTTTTCAAAAAAATGAGCCGGCGCAGCACCCCCACGATGATGAGTCAGTAAAGGGAACCACGCCGGCTCGTGCCCAACAGGAGGGTGTCGGCTATTTGCCTCTACGACCGGCCACCCGCCACTCAACGAACACATAGTTCCCGCGCGTACTGGAGTGGGCGATGATACCTGCCGCCTTGGGCGAACGGAGTGCGTTACGGACGATGCGCGTCAAGTCCTTACCGTTCTGCTTGGCCTGTGCGAGCTCCTCCTTCTCCCAAAGCAGGTAACAGAGCTCGAGAACCCCAATCTCCTCTCTATCCCGGATCCGCTCCACCAGAGCGATCTGGAATGCAGATAGGCCTGTGTTGGGGTCCACCTTGTTGTCACCGAGGGTATCCCGGAAACACTGATCCACTGAGCTATCTGGCTCCCTAGTGAGTTTGGGGTTCTTCTGCTCCTTGGTGAGCTTCGACGTCTGGGTAGCTTTCCTTCTGGCGGGTTTTGCTGCTGCCGTAGCTCCGTTCGACTTCTCCTTCTTCGGAGACTCCTCCTCAATCACTCCTTGGTGACGTGCGGTCGCTCGAGCCTTACTCGCAGCAAGCCGCGCCCCCAAGTTGGCGTACTTCGCCTTCTTCTCCTTGTGAACTGGCACTACTCGTCCTCCCATTTCCTAGTGTTTAGTGCAGTTAGGGCTCAACAGTGCAGTAGAATGATCAGGGTGTCAACTGGCGTTGAGGGGCGGATGCGGCCACCACTGACCCCCTTCAAGCTTGAGCACAACCTGACCATCGTGGATGGGATAGGGGAAGAGTTCCCCGCACTTTGGGCAGTTCATTTGCTCTCCATCGACGGGCGCCTTGAAGTCGCCCAGGGGGGTAAAATCGTCAGCTCTAATGGACGCGGATGAGTAGTCTCTGCCGACGGCTGCGCAGGTGAAAATTCGATCACCACACCTTGCGCACACCACCACGTTTGACACGTTCACCTCCTGTGGTGCTAGGGACAACCGGTTGTCCATGGCCCTTATAGCGTGTAGTACCCGAAACTTACAGCGTGCCTACTGGATCGTTCCCGTGCTATAAAATTCAAAAAGACACGAAGCCGGGGCATTTGACGAATGAAAAATCGGATTCGGGTGTTTGGAACCAACGCGTTGCTAACCTTGATCACAGGACGCCAGGGGGATGCCGACGCGGGTCTAGTTCTCCATGGCTCTATGCAGTGTTTTGACCTCGCCGAGGCTCTCCTGGATGCCGGTGACCGAATAGCGGACATCGAGCTCGCTACGAAAGTCCCAGCGGACCCCGGCTTCTACAGCTCACGCAAACACCACAAGGAAAACCGATGACCTTCCTCAAGTACTTCGACAAGCACGTCATCCACATCAAGCTCGTCGACAAGGATGACAGCTGGTTCATGAAGCTGATCTCCTTCTTCCTCGCCATCGGCAACTTCCTACACATCACCAACATCCAGAACTTCATGGGCGGCTACGGCACCACGATAGGCCACACCCTCTACGACAACCCAGGGTGGGACTGGGATGCCGAACCCGACACGCACAAGTGCCACGAGCTCTGTCACGCAGTGCAGGCCAGCATCAAGATGTCCCTTCGCTACCTCTTCCGTCCCGAGTGGCGAATGTTCTACGAGAGTGAGTGCGCGCAATGTGAGATTCTCTGCTTTCCTGACCTGGTGAGAGGCGACATCTGGTTCGAACGCCGAGTACGGCAATTTGTGGCTTACGGCATCAAAGAGAAAATCGTTCGGAGAGAGCTCACCAAACGTCTCGATGAGATTGAGAGGGGAGAACCTAGATCAAGTGCTGCGAGGGTTGCCCACTGCCTCATCGCGTGGCGAAGTGAGCATGGCGCGTAACCACCTCCAATTCGACATCAGTGACGAGCAGCAGAGAACGCTCGAGCTGGAAATCCAAAGACTGAAAAGCAGAGGACTCCGGGCCAACCGAGCGCAGGTCATTCGTATCTTGATTGAGCAGCATCGATTGAAGTTACGCCTAGCCTCTGAACAGGACGACGCTGCCGGTATGCTAGCCTGGCTCTGGAGAAAGCGCCATGACGACGAAAAAGACTGACCCGACGTTCTGGACAGCAAAACCCTCAGAGGCTCCAGAAAGCTGGGAAGGGATGCTTGCGTACTTCAAGCCGCGCACCACAGAGGAGCTCCACAGCTACTTCGACGCGAAACCACCGGCCCCACCAGACCCAAACGAGCGGCCGCCGGAGGTTGAGCACCGCCGACCTACACTGTTCGACCAGCTGCACCTCACCGAGGAGGAGTTTGTCGAGCTCGCCCTATCCCAGCCCCAGATGTGGGAAGACGAGGAGCTTGACTACCTCCACTTGGCCGCGGAAGAGGGGGAGACCGACGAGCGCCTCGAGGGGCTCGCCAACATCTATTTCTCAGGGGTACGCCACAGCCAAAAGGCCAAAAGAACTACACCCCCACCTACCCCAAGTCTCAACACGAGTCTTTCCGACATGCCGGGTATGCCCGGAATAACCACCATTCCTGATCTCGATGTTCTTGAGGGCACGAAAAGCGTCGACCGTTGGTGGGAGAAGCAGAAGGGCTGAAAATCACACGATCTTGGTGTGATAAGACATCTGAGCTCCTGTCATGAGGACGCCGAGCTCGTTTTAGCTAGTTAGTACGATCCAGGCATCGGAGCCCCACCACCGTAGCGGTAGGGAGCTCCCGACTGCTGGAGGGCCATGCCTCCGCCAACAGCGAGACCGGCCGCGCCGAGTCCGAGACCACCGGCTATGGCGTGCGGGGCGTACTTTATTGGACCAGGAATGCGGCCGGCCAGACCCCTGACCCTACCCAGCATCCCTGGAGCCGCTTCTGTAGCCGCTGCGGGCGCTGCCGCTGCGGGCGCTGCCGCTGCGGGCGCTGCCGCTGACAGGCCCATACCGGCCCGATCTCCCTCGCGCATGCTTTCCAGCAGCTTATTTCGCTGCTGCATGGCCGAAAGCCGATCATCTATTGACGCTGCTGGTGATGCAGCAGCTTGTGGGGTCTGTGCGGCTGGTGCTGTTGCAGGTGCGGGCTGCATCACTGGGTTCGCCCGAGCTTCCGCGGACACCATCGCCGGTCGTTGCTGTTGAACAGCCCGAGATGGCGCCATCGGAGGCTGCGTGAGTTGACCTGGACCACGACCGCCAGATGCTAATGGCGGCGGACCGGCTGCTGCTTGTTGTGCGACAGATGGTGCGGCCCTTGGCGGTCCAGCAGCGAGTTGACCTGGACCCTGACCACCAGACGGTAATGCAGGTGGACCCTTGACCGGTAGTGTCGGTGTCATCGAAGCTGCCGGCGCGGGAGACGCCTGCATCAACGTCGGTGGCGGTGGGCCGGCTTGAGCAGGAGCGACGCGAGGTGGGCCGGCTTGAGCAGGAGCGACGCGAGGTGGACCGGCTTGAGCAGGAACAACGCGCGGCGGGCTAGTTAGGGCATTTGGGGATGCAGGAGCTGCTGGTGCACCACCAGCGTTCTTCAGACTACTCTGGGCCATTCGAACGCGCTGTTCTGCTATTTGAACAACTTTGGGCTTTGACCCGTGCTCCTTCAATAGGTTGACCAAGTCTTTTCGCTTGCCGACCTCGTTAGATAGGGTGCGGGACCCCATCCCCTCGAGCTCCTTGGCGTACCCTTCCAGGCGTTTACCGGCTGGGGTCACTCCCCTTGGCGTTTCCGCCTTGGGCGGAGTTGGCTTTGGCGCTTTCACACCGCCCAATGGTGAGTTTGCGGCACTGACACTTCTAGGAGTCCCTGCACCGGTAGGCATACCTGTGCTAGCGGGATTTGGGGTATTCACCCTACCGAGTGTTGGGGTGCGCCCCTTGTGCCCAGTACCGAAGGACGCACTACTGTCCATACCGTACAGACTCTTAGCTTGTGCTGCGGCGTCATCAGCCGGCATTCCGCCCGAACGGAGCGCGTCGATGAGTTTCTGCTGCTCGGCGCCTACTGGGGGAGCAGCCGTCGGTGGGGGAGCAGACACGGGTGTAGGCGCCGCGCTGCCCGCAGAGACTACGGGACGTTGAGCAACACCGGCGGTAGGACTGGGCATCCCCCGAGGAGCGCCTTCAGCAACTGTAAGAGCCCTTGGCGGCTGAGTCATGCCCTGCGGGGCACCGGATACTTGGGTATTTGCCCTCATTCTTGGTGCAGGGGCGGCGGGAGGTGTGTAGGGCATGCCTTGCGGGGCACCGGATACCTGAGTCTTCGCCCTTACTCTCGGCGCGGGAGTAGGCATCCGCGGTGGGCCAGATACTTGAGTCTTCGCCGTCAGCCTGGGCTGAACAGGTGGGGCGGCCTTCGCCACACCCTTGACCCCCTTGGCCAACGTAGTCGCGCCCTTGGCCACATCAGCCGCGGTATCGACCGCCTTGACCCCGCCTTTCGCCACATTTATCGCCGTGGCAAGGACGGCCGTCTTTGTCAGAGACCGCACGGCACCCAGCTTGGAGATACCGCCTCTCGGCAGCATTATCCGCCGAGCAGCGATCTTCCCCATTTGCTGGGCGCCTTCAGCTCTCAACGCTAACGAGGCGAGCTTCTGGAAGTGCTGCTGGCTCTCTTCGAGCAGCCAGTCAGCCCTCGTCACGGGCCGTGCCATCAGGCCTCCTACGCAGCTTCGGCGATGCCACTCACGGCGCTGACGAGACCGCTGACTAGAGCGATGCCGCCAACGTTGACTGGGACAACTCGCTCGAACTGGAGACCACAGGACTCCTGAACGATGGTGCCCTGCGCATCCGTGTTGAATGAATGATTCGGGATGACACAGGCCTCGAGGTACACAGCACCCATGGTGTCGAGGTTCGAGTTGCGCATGTACACCATCATCCCGATCGGCTGGTTGAACAAATCCGACGCGAGGTTGATGTACAGGTTCTCGTACCCTGGCGGGATGATCACGTCATGCGGGTTGGCCATGTTGGCCGCACCTTGGTTCGGGAACACCCAAGGTACCTGAACATCGCCGACCACATCCTGGTAGTAGGCGTAGAGCACGCGCAGGAGACTCGCCCCGTCGTAGTAGACTCTCGACAGAGAGATCGTGCCTGTGGACCGACCGCCAATCCAGTAGCTCCGCTCAGAGCCGAGCTCCCAAACACGCATGAACTGCTTGTTTTGTTGGAGATTGACATTCTGGGTGATACCCAAGGGGTACACGATGTCCGACTCGCCGGATGAGCTCGCTGCCGACGCACCAACACTAGCAGCAAGTTGGCTGAGCCGTGGAGGCCCCGCCGCCAGCATCGTCAACCCACCCGCCATGAACCGTCCGTCCACGAGACCTTTTTGGACGTAATGCTGCATGGGGTTCCAGCCTTCGAAAGGTCCTGCCATCTTACGGCCTCCTACCTTGTTGTATCATATCACGTGACTCTTCTGAATTTGGACTTGAGCCTGACTTGCCCAAGACCGGTTCGAGCCTTTCGATCCAGTGGCGCCAACAACACCCCACCCCTGCTCTGTAACGTATTCAAGTCTCTTTTGCTCATTGCTTCGCCGTAAGACGTGGTGATGAGCTTGCGCAGAGACTTGTCCCTACCAACCGGCGGCACATAAAGTGAACCGCCAGGGATAGGTTGTTTGATGGCAAAGATCGGGGTACCGGGTGCGTTAGTCTGCACAATCTTCTTGGCCATCCGGGTGTTCACCCTTGTGCCCATCATCGAACTGAAGGAGTCCCACAACTTACCCGCCGCCGGTTTGGTGGCCAGTTGTAGACCAAGTTGAACGAGCGGGTGGATACCCGCCTTGGAGGCCCCGAGAGTAGCAACACCGGCCAAACGGGAGCCTACAAGGCGTTTGCGGTTATCCGTAGCAAGCCGAACAGCTGTCTGCTTCCAGTCGTTCTTTGACATTTGCTTGTTCGCGTTAGCGTTGAGCGGGATGCCGACCCCCGAATAGAGCATCCCACCTGCTTGCCGTCTGGCAGCAATTTTCTGAAGCTCATCGGAGAATGCGGCAAGGTCGATCAAGGAGCCCCCCTACACCAGGAGGGTGATTTGGATGTAGTTGGCCGGATAAAGCACCGTGATCGAAACATCCGCCAGTACCGTATCCGGCTGATCCTCGTCCTGGAGCAGGTTGCTCATCTGAGCTCCAGCAACTACCTGACCCTCTTCGACCAGCCAACGACTGAGCCCCTCAACAACCGTGGACAAGGTGTCCAAGAAACTCTGGGAGATGTTGTAAGAGCCGATGTACTGACGCAGGCTCGTTCGATAGAACTTCGCGCAATAGTCAACGGCTTTGACGATCGACTGCTCTCGTTCCGCAATAGTACTCATCTTGGTGGTGACCTGCATGCGCGACGTCAGGGCTGCCCCGTCCGTCTCCTGCACGATGAGATCAGCGCCGCCGGCCGCCATCTGGTTGAGCTGCGAAGAACCGTACCGATCATTGGTACCGGTGACGGCCGTGAAGACCGCAATGGGCCTGTTGGTCATCGGCAGCGCTGGGTTGAGCCCGGCTACCTGGCCAGCTTTGGCGGCTCCCATGAAGAAACCAGGGATGGCCTGGGTGATACCACCGATTGTGGCGTACAGCTGGTCGAGCTGCATCATCCACATCCTCCGGTCAGCGAAACTCTGACCGCGACCGTAGACGGTCTCAACCTCTTCGGTTGTGGTGGTAATCGCCGCACCACGTACGCTCACCGAGAAGCTGTCGGAGACTACCGTCGGGAAAGTAGCAAGTTCTTCATAGAAAGCATCATCGTTCTGCCCAGGCGAGAATACCTTGTTGATGGTGACCTTCGTACCATCGACCAGGGGCCCGACGATGTTCCAGACGTAGGAGTCATCGCTGATGTCGAGGAACACCCCGTCATCGGCATCGAAGGTGGCGGGATCAAGCCCAGCCGCCAGAAGCTGCGCGGACAGCGTGGGGATCTTGGTGTCGAACTCTGAGCCCGCAACAGACGTGTCCCCATCATTGCCCGACACCATGATGGTGTCCATCTTCCTTGTCGGCGTGCCGAGGTGGAAGATACCGATACGCTCGGCCTTCTGGTTGGGCGAGCTCATCGTGTTGACGTGCGTTTGGAGGATGGTGGCTACATCAAGGTCCGATGTCATCGTGGCGCAGGCGTAGACCTCTTTGGCCTTCAGGTAATCGAGGGCCGACTGGAAGGCCACCAACGTCCCATAGGGCTTGTCGGCGGTGATTGCGTGAACACCAAGACCAAAGACTCGAATACCAGGAGCGTTCGACATAGCGACGAACAATCCGTAAGACAAGGGGTTGTCCTGCGTGATTGGGCCGAGAGCGCTCTCGAGGTCATCAACGTTGTCGAAGGACAAGAGCGCTTGGTCTGTCGCCTGCGAAGTCACGTCGAGACGAAGCGCGTTGTACATCAGGTAGATTGAGACTGCGGCCGTACCAACCGGTGCCCCGACAGTGTCGCGCAAGAAGTCTTGCTTGATGTGAACGTCACCGTTGGTGTCGATGATGAGATCGGGTGTCGGCACCGTATTGCCGTACTGGGCCGACGGTACCGTCTCGAGGTTCTTGGCGACGATGTACCACGCCGTCTTGCGCAGAGTCAGAAGCTGCTCGGTATCGACCTTGACCCGTCCGGTGGTTCCGCCAGAATGCACCTCGGTGATCATGCCGAGATAGGTGCCGTCTCCGTAGATGTAATCACCCACTCGAGCGAGGAAGGGGGCACCGAAGTAGGTGCCAGCCGTGAGGTCGAGCAGGGCGGTACCCAGCGCCGTCGACAGTGCGTCGATTTCGATCTTCGACTCCGCACCAGACGTGCCCGCTTCGAGATAGAGGTCAGTACTCACCAGAGTGGCAAAGGGACTCGGGTCGGTGATGAGCGCATTGATCTGGTCCCATACGGCATCCCGGGGACCGAGAGCGGCAGGCTGGTGTACCTGATTGTAGGGCATGCTGGCGTCGGTGAAGACTTCGTTGTTGTCCGTCCCACCGGTAGCCGTAACCACAATCTTGTTGTCGGCAGTCGCTGCCGCGGCTGCGGCCGGGTCACCACCGTACACCAAACCGATGTAGTGGAGGGCCGAAGTCCACGGATTCCCGTTGACGTCCGAATCGAACGCGATATCAATCCCGAACGCTGCCTGCGATGCCACGTTCACCGAAGCGAGGACAGCCGCGAAGTCAGTACCGGCTAGGACGAGTACTGCGCTGACACCGTTGACCTCCACTGTGAGCTCGGAGGCGTGCGCGGCGGCATAGTTGAAGGTTGCCCCATCGTTGCTGACGACTGGATCACCAACGAAGGTGACGGTCTGCTTGCCACCGCCGTTGAGCTGAAGGATGAGCGTCTTGCCGTGGATATCGAGAGTATCCGTAGTCGAGAAATCAACGTTACCGTTGCTGGTGACGTTTGCGGGTCCAGGGGACGCGAGCAAATCGGCCGCCCCACCGGCCGCGTTCAGCAGATCGATGTATGGCGTGGTTTGATCCCCATCCCCATCGTCGAGCGGAGTGACGCCGTAAGTCGACGGACCGGAGTAGTAGCTGTCCCGGCGCAGGAACGACTCGGAGTCGAGAATCTCTCGAGTCTCAGTGCCGAGGTCGAGGAACGCCCGGATGGTCGTCTCTTGGATGTCGAGCTCCGTGAGGTTGCCTCTCGGATCCGGGAAAGCCGACTGCTGGAGGTAGACCCCGTCTTGGATGTAGGAACCCAGACCGTAGTAGGTCCAGCCGGGGGTCCAGCCGGGGCCAACAACCGGGTTGGCGAGCAGGGTGCCGCCAGTGATCTGGATGCTCTGAAGTGCTCCGGACCCCGTTGTGCGTAGCTCGAGGTAGTTGACCGACCCATCGTTGTACACGTAGGCCGCGAAGCCCGACGGTGCAGGAGTGGCTCCGTTGATGGCGATAGCAAGCTGCGCCGCTGTCAACGTCACTATTGTAGTCGGCATCGTGAACGTCTGTTCGACGCCCCCACCGACCCGCAACGTGAGAGTCGTAGCCGACACGCCAGACGTGTAGCTAGACTCGTCATTCGGTGCGGTGACCACAACAGGCCCACTCACAAGGATGTCACTGTTGAGAGTGCCATCGTCGTCCTCGAGCTCATGGATCTCGTAGCAAGCACCGATGACGCAAGGGACCAGCGAAGGGACAACCACGACCGGAGCCGCAGCGGAATATTCCTGGATGACCTTGACCCCGGGCTGCGGAAGTTCAGGGATTGCGCTCATTGTTCATACCCCTCGTCAGGTTTTCACGATGACTTCGGCCGGATCGCCCTTTTGGCTACTGAGGACCTCGGTCACTTGGGCCGGACGTCCTCTAATAGAAGGCGGCCGGACATTGCCCTTTATGTTTTGAAATTCTACAGGATTGCCATCTACTTGCGAAACCCCAGTTCCCCAACCTTCTGACATTCTTATGTTCGTCGGTTTGTACGCGTCGCCAACAGCTGCTGTAAGACGAGTCTCAACGGCTTGAAGTACCGGGACGTCTTCTTCGAGCACCTTTGCGCCCCAACTGAACTGGAACGGGGTGACTGCGGGAACATTGATCGTTTCCTCTTTCGCAGCACCCTGTACAAGCGATCCCGGTGGAGAAGGGGCGAACACCTGACACCGTTGACCGATGTCGTGGAACCCGAGCTTGAGTAGTACCCGCCGGAGCAGCCACACATGAGAAGCCACCAACCAGGCGATATCTTCAGCCTCAGACGGTACGCGTGCGAGGCAGTTGAATGTGAGGTTGCCCGACATCATATCGACGTGTGTACGCTCGCCAGTCCTGACATCCTCGTGGAGAAGCTGATCCATACCCAACCCACTCCAACCAACGGCTGAGCGGACAAGGGCGATCACAGGTCGCTTCATCACCACGGCCTCTTCGACAGGCACATCCCGGGTAATGATGATCTCGGTCTTCTCCTCGTCGTCTTCCCAGTGCCAGTATCCTTCGGGTGCGGCCTTGAAGAGCTCACGCAAAAACAGCAGAGTCAACCGCTGAAGATGGCGGAGCGGGCTGGTAGACCAGCTACTCAAGGCGCCAGGGCTCAGTGGCGCTGAGGGAATGACTTCGTCAGACATCCCGTTGACCCTTCGTTACCCCACGCTGGTACGCATCCTCAAGGCTGCGCTTCTTCTCTTTGTCGAGCTGCCTCTTGTAACCGATCACCGACGCCCCACCGACCATGGGCAACGCGATCGATGCTATTTGGCGGACTTTGCTACCGGGAGAACCGCGGAACTTCTTCAGACCGTGGCGTACCACTTCGGAGGCGCCGTAGCCGATACCTGTCCCACCAGCGACCAGGGCAGTGTTGCCGAGGAACTGCTTGATCTTCTCCTTGTTCATCCGCCGGTTCTTATCCTCGGAGGTCTTTGGGAACCCCCGCACCATAGGATCATTCTCGTTAGCTTCCACATACTCCTTGGCTGCGGCACGAGCTAATTCATGATGCTTACCCTTAGCAACGGCCCCACCAACCGCCCGGCCACCTGTGTACCCCAGAGCCGCACCAACCGCACTTGAGAGTAACTTACCAGTTTGCCCCATACCGCCACGGCGCGCTAAAGTATAGCCCAATCCTGCGCCACTCGAGACCCCAGTGATCCCACCAGCAAACCGTGCGTGATCCACCCCAGCATCCTGGGCTGCGTTCTTTTGGAGCCTCTTCTTGCGGTATTGCACTGCCGCCGCCATCACTCCCCCGCTTACAAGCGCAGCTCCTACCGCGGGAGCGACATACCCAGGTGCCCGCAAGTACCGAAGCGTGACACTCTTCTCGCCGGCCTTCACGGCTCGATTTATCTTTCGGCTGTGCCTGATCGCCTCACCAATACGCATTCCAGTAGGCGCTGCGGCGCCAGAACCGACAGCGGCACCACCAATGACGGCGGCTTTCTCTCCCGTTGAGAGATCCCGCCCTTTCTCAGCGATCTTGACGAGCTCGTCACTGAATGCGCTGAAGTCGATCATAGATCCCTCAAAAATGCCGGAGTCTCTTCAGGTTTCATGTCCCTACCGTAGTTGGCCCTGTAGTAGCGGTTTTCTCGTTCCCACAATGCGTCTCGTACAGGTTTCAGTTCCGCATCTAGCTTCTTGGCGCTCTCAGTCTTCTTTACAGCCTTCTCCTTTGCGGCGTCGGCTGTCTCCTTAGCGATGTTGGCCTTTCTCCGCTTGGCGGATTCTTCCATCCGTATCGCTACGTCTTCTTGGTCCGCTGCTCGCCGCGCTTGGTGCGCCTGATTTGCCTTTGTGCGAGACGCTGCGTCACGAGCCGCCCAGTGACTTCTATCTTTTGCGATACGCGCAGCCCGCGCACCACGCTCTTTGAGAACTTGCCCGCCTAAAGCACCACCACCAGCACCAAGAGCCGCACCCCCCAGGCCCCCTATGAGGGCACGTTTCTTCCTACCCTCTTCGGGACCTGTGAGCCCTCCGATCGCAGCACCCAAACCAGCACCTCCGACACCACCAATGAGCGCCCCTCGGCCGGCGTAAGCAATCTTCTGCATCTCGTCGGTAAATGCGGAGAAGTCGATCATTGGTCGTACCCGTGTCCTTTGTTACTGAGATCCCACCACTCAGCACCATCTGTCGCCTCGAGGTGGTGAGGGTTCGTGAACTCCCTATTCGGACTCGTCTCGAGCTCCTCGAGGTCCGCAATGTTGATCGGGAGTCTGAACTCTATATCCGACTCGGGGATTCGATGAATCTGAACCTCTTGGTGCAAGATCGATCGAAGTCTCCTCGTCGCACTGACCGTGGTCACCGACCATCTGATATTTTCCGCCTCAACCAGTATGTCTCTCGGCTTCAGCGGCGGAAAATAGGGCAACCTCGCCGTAGCGTTCTGCTGTTGGCTCTCGTTGGTTGCGTGTTGCTGCGTAACGGCCGGGGCCGGGTCAATCTGGATAGGTGCGGCAATGGGGTCGAGGTAACCCCGAACATAAGTGGTGTCGTAACAGGTCAAACAGTTCGAGCGTATCCTCGCACGGCTGACCGGGTCGTAACAATCGGGGCAGCGCTGTCCGAAGGTCCGGACTGGGAAGACCCAGCAGACCCGACCAATGTGCTCACGGAAGACCAGCGTCTCGAGACGCCGAACTTCTTCAGCTACCAAGTCGGGCCGAGCTTCACGCCTGGCCGGCTCGGAGTAGACGATGTTGCTGTCTGACTTCCGAGTGACACGGATGCGGTACCAGTACTGCCTTGTGCGGTGAAAGAGGTTGGTGAGGACGTCACGGAAGAGGTACTTGTCCGAGAATGGATCACTCACCTGGTCGAATGGCCCCATGGCGGACTCGCTCCGCTCCACGATGAACGTGTAGTCGTGCGGGCTGTCGTAGGTATCCCCGATCTCCCAGAAGATATCCAGGTGATCCACATCGAGGGACTTCACAGAAACGTTCTTGACTTGAAGCACTGAGCTACTTCCTATGCTTCTCCACGAAGTTGTTCATCGCGGCCTCGTATCGGTTCTTGGAAATGCTCCCCGCCATGTACTTGTCGTGCATTGCGTTGACACGATCTGCCGCCCTACGTGTTCCCGCAGGCACCTTACGCGCCTTGTTCTCGGCGAAAGCCCCTAGACCCGCACGACCCGCGAGCAACCCACCGGCACCGCCAACCGCACCACCGATGAGGGCACCTTTCCTTCCTCGAATAGCTCCCCCAGCAGCCGCACCAAGTAACCCACCTGCTCCGGCACCTAGCGTGCCCCCGAGACGCCTAGCCTCCCGTCCAACATTTGCAACGTACTGATCCTGACTCTCAGCAATCTTGATGGGACGCCACCCATCGAGTGTACGAAGCTGCCCCTCGGAGCCCAACTTGGCGATGGTATCCGCAAAACCGCCACTGAAATCCTGAACAGGCGGATCAACTTCTTCGAGAGCCGCGGTCTTCATCCGCATCGCAGAGTTGGGGTCGCCCATCTTGGGGGACCGCATGGAGCTGATGATAGGTGAGGAGTCTCGGTCGACTGAATATCGGAGACTCGGGTGCTTCTCCTCCACCAATCTGGTGATCTTCCCTCGGCCGGCACGTCGACTTTCAACAATCCGAAGCCCCGCCTCGAGAGACTTGGCATCCGTGCCACCCGGCTGGTTGTCGCAACCCAGCGGATTCACCTTGTTGATTACGTTAGCGCCGTCGAGTTCGGCAGCGAGCTTCTCGAATTGATCAGAAGCGGTCGCACCACGCTGGGCATACTCTTGCTCAAAGATATCCATGACCGCCTCCTACTGCGCTTTGGCAGCTTTTGCTGCCGCCTTTGCCGCCGCTTTCCCCGCCGATTGATTCTTGGCCAACGCCTTGACCCAACCACCGAGACTGTGGGCAGCACCTCCTCCGAGACCACCAATGATGGCACCCTTGGCAGCGCCTCGAGCGATAGCCCCACCGGGATGTTGCCGGTCAGCTTGCTCGAGGTCAGCTTTGTACCTGGCCGTAGAGTAACGAAGCTTGTTGAGATAAGTCGGGTTCCGCCGACCTTTCGCTAGTGCGGCCGCTTGGTCCGCTCGACGATCAATCTCGTCGTTGGACGCTTGGTTCTTGTTGAACTTCCTTCGGTGTGTGGCCTGCTCAGCGGCAGCGTGTCCCGCACCAAGAGCGGCCCCACCGGCGGTGTAAGCTAACCGACCGCCAATACCCAGCGGAGCTGCGGTCTTCTCGTGAGCGTGCTTCTCTTTTCGTTCTTTCAACTTCTTCGCCGCAAGCGCTACACCACCAACCCCGACGCCGCCTCCCGCACCCGCCAGATACTTGTTCCGGTGCTTGCCTACGTGGTAGGCGGCCCGAGTTGGAAGAGACAGGCCTTTCGTGGAGATTTTCTCGGCCTTCACGCCCAACTCTTTTGCCAGCGTCTTGATGCCCGCTTCGACTCTCCCGAGCTTGTACGCGGAACTGACGCTGCCTGCGCGCTTTTCTAGTATTCGAATAGCAGCTTCGGCTACCGTGTCGGCGCCCTGCTTGGGCATAGGGGCACCAGCGGCACCTTGCTGTTGCTGTTCAGCCTGAGCAGCCGCAGGATCCTGCGCAGCGGTTGGATCCGCTCCCTGCCCCGGCTGAGCACCCCCTTGCTGCTGCATAGCCGCAGCCTGCTCTTGCTTGGCTGCGTCCTGCTGTTGAGCAGCTTGGGCCTGCTCACCCTGCACCTGGGCATTGACACCAGCTTGCTGGGCCTCCTGGGCCTCCTGCTGCGCTTTGGCCGAGCCACCTTGCGGAACTCCACCACCCTGTGCTTCGGCGGCCATGGCCTGTTGCTGCTGTTGCTGAGCCATTGCCTCGTTGGGGCTCGTAGCAGCAACCTGCTTGAGCTGCATCGCCAGCTGGTCAGCTGTCTGCATAATCTGCTGACGGTGCTGCTGCTGATTGACCACCTCGGTGAGCGCCTGATCCTTAGCCATCACGGCCTGCTCCATCGCCTGTTGGCGACCGGCGTTGGCCTGCTCGAGCTGTCCTTGGAGGGCCTCGGTGTTGGCGGTCATCTGCTGAACTTGCTGCTCAGCCTGCTGTTGAGCTTGCGCAGACTGCATGAGCTGCTGTTGCATGCCTTGGACAGTCTGCTGAAGAGCTCCACGCTCAGCAGCCATCTCCTGGTAGTCCATAGCCTGCACAACGTTCGGGTCGGTCATAGCCGCCTCTTGCGTCATGCCCTGCATCTCTTCAGGAGTTTGGGCGACCTTACGGATGCGGGCTAGCTTCAGCAGGCCGGCCTTAGCTTCCTTGGTCAATACGGGCTCAGGGACAGCAACATCCTTG